TGCTGCTGTTTTAGATGATGACAACGATGATGGAACTGATTATACTGACACATCTTCTACTGATGATGATAGTGGTGATGGCGGTGGAGACAATACAGACACTAACGAAGATAACCAAGATGACTCTAGCGACGCTTCTTCTGATGGTAATGATGATGGTGGTGGCGAAGATGCTGCTGTTTTAGATGATGACAACGATGATGGAACTGATTATACTGACACATCTTCTACTGATGATGATAGTGGTGATGGCGGTGGAGACAATACAGACACTAACGAAGATAACCAAGATGACTCTGGTGAAGACCAGCAAGATGATAGTAACGCTAGTGATGCTAGCAAGAAATATTATCTATTTAAGAAGTTCTCAAATTTGTATAACCATCTATTGAGATATGTTGAAGCATTGCAATCCACTACATATGATAATATCTACTACAATAACGTAGTTAAATCTGTAATTTCAAGATTACAAGAATTAAAGAAATGCATCTATGAGTACATGATTGTGAAATTTGACTCTGTGACTTATCTTGAGGGATGTATATATTATGAAACAGTCTATAATTTATTAGCAATGAGTCTTGAGTTGCTCAAAACTAATAAGCAAAAGGCTCAACAATTGAATAAATAAGTTATGAGTCTATCGATGATCGTGGATATGACTAAAGTAAAATTAAACAAGTATATAAATAATTAAAAAAGAAAAGGAGTGGTTCTATTATGTTAAATTTTTTAACAGAATCAACAAAGGGATTTGAAGAAACACCTACAATAGGTTCTTTTAAAGCTGCAGACCATGTCAATACATTTGATGACGCTTTCACAGAGGCGGCTAATGATATGATGGGTGTCGCTGACATTATGGTAGATATTAATAAGATTATTAAGAACGACGATATCATGGAGTCTTACAAGGACACAATTCTAGCACCTCTAAGAGACTCAGCTGCTCAATACGATAGCCGTATTGCTAGCATTCCCGGTTATGACCCAGATTGCGATAAGTATAGCAAGCTATATGAGCAAGTATCACAAATGTTTGATAATACTAGATATGACCTTATTTCAGAGGCAGCTCTAGCTGGTCAACTTTTACCTATCGTAGCTGTTGATTTTCCTATTCTTGTAAAGCAACATCTTAAGGTAGCTTCTAAGGATATCATCCAGACAGAAGTAACTAAGACTCCAGTTATCAAGAAGCATATTGAAAGAGTTTGGATCGTAGATAATCAGACTAAGAAGAGATGGGAATACCCTAAGTGCTTCTTTGATGATAGTTATAGAGAAATTTTTGCTGCTGGTAAGGGTCTACCTATTAAGGATACACCTGTTGATATTACAAAGGGTCTATTCAAGTATGACATTATTGGTGAGCTAACTGATGCTCCAGTACCTTCAAGAGAAGCTATTACAATCGATCTTCAAATTAGAAAGGTTATTGATACAAATGGTGTTGAGATTCCTGTAAAGATGAGAATTAATCTATCTGATGGTGCATGGCTTGGTGGTGCTATTGACTATACATATACTGTTACTGATGAAATGGCTGCTGCTAATCCAGAACTAACTGCAGGTGAGGAAGTACACGTTGAAGACCTCATCACTGGTAATGTTGACTGGGTAACAAATAAGGTAACTATTGCACCTCCAGCAAACGGTCAGATTGTATCCGTAGTATTTGACGGCTATCTATCAAACGAACTAAATGAAAGAGGCGTAAGCTTTGACTATACAAGAGAAGAGCTAGAATGGCATATTGAAGACGGCTTCAGAGCTAATATTCCATACAGCGTTGAAGAACTACAAGATGCTAAGGCTCTTATGAACATTGACCTATACAAGAAGACTTATGATAACATGACTAATCTTCTTGTTCAGATGGAGGACTCTAGTATCCTAGACTTCCTAGATAAGGAATACGATAAGTACAAGGGTGTAGAACTAGATAAGCTTTCTGGTGAACTAAACCCATTTGTAAGAGAGCAAATTTTTGATTGCGCTGCTGATAAGCAAACTAGCGCACTACCATCTGAGTACATTCAAGTACAGCTAAAGTGGTTAATTGACAGATTCATCATTGATATCTGCGATACTGCTAAGCTAGAAGATATGACCTTCGTTATTTATGGTAACCCAAGATACATCTCACTACTAGGTGATGCAGTTAACTGGGTAGTTAAGAATGGTGATATGGTTGGTGGTGTTAAGGCTAACTATAGCTATGGTGTAATGACTTCTGGTGGTGTTAAGGTACAGATAGTAAGTGTTAACAAGATTAGCGCTACTAAGCACCCATTCCTAAGAATGATTCCTTACCCAATGAGCCAAGAGCAATACACATTCAAGCAATATAAGTATGCTACTCACATTCTAACTACAACTAATTCTGGATACAAGGCTCCTGACAGACCAGGTGGATCAATGACCAACCTAATGGGTACTGTTAGATACAAGACTACAGCTGTTCAAGGTATCCAAGCTAAGGTTGGCTTCAGAAACGCAAGTTTCATTCTAAATTATTAATATAATAATTAAAATATAAAGATTCAGATGACGTATATACGTCATCTGAATATTTTAATAGGAAATCGGAAAATGTGTATGTTTTTTGACTAATGTTATTTACTGTAAGTCAAATACCAAATTCAATATGGGCATTCAAACATACGAAACAATATTTTAAATATACACTACATTTAGTGGTAAAAATGATATCATACTTGAAAGGAGTAGATAATATGTATTTAATTGAAAGCTGCGATTACGCAAATAGAAAGATGTTAAGAACCGTAGATGACTTGTCTTATGAATTTTTATTACTAGAATCTGAGGGTAATGAAGTTAAAAAAGAAGGTATACTAAAACGAATGTGGAAAGCTATTGTGGATGCGATTAATAAGATTAAAGAATTTTTTAGTAGCAAAGATTCAGCTGCAAACACAATTATACCAGTCGATGCCAAAGATCAAAAGGTTGAAACTAAGATAGATGTTGAAAAGGCTAGTAAAGCGGTGGAGGAAGAACTCAAAGTTAATCGTGATAACTTAAAGAATATATCATCCATATTATCTTTAAAACCTGTGGGTCAAGGTATAGCTGTTACATCACCTAGCTCATTTAAAAATAAGACCGTAGTATCAAAGGAAGATCGAAACGCCGCTAAAGAAGCAAAGAGGCAAGAAAGAGCTACTGCTAAAGAAGCGAAACTACGTGTAAAGGAAGAAGCTAGGCGTAGAATAGCTGAGGAAAACGAAATTAAAAGGCAGGAAAGACTCATTAAGTTAAATAAGACTGTAGCTAAGGCGATTGGGATTACAGGATTAACCGTGATTGGTGCTAAAGTACTTTTGGGTAAATTTAAAAAGTATACAGACACACTGGATAAGAATACGTCAGCTTTAAAACGTATAATAGATGCTGGAAGTAATATCAATCCTGATGCGGCAAAAGAAGCACAAGGCGAAATGAAAGTTATGTCTAGAATCACTGCAGTAATAAATCAATGCAACGCTGAACTACACAGAGTAATCAAAGAAGGAATTAAGAAAGGCATAAAAGATGTATCCAATGATACAAAAGCAGCAGTGGTTAGCAAGACCGCCGATACTGTCGATAAAGCCAAAGAAAAACTCAATTCACCAGGAACACAAGAGGCAATACATAGTGCAATAAATAGTGCAACATCCAAGGTAATACAATCCGTTGATGATGCATCTAGTAAGGCCTCTGATTTTTCTAAGAAAGCTAAGGAAGTATTGAATTCACCAGACACACAAGAGGCAATACATAGTGCGATAAATAGTACAAAATCCAAGGTAATACAATCCGTCGATGATATATCTAAGAAAGCTCAGGAAGCGTTGAATTCACCAGACACACAAGATGCAATAAATAGTACAAAATCCAAGGTAATGCAATCCGTCGATGATATATCTAAGAAAGCTCAGGACGCGTTGAATTCGGACGAGGTTAAAAACGTAAAACGGAGTTTAAAAAAAACAGCACATGACTTAGAATATAGAGCTGGTAATGCTGCGTACAATAGTCTCACAAATATGTTAAATAAATTGAGCAGTTTACTCTAAATAATAAGCGTAGTGAGGTGTAAATGAATATGAATCTAACAAAAGAAGATTGTAAACAAATTGAAAGTTATAGTGGTAAACTGAAACAATCACCGTCGGATATTAATTCATGTAGGGGATTAGCCACAGTATTATCAAGAGCAACCGGTAAGCATATTGATGTAAAGATCAGTTCCAATACTGATGAGAGTTCAACATATATTATGTGTGTATATCCTGATGACTCTACCACTACACGAATATTAAATGCTGTAACACAAAACAAATCGGATGACGCAATAGCTGCTGCATGGGATGGATGTTCGAACTGGACAGTTGAAATAGATAGATCAATTTTAACTAATATGAAATTGAATTTTACTGAGAGAGAACTAACAGCATTGATACTCCATGAGGTACAACATATGTTGTATGCAACATCTGTGAGAAAGAGAATGTGTGATGCAATAAAGGTAGCGCTCATAAACCAAAACTTAGTTATGCGCAACACATTTAAAGACAATTTCTTTTCTAAGCTTATTAATCCATTATGGTATGATCTATGCAAGTTGTCAATACCTAAGCAATCTGCGGAATTGAAGAAAGAATTAAATGCTGACAAATACGCAACCAAACTAGGATACGGGTCAGATCTGTTATCAGCAATCCAGAAGATTCTCGCTATCAGTAAATCTAATAACAGCTCGGTATTTTCTAATTCAGAACAACAAGCAAATGCTGTATTGACATATAGCGCCGAAACAATTAATGACTTGAAGAAAAGGGAAACTGCGTTAGCAAGAAAAAATTATGCTAAGTTAAATTCCAACATAGATAAGGTACAAGAATCTATTGATTATAATTTAGAGCGTATATTTGTAGATCCTGTAACAAATAGAACCACAGATTGTAGAAAGTTCTATGATATGGTATATTCTATTTTGGAAAAAGTTGAAACTGAGACATACAATAGCGAATTCTTCTTTGAAGCGTTTGGAACAAAGAAATTGAAGAAGATTGACCAATATGACTTGGGATATATCGACTTGCAAATTGACGCAGCTAGAACTAACGAAGACAGAATATTAGTCTTATCATATATTCATTCTAAACTAGACTTAGTAGAATATTATATAGCACTGTTAGAAAAAAATGATAGACGCTATATAATACCACATACAAAAGAGCAGCTATATAGAATGCGTGATAGATTGCATGATTCTGAAAAAAGATTGATACAAAAAAATACAAACTTAAATCCGATAAATGCAGTTATAATAAATTACCCAAATGGTTATGAGGGATAAGAAAAAACAAGGTTGATTTAATCAACCTTGTTTGTTTCCTCTCGGCTTTGTTTTTGTTTGGCTTCCTCAGAAGCTACTAAGCTTCTCTTATCATCTATCTGGTCTTCAAGCTCTTGATTGATATCTAGGAGCTTGGCTATAAAGATAGTCTGAGCGACTACACAGATTAGACTTACGATGCCATATATGACTGTATAGACAGGATGTTTCTTCGCAAGCTCTTTGGACATCTCGAACTTGTCTTTCCATACATTGACATAGCCGTTTGCTAAGGACTTTAAGATGTTTAATAATGTTTTCATAATTATACCTCCTATGGTATGTAAGATGCACATCCTTATATATTGGAACATAGAAACGATGTGCTAATATTAATTTCTATATTCACAATTATAATATATAATTAAATAGTATGCTATTACGGTAAATAACAAAATAATTATATATTATAATTTTGGCTCGTTCAGTAACATTATATATAAAACTTGGTTGTCATGATGTAATGAAAGGTGGTGTAATATGGATGTGCTATTTAATAATTATTATTGGTATATTGTTATTTACGACGCCAGTAAGTAAATTTTTAGTGAGTATATGGGAGCTGATTATGGATATTATAATTTCATTAATAGCGTTTTTGACGGTGCTATTGACGTTGTTAATAGGTTTTATAATCGACGGTATACATAATATGCTCTTAAAGCTTTTTAAATTTAAGGAGGATGTTTTATGATTAAAACTATCAATTTAAACGAAGGTATAAATACAAATGTACGTTATGACTGGGACCAAGCAGCCGTGCTAGTATCTAACATTGACGGCGAAATGGATGGATACAGTGATATGTATAAGGGTACAAAGTTGTTTGACTTCTATGCTGAGTTATGTGAGTTTGTGGATATAACACCACAATCATCCAGTGATTATATCATGGTTGGGTATACTTATATACAGGAAATGATTGACGAAGCAGCAGAGTTATTCAATCTATCATATGACGAGGGTATGAGTATGTTTTGCTTAAACAGAAACATTAAGTTTTCTGAAGGTGTATATGAAGCTAGCAAGATGAGTATCCCCATAGTCACAGATAATTTTGACTTACTCAACAATATCAATACAGAGTTATATTCAAACTACTTGGTTTGCTTATCACCTGTATACACTCGTAGGTTTAGTGAAAAACAAGTACTACAATGCATTGAAGATAAAGAGTTAAAGGAATTATTTAGGTCCGTGAGTCCTTGGATTGATGATTGTGATGCTGAGGATATTGAGTTAAATGAACATAATGAGGTTTATCTTGTGCAAAATTGTAATGGTAAGCTAAAGATGTTCAGAATAACACTACTTCCAAAACATGATTCAATGTAAGTATTATTTAATTAAGAGAGAACTGGGTTCTCTCTTTTTTGCATATTTTTAGTTAAGAGCAACAATACTGTAAAATAAATAACTTTAAAAAATTATGGAGGTAAATAAGTATGGAAAAAATTACAACCAAAGAATTGATGGAGCAGTACAATGATGTGAAGGATGGTATTCAAACAATAAAGCAAATGATTGATTTGAATATCGAGGCTAATTATGGCTTAAAACCTGAACCTGTATTGACAGCTATCAATAAGTATAGAGAGACAGATTTTAAGTCTCTAAGTATTGATGAACTCAATGATGTCTTTAATGAGTTTGTATCAATGTCTTTAAAATCTTCAGAAAGTTCAGATTTCGAAACAGGTTACAATGCGTTGGATGTAGAATCTATCAAAGACGGAGAAGAAGATCCTAGATATAATTACATCATAAGTTTTCGTGATGAAATCGTAAAAGATGTGACCACTCTTGAAGATATGGAGGCGAACCTCAAAGAGATTGAGGAAGAAGTCAAGAAGGCTAATGATGAGTATTTTACATATATTAATTCAGAAGAATACCGTGAAAAGAAGCAACAAGAAATAGAAGATTTAAGAACACGAATAGCGGATCTTCCTGATGGTCCTAAGAGAAAGGAGCTAGAATCTATGCTAGAAACATTGGAAGATTGCGTAAGTAACGATTACATTTTTAACAGACTGATTGATTCTGATGGTATAGTTAATGATGCTGAGATTCATTCCATTGTCAGATCATTCTTCGATCACAATTCATCTAAAATTATTATGAATAAGTATATTAGAAAATGTATAAAGTTAGGTCTTCATGTGGACACATACAAGAACTTTTTCAATATTGAGGAAAACATGGAGAATAGATCCGATCTTGTAAATAAAGGAATATATGTATACAACAATTTACTACTTTCTCATTTTGTGAGATTAGTATCTTATTGTGATCCAAATAATGAGAGAGAAAGACTTGTGATAGGCGAATTCTTGAAATTCCTAATCAAGATAAGTCAAAATAAATTCAGTAGTCGCGATGATGAAACCGATGCTGCTAACATAGTTAATAGATTCTGTGGACTTTTCACAGCTGCAGGATATTATGAAAAGTTCCGTTTAGATAACAGAACTCATCCACTACATAACGCTAGATTAGATTCTGAACAAGAAAAGCGTAATGGATATATAGATGAGATAGCAGAACTAATCACTAAAATAAAAGAAGTAAATGGAGAGATCCCAGAAGATCTACCTAATGCGGATGATGATTTTAGTTATACTACAACACATTCACTATATGAGTATCTATGTTCATATAAAAAGATATATGATGATATTCTTGCTAGCAAGATAACAAACTCTGTAAGTGATGAAACTGCAGACAAAACTGATTCTGAATCAAATAATGAGATTTCTGAGTAATACAAATAATATAGTAGATACCATATGGTATCTACTATATTAAATATTTTTTCGATTATATATTATATCCGTGATTATAAATATAATCGTAATTTAATTGAATTAGTATTGACGCTGAAAGAAGCATACGCGTTAAGACTATAAAACTATTTTGCTTCATTATCATAGGAGGAATTTAATATGATTACACTAAACAAAAAAGCAGCAAAAGACAGTTATGAAGACATAAAGCAAACGATGATGGCGTTTAAAAAGGAGGTGTGTTATGGAGACGGGGATCGTGATAGTTCTGGAGACTACCTTGAGCTTTATCAAATAAAAAGAAAACATAAACTTGGTGCAGCAAGGGTTGTAGCTATGGACAATGATATCTACGTTATAAACTATGGTGCACAGTGGTACGATTCTGAAATGACATATGGTGCTCAAAACCCTGATCAAGAAACTGACCATCGCCGCAGGGAAAGATGGGATGCAGATGAAGTCGGGCTTATATCATCAATATATAGAGGTAGAAAGATGATAAGACATATGTGCTATCCAATCACCAGTGAATATTCAAAATTTGATATGTCTATTATCGACGAAGATCTTGAGTTTATACCATCTACTAATAAAAGTTTAGAAGACATAATCACAGAACAGAAAATCATACTAGTGTATAACACCATTGATGGAATAACTTATACATTCCAATTTGTTCACGGCGATGGACGCCTATTAACAAATGATGAGTCTGATGAATTAGTAGCTGCAATGTATAAAAATACAGATAACAAAAAACAAGCCTTTATTGATACTTTCCAAATGATGTGTGATAACGAACTAGTGAAAAGTATAAATGAGGTTGCTAGCACGATGATCGACATGAATAAACCATTCATTGACGCTTTAGCTGAATTCATTAAATCACGTGATTTATGCGTGTTTTGTAATATGGATGTTACAGACAGTTCAGGTACATATATCACTTACAGACATTTTTATGATAAGCTTCCATTAAACCCAATAGAGAGTTATGCACTACAAATACTTCATGACTTTAAACATGTTGCGTTAGACGAAAGCGGAATTTATACTGATCTATCATACAACGATGTAACCACAATCGTCTATAGTCGCTGTATTCAGTAAAACAATAAATTTATGGTAACTAAAATGTGGGTTCTGTAGAACCCACATTTTTTATTTTAAAACTAAGGGATACCTTTGTCCGAATTCATCTACAGCAGTATTGTTGTTTCGATTTATCTTAAGTTCTCCCTTAATTGGTAAAGGATAATCATACAATACATTTCCATTTTCATCTTCGGCTATGTATTCATAATCTCCAGTTTCATCATCATATAATACGGAGATAGTAACATTATTATTCTCATATTTAAGATATAATTCTCGTTCTCTATCTTCTTCACTAGTCTCAGTTGTATCTAGACCCTGCATGATATCGTTATTTAAATCATCCATTGTATATTCTTCATAATCAGAATAATCATCGTTATTATTGTAAGTCATATCCGCATCTAGTATGCTATTTCTACCTCTCTTGAATAATTCATTCATGAAGGTTGATGCATACTGATTCATGTCCATTTGACCTGTATTAGATTCCTTTATGAACTTTTCTCTTTCCTTAATATTTAATTCAGCTATCATTTTTTTGGCTGCAATTAATTCCTTTACAACCTGCATACTAACAGTACGCGCAGATGTAATAGATTCAATCAAATCTGTCATATATTTTGTTACACCACGTGCACTGGATTTAGACGCTTTCATATTGTTGTATTCCTTAGTTAAATCTTCAACGAATCTGTTATGCTCTAAGTACATACTTTTTAGAATTCCAATTTCTGTATCGAACTCTTTATCATAGTCTGTTAATCCATCCTTAGTTTTTTTGTGTTTTCCTTTTCCCTTAATAGATAGATTACTGAAGTCATCATCTGTGTACTTTTCTGTTCGTTTCGCGCTATTATTTATTTTCTTAGTAATTGCTGAAATCCAACAATCTGTATCATCATTATCATCTTCTTTAATACTTGATCCTCTTGATGGTTCAAGTGACATGTTTGCTGTTTCTGCAAGAATTGTCTCAGATAATGACTTTGTATCCATATTATCGATTTCATTTAAATCTTCAACGATTTTTTTAGATTTATTAATTTCCTCACTCATTTTATAAGTCCTCCTCCAAGTTATTTTTGTTTAATAAATTGTAAATCTATATAATTTAATATAAATATTTAAGATATGTAAGCAACATTTAATTAACCGATAAGGAGGGAGATATATGAGTTCAAGTTTAATGAGATCAGATGGAATAGATTTATATCTAAATACAGATTACATGGAATTTTATATTCCTGATTATTATTTCGCTGATAATTGCAAATATGCGATTGATTATGGTGCTACAATTGAAGTCTTCGGAATTTTCTGTGTCGGAATATTTGAAAAGGATAAGCTTAAAGAAATGAAGTTGCTCGAAATTCCAATGAATCTGACAATTCAATCATATGATATTGAGATTAGAACCGTAGAGTTTAAGAGTGGACCTATGAAGTGTAGAGTAATGAAATTTATAAAAGGACAAAAGATTATGCCAGCTACATATATTCAAAAATCATCACACGTTGTTACGTTTATAAAGATGATTCTTAATGGTTATCTACCTTTATTCGTTCCTTATAATGAAGTATACAATATGCTGCTGGGTATATGTAAAATGCACAAAGTAAATTTGGGTGTTCCGAACTACGTTCTTGAGATGATGATATCTGACTTATATAGAGATAGGTCGGATCCTACTAAAAAGTTTGCTATAACGTATGGTAAAGATTCCAAGGTTTCGGACTATGATTACCAAACGTGTAACATCCGTAAAGCATGTCAATATGCATCAACATTCTCTGCAATATCATTCGAGGATATAGATACTATGATAACAGCATCTTTGAACAGAAGCGCTCAGGGAAAAGAAGAACCGTTTAGTCCTATGGAAGAAATCATAAAGTTCTAGGGACTAATTAGAAACATATAATTAAAAATTAATGAAAAAGGAGTTGGTTTTATGCCTCAAACTGTACAAATCGTACCAAAGTATCAACACCCACATGTTGAAACATATGTTAACGATTATACTACTTTTGAAGACTCTACAAGTACAACAGCTGCCTCCAGCGGCAGAACATATCTAGCAGTCTTTCAATCGTCTAAGGGTATTGATAACAAGCTTGTGAAGATAGAGTCATCCACTGATTTTACATATGCATTTGGTAAGTCTGATTATCGTTATTACGGTCAGCCTCTAATGATGCCTATTGCTGAATTAGAATCTGGCGCCAGTGTTTGGTGTATGAGAGTCATGCCAGAAGATGCTAAGTATGCTAATAGTGTGCTTTATCTAAATTATAAGACTGATAGTAGTACTGGTAAGTTTATTATCAAGTTTACTGCTAAGGCGTTCACTGGTAGTGAAGCTTGTGCTGCATCCACACTAACAACTGCTGCTCTTTCTTCTAAGGATGAAGATCTAGGCGCAGAATGGACATCTGTTCCTGTTATGCTAATTAGAGCAAACGGTAGAGGAACTTATGGTAATGACTATAGATGGAGAATCACTGTAAATAGTAAGCTAGAGAAGGAATACTCAATCAAGATGTTTAGTTTTGAAGCATTAGTTTCTGACGTTTCTAATAGCTTGACATCAGCTGAATTAACATCCGCATCTGTTCTACTTCCAACACGTCATGAAGTATCTACATACATAAATGATATTATGGATGAAACAGATAAGTCCAAGTACCAAGTTGAATTTGAATGTCTAGATTATAATCTAGAGGATGTTTATACAGCTTATTCTGAGTTTGTTGAAAGTCTTCCTGATGATCTAAAGACATCTAGCTCTATCCCATCACTTGATCAATTTGACCCATTCTTTGGTCTAATGCCTCTAAGCACATCAAGCGTTTTACCTAACATTGAAATGTCTGATGACGAGGATGCTCTAAAAATTGATAATGCTGAGGGTATCGCATTGCTAGGTGGTAATGATGGTGATAATAGTGAGACTACTAAGACTAATCTATATGTCAGCGCATTTAATGGCGACATAGACAGTAAGATTTTAGTACCAAGAAGAACTCCAGTTGATGCTCTATTCGATGCTTCTTATCCATTTGAAGCTAAGAGAGCACTAGCTAAGCTAGCAAAGTATAGAGAAGATGCAATACTTTATCTAGATGCCGGCACCGACGTTACAAGTACTAGTGGTATAGAGACAGTGATCAATGATTACAGCACTTCTGAATTTGCTAGTAATTACATAGTGAAGGATTTCCAACACTACACAGTTAGAGACCTAACATCTAGACGTCGTGTAGTAGTTTCTATGACTTATCTATACGCACAAAAGCTAACAGCTCATCTAGATACTTATGGTATTCATAAGCCATTTGTTAAGAGCTATTGTCAACTAACTGGTCATATAAAGGATTCTCTAGAACCATGTATTGAGATTACAGATATGGATCTAAAGGATAAGCTATACACAAATAGATTTAACTACTTTGAAGCAATTGATGAGAATCTATTCCAAAGATCATGTCAAAATACTGCACAAACTGCAAACAGTGATTTGCTTGAAGAATCTAATATGCGTGTTCTAATCTACTTAAAGTCTAATCTTGAAAGAGATTGTATTGATGATCTATATAACTTCTCATCTCTTGAAGATAGAAATAGATTTACTAGACTTGCTATGGCTAAGTATAGTCCTATGGTTGGCGTTTCTCTTGAATCATTGAATATCTACTTCGATCAAAATGAATGGGAACTTGAGCGTTCTATTCTTCACTGCTACGTATCCGTTACATTCAGAGGAATTCATAAGAGAACTATTGTTGAGATTGATGTCAACAAGCGTAGTCTAGAGACAGAATAATGATAAGAGAGGAGTGATTTATTATGGCAACAAATACATGGGATACTGCGACCTTCCAGCAAGGTATTAAGGGTGGTTATTCTAACGGTACCGAAACATCAGGCATGTCATATGCAAATATAAGTAAGTACGCTCTATTTCAGGGCGGTGTTAACGCTACTCACGATGCCCTTGTACAATATGATCCATTGAGAAAGGGCTTTGGTAGAATATTCATGGTAAGAAAGCCTTTATTTATGGAAAAGATGAATAACGGTGAGGATATCAATATTCTTAAGCACCTAATTGAATACGCTAATACGGGTGTATCAGGTCTCGGATCTATAGAAATGAAGAATAGTGATATGACCGGTGGCTATTCAGGAAGATCTATTCCAATACCTACAATATCCAATGATACTGGTACTACTGATATCTCTATCAGTATGTACGAATTTGCAGGATCACCAGTCATGAGAACACTAAAGATGTGGATTCATGGTATGTCTGATATTCAATCGGGTCTTGCTCACATGAACGGTACTGATGTTGAAGCTACACTAGCAAATGAAACTGCAGAATTTATTTATGTTGTTACCGATAATACTGGTAAGTACGATCACATCGAATTTGCTTGTATGTTTGCGTGCTGCTTCCCTACATCTGTAGAGGAATCTCATTTTGAATACAAAGCTGGTGATGTAGATATCGTCGATATAACAGTTAAGTTCAAGTGTATAAAGTACGAATCTGCACAGATCAACGAAGTTGCAAAGCTACTAATGAGAAAGTATACAACATTAGTAAACAGCATCAATATGTACCCAGGATATTCAATTGGATCAAATAATACACTAAAAGCAACAGGTGACACAGATGATACAAATCGTACAGATACATACTATGATGTAGATACTGGCGAACTAACGAAATATAGTTCTAGCAATACAGACAATGAGTCATTACAGAATCTAATTGCTAACGGCTATTACGAACAATAAAGATTATAATAAAATATATTTCCTAGGTCTTAAGACCTAGGAAATATATTTGTAACTTGTTACTCAGCACCCTCATCTTCCTCAGATTTATTTGCAGGATTTAGCATTATATCTTTAGCAGCAACCATAGATTCATCGAATATCTTATCAATATTAGAAAAGTCAACCATTTGTAATTGTACTTTAGCAACACGCTTCGAGAACTCTTCCACGGCTTTTGACTTAGTTTCATCATCTTGATAGTCTTTGCCAAAATACATGGATACTAGCCATTCATTATATGTATTAAAGTTATTTAACATTTCATTTGTTATTTGTGTTGTGCTAGCCTTTGGTGGTGATAATGTATACTCTAACGCGTTAATCATGTTTTGGTCAATGTTACTGCTACCTTTTAGTAGTCTACGATATAGTTCAGTTAAGCTCCTATTAAAATCCAGCTGATAGTTAACTACACGACCTTGGAATCTTGTATTTGCTAATTCTATAGTCTTAGCAAAGTCTGCTTCATTGATGTAGTTCATCAGTACATCAGGAACACCAGTTGCTGTGAGCATCTGTTTTTTAAGCATCTCCATAAGTTCTGTGTTTAATTGAACGTCCTGACCAGAGATAACCTCAGTCTCAATACCACGTTCGCCCGAACGTCCTACTGGAATATAAATTTCATGACCTGCACCAACTTTATTTATCATTGACGTATAACACATCATATCAGTCATATTAATTGTACGAGCTTGTTTTTTACGTGCGATTTCATTAACCTTGTTCATTACATTTTTGTCAATACCAGAGGTTTTTATATAGTTTATCTTGCTGTCGTTACTGTTTTGAACTATAGACAATAACTTGAATAATAACAACATGAGATACAACTTTGCATAAAACAATGAAGGTTCAATCATAGATGTACCGTTGTTCTCTAAGTCAGGGTTGATCTTGAATTCAACTATATATTCTTTTGGAATGAACTGGAACTTTATTCTTTTCTCATGTAATTTATAATAGTTCAAAGCGTTTACGATTAGATCTTTAAACTGTGCATTCTTTCTGAGAAATTTTTTATCAAAGTTTTTAACTACTTGACTGGCTATGGTCTCTATTAAAGACTTTTCTTTTCGTGTGTCGTCATATCTTGTATAGTAAACAGTAGACGTTAATACACCTGTTAGTGGTGTTATATCCTGATCTTGAATATAGTAATATCCTAGAGTTGTATCCATGATTTTTACAGGTATGATTCTTAATGGATCAATGAATTTAACATATGTATCATTGAACTCTTTAAAGTTTTCTGTTCTTTTACGTTTAGTTGCATATGTACCTGAAACACCATTACCGTCAACTTGATTGATAACATTGTTAAATAGAGTATCATAATTTACTTTATCAGCCTCGGTAGTATACGTGTTCATAACATTCTCACAATAATAACCTATAGAATCTACTCCCTCGTCAAGCATACATAAAGGTACAGCTTTATTCTCAACGACTATGTTGTTGAGAATTTCTTCAACGTCTTTTCTAAATTCTTTTTGACCTGTCTTTGAGCTAGAGTCTATCTCCTTATATGATTCGAATATGTGCTTAGCCATCTCGTCTAAATCAGTATTGTTAGCAGATTCTAGAATCGTATGATCAGTTATAGCGCTTTCAGTTATTCCACTCATAACATTACCCATATTACCAGTATAACCATATTCAGCTTTATTATCATTGAAAGACTTAAATATATCACTGTATGGTATTACATAAGCGTAGTATTCACCATACTCAAGAGTCTTTGGGACTATAAAGTTCTTAATCTTATTCTGAAGATCGAACTTCTTTTCCATTTCCTCTACACTGTTTAGCATAGTACTTGTCTTAACATTGTCGAATTCTGTTTCAAATGATATGTTTCTGCTTATTTTACCATCAGTAAGGTCAGCAGTAACAACAGCATCACGCATTATACCAATAGCTTCTCTTAATTCAGATAGCTGGCTAACTACCTCATGAATGTCGTTTTGCTTTAGCAGTCTATTCTTATAATGATCACTTAAATAAGCTTCCAACTCACCGTCAGTACCATTTATCATATTTTCTATATCTTTTTGGAAGGTAGAGTTAGTCCTATTTTCATTACTCCATAACTGTTGTATAAGATTAGTTACACTGGCATCTCCTTTATCAACAGTGGAGCCAATTTCTGATTGCATAATATTATTGAAATCATTATCAAGTTGACTTAGTGATGCATCTTGTTTGATCCCAAATGTCTTTTGCTGTACATTACCGAGAAGTGTATCAAGTGTTCTTAACGAATCCAAGTTGTCCTTATGAAGTCTTGTATCGATAAGAATACCATCAGTTTGTCTTTTACTCGCCATAATATTTTTCTCCTTTCAAATTCTTTAATCATTATCTTAATGTTAAATTTACGAATTTTTATCATACAGGAAATAATCCTGTATGATAATTTAAATTCCTATATAATAATAGTACATCTGAATATTAATTCCCTCTATTGACGTTAGTATAACTAACATGTAGGTTATATTGTGTGCGGGAATTGTAAAATACTTTGTTGTTTGAAACGTTTTCGTCGTTACTGTTGGTAATAACGCTTTACTAATAGTAACAGATGGTATATCCTTATTAGTAGGTCCTAAAGAGAAAGCTTCATTTTCATTAAATACTTTATCATATAGATTCTCCACATTTTTTAGATATACATAATTACTTTCTGGTAATGAACTATAATCTTCATATTTTGTGATTATGTTCTGTATTTGTGATATTAATTCTTTAAAAGCGTTACCACCATCGTTTGTAATCTTTGTGTATAATTGTATATTATCACTCATGTAATCGGCAAATTTATCTTTGTCAAAATCTTTTCCACTAGTGCTAAGTTTCAAATCTTTTGGTGTACATTTTAATAAATCACTATTGGTAAAATTATTAATATCCAATGAGTTGATGTATTGATGGAAAAGATCATTAAGTTTATCGTCTAGTTTGACAACAAATCTACCAATATGTGTCTCTATAGCTAGATCAGAGAACAAATCTACAATATAACCATCATATGTTATAATTACATCAGATTTAAAAAAAGAAAATAGCTTAACAAAGATGTTGTTTATCTTTTTTAAATCACTTATTTCAATATTCATAGTATATTTCCTTTCTTTTTATTATTAAGTATGTAACAGAGAAATCTGTTACATACTTGTTTTTATCATTTACATTTCTTCTTTTAAACGGGCATAAACTTCTTCTACTGATGGTAGATTAAACCACTTATGTCCTGAGTATAAATAATTTCGAGTTAAGAAGTTATCAAAGACGTCACGAGCACAATCCAGATCATCTTCTGTATAGTTCTCTGCGACAAAACTATTTATACTTAGTTTATCCTTACCGAACTGTGCCATTGGTACTATTGCTTTGAATATTAATGCGGATGCAATTATATTCATTGCGTCTATAGTTGATGGATAAAACGCTGACATATCCATATCGATACCTGTATTGAATATATTATTAGTGCGTTTACCCAATAACATTTGTCCGTTCTTTTTGTTGAGCGTAGGATCTGCATTCAATGCACCCTCAAATCCTTTTTTCTTTTTAGCTTTACTCTTGTCATCTTCGTTTTCATCAGTATCATCGTCGTCTACTTCTTCATACTCCTCAGTATTACCTCTATTGATTATTTGGTTTATATTATTACCGGGAATCAAACCTTGGTTCCAATAATATAAATATTGGACATTACGTAATACTACAGTTTGCTTAAAAGCAGAATCATACGATGTTAAATTCTTGTATGATAGTACGTAAAGATTATCTATATCACTAACCTTACGCTCAATACCACATTGAAGTAATGTATCCTTGATGTTGTAAAGTAAGAACATCTCATAGTTTGTGTAGGCGATAGTTTTAATATCACCGTCAGATGAGTAATCATACTTCGTATCTTTTAACTCAAGTTGTGCGATATCATTAAGTTTATAAGACCTATATTCTTGTGCACCTTTACGGATACTTGCATAAAGAATCATGTCATCTATAAATGTCGTGTACGATGTCAAGTGAAAGAAATCAGTCTTATTTTTAATTTCAAAGTGAAACTTGTCTTTTTTGTAATAGCATTTCTTCACAGGAAAATCAGGATGACACATTACTTCTTTTGGATCTAGCCCAAGTACTGTGAGTCTTTCTATAATGTACGGAATATCGAATCCCATGTTCCATATCGCAATTGTGTCTAATTTCAATGTATTTATTAACTTAAACATATCGATTAGCATCTTATCCTCTTCTCTATAAAAGTAACATTTATAATCAAGATATCCGTATAAATCATCAAATGCTTCATGACACTTTTGTTTGAATCCATCGATATTATTTAGTAGCACTTCTTGTTGTTGAAGACCTGATTCATAATATCTTTTTATTTTCTGAAGACGCAATAACTCATGCTCATTATCTTTTGTTTTCGGAATTCTATCATATAATGATTGATCAAACTCACGTCCTACCAATGCAAATAAATATACTTCTTTATCTCTGTCATTAACTATAGATACAGCATTTATTGGACAATCTTGTGCGTTAGGGAATCCCTCAATATCAATCGAGTCTACCTCTATATCAAGATAACCTTTGTCAATTCGCTTAATTAAGTCATTGTCTTTCTGTAACATCCATTGTAATCTGTACCATGTACGAATATCATAATCTGTACCGAATGCGAATGGAGCTAATTGGAACTTTTCTAATTCTTGATAATTCCTTGTTTCTAGGACGTTATTATACGCTCTTTTATAACTGTATCCACCCTCTGATACTATAGCTTTTATTATATCTGTATATTTCACATGTTTGACATCCAATTCTTTTTTGGATGCATATAATTTATTGTAGCTATGGTTTCTGTATTCAGGTTTTTCAAAATATATATCCATTCTTGGTTCATATCTAACATCTACATATTTTTTACCTGTTTCTAAGTCTTTGTAGATTGTGTATAAAACATCTGAAATGCCAGCTTTCTTATCACCTCTACAATATTGAATATCCCATAGCATAACTGAATTATTGTCTATATTTTTATACATAAAACAATCTCCTTTTTAATTTATTTTTATTTAGCTCAAATTAAATTAATGTATGAGCTCTATGAAAATATGTCTTAGAAACTCCATTTTTTAATTTTTATTTTTGTTTTTACATATTTATAATATTATATATACAGTAGGTAAGTAGGAGGAAAGGCACGCCCAAGGGCAGGGGTAAGCCCTTCGGGCAAGCCGGATGAGAGTTATAGCTATAATACGATAATAGTATACAAAAAAGTTTTCATAGAAGCTGCGAAAACACTTTGATAATATCCAAAATGAAAGGAGAGGTTGTGAATATGGATAGTGAAGTAACGGTGAAAATTAAGGACAATGCTGTTTTTGCAGTAGTCTACAATGAACCCAATATTTATTCAGGAACTGTGGGTAGATTGAATTCAGGGACAACGGCCACTGCTACACAAAGAGAAGGTGAATTCATGTTAGTTAAAACGTCCGATTTAACTGGGTGGATAACCGCATCTAAATGTGAAGCGGCTGATGGGCAAAATCTGGACTCTAGTACTAAAAATTATTTTTTTTCATCTAATACTAGCAAACCCCAATATTCAATAACAATTAACACAACATCCATGAATCTACGTACAGGAGCCGGTGCATCGTTCTCTATTGTATCAACAAACCCAAAATATGTTAGTGAGGGTCAGACTGTATATGCTTATAAAATAACAAATGATTGGGCACAAATCTCACATTCTGGTGAGAAAAGCGGCTATGCATATTTCAATACAAAGTCCAATGGTAAATTGATTTGTACTATAACATCACTGGACAAAACAAGTACTGCTACTAAAACTACCACGACAACTAAAAGTAGTACCAGTAGTAGCGAAACGGATTCTATCGGTTCTGCTGTTCCAAAATACAAAGGAACTGTAGTGACTACTTCTATAAATATTCGTACCGGTCCGGGTAAATCATATTCTTCATATGCATCATTGAATATGAGTCCAGCATATACATATAAGGGAGAAGTTTGGGATGTGTATGAATTAATCGATAATAGCAAATGGGCTAAGGTATATGATTCTGTTAATAAAAGGTGGGCATATATTGCCACTAAACGTCTAATTGGTGTTCCGCCACAGGTAACGTATTTACAATTAACTGCAATAAACCAAAGTGAGAAAAAGACACTCGCTAATACGAGTACAGAATCCACTACATCTAGCAGTCAAACTACCACGAAACCGACGACACCAAGTGAAAGTGCTAGTACTGGAGAATTGTCAAATAGTAATAAGTGGTTTGAATACTACGGAAATTCATCTGGAAAAGCTATCGAAGGATCATATGACAATGGTGCTAAATCGATAACTAATTTAACGCAATTAACTAAGACTACTAACTCCACATCTAGTACACCATTACGTGATAGTATTACTAGCTCAGGATCTACAGCAGATTCTCAACAATATAAAGCTGATTTGGCAGCTATGGAATCATATAAAAAACTTATAAATATACATGCGCCAAAGCTTGTACAAAACGATTATAACTTTCCAACTATCTCAGAAACTGGAGTAAATAATGGTAATAAGGTGTCTCCCTATACATATAACTATGGTATGAATTACTATGATAGTGATTCTAATGGTGGTATTGGTAGCACATCTTCTGGAACTAGTACATTTGAAACTGTCATGCAGAGTTTACGAAAAAGTTTAAATATACCAACGACGACGTCGTATTATGATACATTTAAAAAACAAATAGATTATTATAATAGATTTAAGGTTCCCACATGGAATGATCAGTTGTCCAAGTCTTTTGGACATATATTTTTTGTAAAGCCTGATTTGAATATAAGTTCTAGTGGAAATAGCGGCAGTGCATATTTTACTGATGGTAAAGCCTCTCAAGATCTAGCTATCAGTGATATTGTAAAAACGAATCCGCTGTTACTAAATCAGCTTACTCAGGATGATGATGGCGAAGTGCATCGACTAGGTTTATACCTTTCTAATAAAGCCAGAACTATAGAAATATCTGATGAGGAACTAGATACTGCTGAGTACGGTGCTACTGCGACTGGTTTTAAAATGGGTTATGGTAGGCATAACTTGAAGTCTAAGCAATTAGGAAAGGTAAATATAAATTATGTTGATGATAGAAACTTGAGTGTGTTCAAATTACATAAAGTTTGGCTAGATTATATATCTGGTTGCTATAGAGGTATATATACACCGAAAGATGATTATTTTTTAAATCATTCGCTTGATTACGCAGCTGCAATATATTACATATTGACTGCAGAAGATGGTGAGACAATTATTTTTTGGTCGAAATTTTATGGCGTGTATCCTTTGAATTTACCATCATCTACTTTCTCTAAGGGTGATGATAAAATAATTGATACACCGGAAATAAGCATTAGCTATAATTATACTATAAAAGAGGACTTAAATCCTATAGCACTTTCAGAGCTCAACTCTGAGAGTTCGATATTACAAAAATCTGACGGTAATGATTATTACGTGAAGTCATATGATGCTTCTACCGGTACATCTCCGACATGGGTTGGTGTGCCATTTGTAGAAAAAGTTACGAATAGTAAAAGCGGTAATGGATTAACATATTATAAGTTGAGATTCAGGACTGTATAATTTATAAAATAAAAAATAATGAGGTGATATAAATGTCAGATGATACCAAAGTTACGCGTGATTATATAGACGCGTTTTCATTTAAACAAGATGCAATAGATACTATCATGCCAAAATACTTTGGCGATGATACTAGTGATTTGAATGTTGGACTGAAAGGATATACTACTGAGTTAGTAGGCCATGTTGCTGAGGATTCATTTAATGCTATATCGACATTATTTGTTGAGCAGTTCCCTAATAGAGCACAGATACCTGAAAGTATTTATTCTCATGCGGCGATATTTCAATTATCGGATACATTTGCCACGGCTGCTGAATGCAAATTTTTGCTAATACTAGTAGAAGATGAGATATTAAAATACGCAAAAGAAGAACCCGATACAGTTGATCAAAGTAAAGGTAATGTGGTGATTCATATAGGGGGAAATACCCAGATATCTGTAGAAGATAAAATATTTACTATAGATTACCCCATAGAAATACAGGGTCGTTGGTTTAAGAATACATATGTCTATACTGCTGACTATGTGATAGATACTGACGCTAAAAATAGTATCAGCTCAATTAATAGTCCGCATATCCGTATCAGAAAAACCAATATTGGATATATCGGATTAGAGGTAACGGCCCATCAAGTTGTGAAGACTGAGCAGGAAGAAACCATTATTAATAATACCTCAATAAATTATCCGATAATCAATGTTAAACATGATGACCAGCTAGCTGGTATGGATGTATTCTATAAAGCTCCAAAAGATACAGATTGGACTTTACTGGAGAAAAGGATAATCTATTCTACACCTGTTAAGACACCATTTTGTTATTACAGTAAGGTGGATAGTGATCAGGTTGATATTCATTTCTCATCCAGAGATTTTTTCTTTCAACCAGAATTTAATTCTAAGATTAAAGTTGTGATTTATAGTACAGAAGGATCCGAGGGTAATTTTGAGACATACACAGGTGATAATATAGCTGTAATATCCGATAATGAGACGTATAGTTATAATAGTAATATGACTATGGTTGCTATGGTTATGAGCTCTTCTCAAGGAGGCCTTGATGTTATCAGCATTGACGATTTGCAAGCGTTAACTGTAGAGGCATATTCGTCGGCTACTGAAATCAGCACAGATTATGATTTGGAGAGATATTATTATAACTTCAAGCACAGATATAATAATGAAATTCTTGTATTGAAGAGACGCGACGATGCATCAGAAAGATTGTTTTCTGCGTTCCTTTTAATGAAGGCTAATAATTATATTTACAAGACTAACACTATAAAAATGCAGTGCTCAGAAAGTATGTTTGAAACTACATTGTATGAACGTGGTGCACCATATCAGAGTACTGGTGAACTTGTTACTGATAAGCTCCTTCTCAAGAGTTTAGATGGTTCTAACAATACATCCAATACGTTCATGATTAAACCCGGATCGTTGTTTAAATACGACAAGAATGATACTGAACGTGTAGTGCTCATGACAGGTGCTAATGATAACATATATTCATTGAAAGATAATGATATCTATGATCAAGAGTACTACTTCTGTACAGGAAAGAATTACTTGTTACCGAACGACTATGGTATGTATGACTATTATAACGGCAAAAGAGATACTAAGATTATCAAGAATCTTAGTAAAGATAAAATAAATTTTTTAATAGGCTGCGGTATTTTTAAGCAGTATAGTGATAAATATTACGATACAACCGATTTATATTGGAAAATTAATAGTAAGGGCAAGTATGATTTGAATCATGTCTCTGGATCTATCACATACAGTAATATCATTACAGACGTGGATTATTCGACGATAATTGATTTTTATGAAGATGGTTGTGTAAAGAAGGATACGATTCTTGATTACAATTTCGTGTATACGAATCCGTTTCTAATCATATTTACTAAGAAACCTAACAACGTAGCATATTATTTAACTATGTGCAATGAGAGTTATCCACTTGATTTTACATATGCCATATCTGATGCTGCTGTACCAAATTTTATAATGTCACAGTTGCGTGTTAGAAGGGACATGTACCCAAAAAATATTTATACTGTATACACGACAGTTGCGTGTTCGTTAGCAAGTGTCAGTGACAACGTAGAATCTACATTTAATACTGAGGAAAGTCTATTTACAACAGTTGGCAACGTTAGCACTATAGACGATAGGAATAATAGGGATTATGTAAGTAATAATAATTTAAGAGTCATCGCTACATTCGCCGTAAATGGTAAGGAATCGTGTTTCATCGAATTATTCCCACTAAACTATACTGATGCTGACGAATCTACGGCAGTTGAACTTGCTGGACCTAATATAACTTTTGTAGGACATTTATTTACAGATGATATGATAATTGACGATAACCGTTTTCGTGTTTTGAATACAACCGTAACTACTATGAATTTAACTACGGAGTATGCTTATATTCCTACAGAAGATTGTATTGTTACCGTGTACACTTTATACAAAAAAGAAGGTGCAGTTAATAAATTCGCTGATTTTGAATCTACTCTAGAAGGATATGAGATAACTGATATCTATAAGACCAACAGTGAACCTGCTACGTTCATTAAGCCGATGAATCTTATGAGGTCTACTATGACTATGAGTGTGGATGATACTGATGACTGTGTTTTTGATATAGCGTTGGTTCCACTAGTAAAACACACTCTTTTAAATAATGAAGATGAATTTGATACTTTTTTAACCACACTAGTTGATCAGTACAATTACTTGGAAGAATCCATGGATATACTCAGAAATAATACAGGTATTGATATAAAGTTTTATAATACGTATGGTAGGTCGAAGAACTTATTTATAGGTGATGATGAAGAATTAATCGATATGGTTAATATCTCAATAACGTTTGATGTTACTGCTGTTTATGGTACTAACACCGATGTATTGCTTACAAATTTAAAGACATTCATTAAGGAGTATATTGAGCAAATTAACACAGCGGGTAGGAATCATATCTATGTATCCAACCTTATGAGAGAGATAGAAAATAACTTTTCAGAAGTCCATCACTTGAAGTTTATAAGCATAAATAATTATGATTCCACATATCAATCAGTATTTAATAAAGTTGTGGATATCAATGATTTACCAAAAGAAGAGCGTCGTGATTATGTTCCTGAGATATTAGTCATTGAAGATGATACCATAAACATTTCAATGTACGTGGATAATACAGGTGTTGATGAAGATTCTGTAAGTTAACAAGAAAAAAGAGAGTCATTATGACTCTCTTTTGGATTCGTTCGTTACGATTACCATATCAAACCTCTCATGAGGTTTTCGAACTCAGGATTGAAGTTACGAACACATATACCCAACCCTTTAAGTTTATCGTGGGTAACAGCGATTGTTTCATCATATGTGTAGTTTTCATCTATCTCCAGATAAGCAAACTCACCTACCTCATCAGCTATAGCTTCCATGAGTTCAACATCAGCTGCTTCACATACAGCGGATACAAGCTCGACAAACTCCTTGACATAATCTCCAGGAATGATGTACTCAGAAGTCGTATTAAGCACAGGCTCACCGTACATATCTATACCCTCTGAGTTGAATCTCGCATATTTCTCTGCTAATAGTGGTATGATGTTGTGGCTTCTCATATAGTTAGAAACAGCATCCCATACAGATGTACCCTCTGCGATTACCTTGCCCTCTTCGTTGCGTATAACAACATTATTTTGTGTAACGATCATATTAATTACCTCCATGATCTTTATTATACATCCTGAATGTAAGATATAGAACGGATGTTCGATTCTATATCTGAGTGAATATAAACGTAGCTACCGAGAAGCGTATAATTGCTCCTCGGTAACTTGGTGCTGAAAAACCAACCACTACTTTGTCTTAGGATAGAATTTTGGGAATTCTTCAACAGTAGTTGTTGATAGAGCGCCTGGTTCTAGAGTCTTAGTGAGAGCTTTTACTAAGCGTGGCTCCAGTGGAACATAGTCAACACATAGACTCATTACTGAACCGTCAGGGTTATACCTCTCGGTGATAGTAACAGTGAAGTACGTAATACCACTGAGTCCGTTGATGATAACTGGTGACTTTACGAATAGTCGTGCACCGGTTTTATCACACGCAAGTTCTATCAGTGACGAAAGGTCCTTCGCGATGTACCTATCAGGGATGAAGTACGTGGTTGTGTGCTCGTAGTCATAGTCTCTGAAGTAGTCGACAGCAAACCATGCATCGTCACCCATTTTCACAGGAACGATACCGTTACGGTTGATGAAGTCTCCTATAGCTAGCCAGTAGTCATCACCCATACATACGATGTTGTCTTGGCCGTCCACAATTACGAGCTGTTTCTTTGCTTCAAGCATGATTATACCTCCTTGGTATATGTATATGCACATCCTTATACTGGAACATAGAAACGATGTGCTAATATTAATTTCTATATTCACAATTATAATATATAATTAAATCTCAAGTTATTACGGGTCTAATCTATATCAGAAACAATAACTTAAAATAATAATTTATAATGAAAGGTAAGTGATTTTATGGGATATCTAGATGATATAAGTCAAGTTTTAAAGACTATAAAAAGAGCACCTGTAACGTCAGCAATGAATGATGTGGATGACGCTCTATCTCCATTAAAGCATAAAAGTATTACTAAAGGCGCAATGGATGGAACTATGCAGTTCCCTTGTTTAATCCCAGACTCTATTCCTATAGATATGGCTGCAACAATTGCGCGTATGTTAGAACGTGTTTATGCAACATTTGTTCAAACATATTTATCTTTAAATAGTACGATTGATATTTCAGTTGATAAGAATGCAACTCAGTTTCTAAAGAAATTCCATCAAAACGTTAGGATGGAATTTGTTAACGATGTTACAGATGAAGATGAATATAGAGAATATATGGAAAGAGTCTATGATGGAAAAGCGAAGCTATTCGTCAATAACCAAATGAACAGAGCTATAGTTTTTAATATAACTGACGATAAGGCTGGAGCCATATACGAAAGTCATAAGAAGCAATTAACTGAGTTCTTAGCAGGTATTGACTTTAGACCTATTCCAAACATCGGAAATTCACCATTTTACAATTATGTTAAGGAAGCAGACGATGCTGAAAGTTTTACCCCTATGGATCTACTAAGAGCACAAGCTGCTGGTAGAGCTGCAGAAAGAGACGCTAATAACACGCAACTACATAACAATGCTATTGAAAGAGAAAGAATAAAATCTGAACTTTCAAGGAAAAGAGAAGGTATGAGTACTCCTAGACTTGATGATAGAGATGTCAAAAAGTCTAATGATTTACAACCATATACTATGCAAGTTAGACTAATGGCTGTAAATGGTGAGCAAGAATTCGTTCAATTCATGGATTTTGTTGTCGGTGTTAAGGTAAACCTTCACGTGATTAATTCTGAAGAAATGGCAGTTAATATCATAAATGCTATTTCCAATAATGGTTTCTTGGCGAACTTCTTTAAGTGGACTACTGGTGAGAAGTCTTTAGTTAAGGACTTACTATTAAATATCGATGCCACAAAGCTAGACGCTGCAAATAAATCTAGAGGCGCATCTCCTTGGTGGACAACACTAAAAAGAATGAAGGCTACGTCTAGACGTCAGCTAGCATTAATGCAGAGAAATGTGATAGTACCAACAGGAACTCTTGTTTTGTGCTCAACAGATGTTGATTATATAACTAAGAAAAGTGGTTATAATCTAAAAGACCCTAGAATAGCTATAAAACTAAGGGATGCTTTATATCTAATGAATATTATAATTGTGGATACTGGCACACGTACGTTAGAAGTTTTATATGATGGAACTACTTCATATCAGACCTTCGCCCTAGAGACGATTGAACGTGAAGTTGCTGCATCATCAAATAAGCTTGGTCGTGAGCTAACTAGAATGATAAGTAGATAGGAGGGATTTAATATGAGTTCAAATTATAAAAAGTATAAGGATTCGATAGCAATACTCTCAGAATCCGTGAGACCATCATTCCAAGAAATATCTAATATTATAGCTGTATTAGAAGATGGTGAATCCCCAACAAATAACATGTACATTAGTAAATTATATGATTCAATAGATGCCAAATCTGCGATAGATTATGGTTCAATTCCAGAGTCTAAAGGAGATATTGATAAGTATGTTGGAACTCCCGGAATGCTAGAGAGTCTTAATACTATTATTAACCTTGGCCAGCAATCTAAGTCAAAGCTTGCTGTAAGTATGGCTCAAGAAGTTTTAACTACAATTGAGAATCTAAGAATCAACAGAGATTTATATCAGAGAGCGTATGTTGTTAATAATAACTATGCTATTACTGAGTATAACGTATTAGTTTATACTTGTATGAATGCGACCTCAGCAATTATTGATGCATTCGTTGATTTTATTAAGAATCCTTCTAAACCTGAGGTCACTGTGTCTATTAAAGGCGGTAGAGATACTGCAGTGTCATATTATTATGACGTACTTAAGAGGTTCAACCTCGTATTCGCCGATACAAAGACGAGTCATAGAAAGTACCTAGAAGCATTGGTGCTAAAGGGTAGAGATAACTTTATAGGTAGTTCCACTGCAATAGGTGTAGCGACAGTTGCTGCAGCTGCTATTGCTGTTGTTCCTATAACACGTGAACTTGTTTACCAATACTATAAGATAAAATCCAATTTATCTGATTGCTTTGCACAACAAGCTTATTTTCTTGAATTGAACAAGGCTGCCGTCGAAAACAATTCCACATTTACAGATAAGAAGAAAACTAAGGTTTTGAGCAATCAGGAAAAGACTAAGAATATGCTACTAAAGTTATCATCTAAGCTACGTGTAGATCATATCAAGGCAACATCCGCATCTAAACAGATGCTAGATAGAGATAACAAGATGCTAACCTTAGATAATATACAGCAAGAAGTTAACGATTCTCCTCTACAGTTGTTTTAGGAGGTGTTAATATGGATTATATTTCAACAATTAAGAAGCTCATGGATGTGAAGAAAGAGAATGATCCATTCAAGTATGGTGATCAACTCATGAGAAGTATCAATTATATTCGAGAGAGTGTGATACCATCATTCTTTTCTGACAACAGACATGAAATTAACAGGTTGTACGATCTTTCAAAAACTGACTACACTTATAAGACAATGAAGAGATTTTCTGTTAACCCTGTAGCTTTTATGGAGAGTTATTTAGATTATGAGGATAGACTCGTAGAATTCACAGAGGCTACATATACTATGGAAAGTGGAGATGTTGCTATAGAGTCAGTACATGATAGATTAATTACTATTGAAGAAAGTACAAAACAGATGCATGATAAGTGTCAAGCTGAGGCGTACTCAGAAAGAAAGTTCACTGATATTATGTCTGACGTTTTCACATTACTTGAGTATTGTGAGGGAAAATCTGACGTTTATAACAGATATGAAAACATAATAAAATCTGTTAAAAACACCTCATTTTCTGGTACTGGTGAATATTTGGACGCACAGAAAGACTATGCTATGCACGTATTAGAATCCACAGCTGGTATAATAGAGGATTCGCTAATATTATCATTTGATGCTTTCAAGACAGCACAGGAAATATCTTCTGTTAATAAGAGGGATTATAAAAATGATAAGAAGAGACCTCAATATCAGCTATTTTAAATATGGAGGGACAATGCATGGAATATTATTTATTTAAAAGTGACTTAGAAGTAGATCGATTGTATTTGGAGTGTGTAAATACTTTTATTTATGAATCTGAAAATGATAATACCAAACAAGTAGATAGTGATAAGAAACAAGGTATAATCATGACATTAATCGAAAAAATAAAAGAAATATTAGATAAGATAAAAGCATGGTTTATAAAGCCAAAGGATGGTAAAGTCAGTGAATATTCTAAAATTGAAGATGCTGTGCAAGAAAATCCTGAGCTAAAACGTGAAAATGTTGAAGTGGATAGTTCAGAACTTATAACCGATTCACCAAAGGCGGAAGTGAAGGATATAAAAAACATTTTACAAAAAATCAAAAAAGGTCAATATACCGATGAAGAACTTGCTAAGATTGATAAAGTTAAGAAAACATCACTACGTGGTGGAGTAATAACGCTATCCGTTTTAGCAGCTATAACTACTATCAGAGAATTAAGATCTATGCTACCTTTATGTGATCAATTACTGAATGCATATAAAGGAGAAACAGTTGAGGTAAAAGTGGGTAATACGAATCTCAATACAGCACAATATTGTAAAGGTCTTTATAAGGTTGTTAGACGTGTATATGATTTGTCGTATAATTTAACACATGCTGTTTATGAAAAGGTAAGTTATGGTACTGAAAAAGGCAAAGAGGAATATAACAAATTAAATAACGTTGCAAGATCAAGAGTGAACAAAAAGATAGTAACTGATGTAAAACAGCAGGTCGCACAGCTTAATGACAAGATTAAAGAGACCAGAGAACACCTTAGTAAATTGAAAAAAGAAGAGAAGACTGAAGCCACAAAGAATGAAATAGAAAAAGCTAAGAAAGAGTTAGCATCATTGGAATCTGAACATAAAAAGTTACAAGCACTGGTTAGGTTTAGATAATGATAATATGTAGAGAGTAAAACTCATCGGTAGAATCTACCGATGAGTTTCCTTTTATAAACAGTATAATAATAAATTTTTTAAATATATTAAGGAGTTGATTATATGAGTTACTATAATTCAAATATTGATGATTTTAATGCATATATTAATAAATATGTCGTTGAGACATCATCTTTATGCATGGCTCTTGATATGATCGAAATGTCACATGAAGATATGATTCGTCGTGCGAATTATAAATTAACATGTGAATCCGGTACATATGAAGATGCTCTATACTTATATGAAGAAGCAAATAAAGAGACATCTAGTAAGCAAGATGGTATTCTTACTAGACTTTTTAAGTGGATAGGTGACGCTCTTAAAAAGATACAAACTTTCCTCTTTGGAACAAAAGATGATGAAGGTAAAACAAACCTTGATAAGGCTAAGGAGAAAGCACAAGAAGGTAAGTCCAACGGTGAAGAAGTCCCTGATCTAGATGTTCCAGCAGACTATGTCAAGCAACATAAATCTGTCATTGCTGAATTTAAGGCTTGGGCGGCTCGTGGTTTTGAAGGTGATATACCTGACACTATCAAGGACTTTACAAAAAAGGGAGCCGCTGTAGTAGCAGTCGGTGGTGCAGCAAAGTTGACATGGGACAGTATTATGGGAATACTAAGTTATGTCGGAGGAGATTCATCTGCACTTGCAAAGATAAAGAATCAGCTAGAAAAGAAAGCCGAAGAAACAACTGATGAAGGAAAAAAGACCTTACTATCGCATGCTGCTAAGCTACTAAATTCCATAATCGCCACACATAGTTCAGTCATTAACAAAGTTGTTGGTGGACTTTGTAAGGCTGGTGCCGATAAGAAATCTGAAAAGTATAATAAAAAGCTAGGCGATTTAGATAAGCAGATATCTGATCTAGAGAAAAAAATAAATGATTCTAGTACTGATCCAAAGATGGTTGAGAGATATAAGAAACAGCTAGAAAAACTTAAAAAGCAGCGAGAAAATGCGGATACTAAATTTAAGGATGCTGTGGAACTTTCTACAGGCGCAGAGACTACACAGAAGATAAATGATATAGTTAAGAAGGCAAAGGGAAGCTACTATCAAAATAAAGTTAAGTCATGTCTAAAACATCCTGATGATAAAGAGGCTTATACGAAGGTGCACGAAGAATTAGAGGAAGCTAAAAGAATACTAAACAGCCCTGCATCTAAGAATAAGATTTCAAATGGAGACCGTCAGAATGCTTTGGATAAAATCAAAACTTGTTTGGACGATCTAGACCACAAAGAAAAGGATAGCGAGACAGCTGATGCTGATGTAGCGGATGCAAAAGCACCAGACAATGATTCAACAACTGAGTCATGGTTTGATATTGATGCGTATAATGATTGGACTAATTTCACATTCGAATCATCTGAGGAGTTAGACGATGAATTACGTGAAATTATTGATGAACTTTAATTATAAAAATGAATAAGGAGTTGAGTACATATGTTTGATACAATTGAACAAAATTTATATGAGGCATCTAATGCATTCGACATTTCTATGATGAAGGTTGAATCTTTTTATGAAGCCGCTATGAGAGAATGTAACATTAAGCGTGCAGAGGCTGACCTATGCTATGCCACAGAATCTGTAGGGGACTATGAATATAGTTACATGTACGAAGATGCAGGTAATGGATTAGCTGACAGATTTGTCACTGCAGTAAAGAAGATTATCGAATCCATAAAGGAATTCTTCGCTAAGTTAAAGGAAAAGGTTATGGCTTTGTATAGAGATAGTAAGATCTCTGCTCTAGTATCTAAGGCTAAGGAAAAGCTACGTAAGAATCCTATTCTTGCAAGAAAGAAGGCTCCTGAGACTATATCAAACCTAGCAGTCATAATCGAAGTATATGAAGATGAAGAGAGAGTTCTTAATAGAGAAGCAGCAGTTGCTAGTACTGATAATTTTGATGAGGATGAATTTGATGAGCATCGCCAAAAGTTCCAGATTGAGGCTGATAAGGCTGAAGAAGAAGAAATTGAAGTAACTGTCGATGAAGCCGTGGACGAGCTTGATGATGGAATTAAGATTATGGACAAGGTTGTTAATGAATCTAAGTCTGTACAGGATTCTATTAAATCTAAGGCTGACAAGGTTAAGGAAGTAGCTTCTGATACAGCTAATAAGGTGCTAAAGGTATTAAAGGCTATAGCTAGCACTGTCAAAGCTAAGGCAAAAGCAGTCGTTGCAGCCGTTACAGACATGGCAAGAAAGGTTGCTAAGTTTATTAAGGGTGCCTTAGAAGTAGCAGATGATGCAGTCCATGCTGGTCTAGAAGGAATAGACGCTGGTGCTAGCAATTATGCCGGTTACAGAAAGGCTAAAAGATCAGTAAAGCGTGGTGTGCGTACTGCTCAGCGTAGTTACAATACGCGTAGAAGTGAGCGTGCAGCATCTTTGAGTGAATCTACATTTGATTGTGATGGTTATCTAGATTATCTAATGGGTAATATTAATGAAAGTACATCATATGATTGTGATGATTTCGATATAGATTCATTTTTAGACTAAATGAATATTGAAAATGGACGCGAATTATTGTTTCGCGTCCATTTTATCTTTTTATGAAAAAGGAGTGAATCACATGGATGAATGTCTATTTTGGTTAGAAAAAGCCAATGAAAGAGCTGAGGATTATATTGAATTGTCCTATACTCAAGCTTTTTATGAAGCAGATGACAGTGATACTAATAAAGCGAACGATAAGACCGAAAAAGACACAAATACATTTATCGGTAATGCTGCTAGAGCAGTAATAAAAATGATTGAAAATCTGATATCCAGTATACGAATATGGATTAAAAAGCATTTTAGTATAAAACATATAAATGATGTTAGAACTGCCATTAAGAACGCCGGTAAAGAAAATGAGAGTGTAAAAGTTATTGATTCGAAGAAAGTAAACGCTGTCTACTCTGAGGCTATTAAAAAAGTAGAGGAAGAACAAAAGAAAGCTGTACAAGAAGCAGAGAGTATGAGTGAATCTAATACCGATGAAGCTGACACAGGTGTTGATGATAGTGGGAACTTTATTACTGGTATAGAAAATATGCTTTCTGAAAAACTACAAGGATTGGGAAAAGATTTGGGAGACGTTGCAAAAGTGGCACCCGCATGGACTACAACATTAGTTGCGGATGTAGCACTAAAGAACGCGATTAATGATGAGGGCACCGCTGAGGCATATCTTAGAATTCTCGAGTCTGATAAAAAGTTGATGGAAAAGCTGGAGCAACAACTTGGTAAAGCGCAAGCGAAGAAGTTTAAAAAGCAGATAAAATCCTGCACTAAGGCTATATCTCTAACTAGATTCGCTGCAAAGCTAAGAGGTGAATGTTTTAATTGCGAAGCTGATATAATATCTACTACTATCGATGATGTTTCAAAGATAGTTAGTGCGCCAGTATCAGGAGCGGTCGGAGATTTTGTTAAGGGTAATAATATAACTCAGGATGGTAAAGATAGGACTCGTCGTGCATATTTACGTAGCAAGCTGGCATCCAATCCTCAAACTAAAAAAGGTGTGAAGGGACTTGTTAAAGGTGCTAATAGTGCTCGTAAGGCATATAATTCAGCCAAGTTTTACGGTGATGGTGAAGGCAAAATTACAGCAGGTAATTTATTTAAGTCTATGCTCGGTGATAACGAATAATGTAAGAAGAGGGTTTTACCTCTTCTTACATTATATGGCGAAACAATTTAATAAAATTAGAATAAGAAAAAGGAGTGATATTTATGCGTACAAATTCGAAGTTTATACATGAATTTGATGAATATGCACAAATAGCTTTAGCTACAGAGTCAGCTGATAGGATAGTGAATGAGGCGTTAGCAAACTGTTACAGAGCGGAAAAAAGAGCAAAGTACAGCGCAATGTTTGAGAACACCGATTCTTCATATATAGTAGAAGAAGCCAAGCAAGGTCTATTCGAGAAGATTGGCGACGCTATTAAAAGTTTAATCGCTAATGTAGTTGATGCTGTAAAGAGCTTATTTTCGAAAATAAAGGGTAATGGTAGCCCTGCTAATGATACAATATCGGAAGCTAAAAAGATTCTTAATGAACACCCAGAATCGAAGGATGAATTGTTATCAGGATTGGAAGAAGGAAAATATGATATTGGTGATCTTGAAAAACTAAGAAAGGGTTACCAAGAGTGTACCGAACTTCTAGCTGAAGAGAAAATAGATACCTCAACATTCAAAGGAAAAATCCAAGCTCTTTTAAAGAAGTTTGACAAAGAACCACAAACGGTTGTTAGAGCAAAGAATTTTGCGGCGACTGTTGGAGTGGCAGTCACGTTATTGGGCCTTATATCAAAAACCCAAAAAGAAACCACTAATATCGCTGACACAGTCAATTCCATGAAGGAAAGGTTTCATCGTACTTTATCAAAAGAGGGTGATGATGGAACACAACAGTCTGTATTGGCAGCATTTTATGATGCCTCTAAGTTAATATTAAATAAATCTGCGAGTGAAAGTGTAAAGCGTGGAAAGTTATTTACAGTTGTTGATAACTTCCTAAAGAAAGTAGTCAATAAATATTCTAAAACAGATTCAACGAAACAAGAAGCATCTAGGGAAAAGCACAGACAAGCTGCAAATTCTTATTTACCTAACGCTAGAGATATAATGCTTCTTGAGAAGGAAATAGGTAGGATACAATCAGAAATTAAAGAAACTACCGATCCAGACAAAGTAGAAAAACTAAAACGTGATTTAGAAAGAACCGAGACTCGTCTAAGAGAGATTAATAGACATCAGTTCACTGTTATTGATGACTTGATGGCGGATTCTGAAAAGAACGAAGGTGCCATAGCGCGAAAAGAAGCAGAATTAAAACGTAGGGAAAAAGAGATAGCGCGAAAAGAAGCAGAGGTTAGTAAACTATTAGCAGACGCACGACGTAAGTCTGCCGCTGCTGATAAACTAGTTAGAAAAAAACAGGCAATCGTCACCAGTGGAAAGAAAGATGCCATTAAAAATTATATCAGTGATTGTGAAAACGATATGATTGTCATTAATGGAGTAATCGATGATCTAAAAGACATTCGACAGGCTTTGAACGCCATTTTGGGACGTAAAAAGGTTAGGAGCGATAAAGATCATGGCATACAAGAAGCTATTGGTAAGATCACCACTGAAATCGGTATAGCATCAGCAAGATACAATCAACTAGTTGATAGTCGTAATGAAGCCAAGAAGGCTTTGAGTAAATTATCTTAATTGCGAGGTGATAATAAATGATAAAAATCGCAGACTATACGCAAAATAATATGTTCGAACTAATTTCCTTGTATAAGGATATAGATAGGAACATCTGCACAACAGGATTTAAGAATGCGTGTTATGGCATCAACGAATCTGCGTTAGATTCTATCATGTCATATAGCGTAGAACACATGGATTTTTCCAAGCCATTGAATTCATCTATTGAAAATTTGATGACCATAGAAGATACGGATGATCTTGTATTATTCTATGAGAATATAGTTTCATCGTTCAATCTTAACAATAGACCGATTACCGTAGGTTTAATGGATACTGATGCTATATCCAAGATACGTCCACAATACCTAAATTTATATGTTAGAGAATTGAATAAGACATTTAAGAAATGGGCTGCAGGTTCTATTAAGGCAGACACAGTAGATATGGAACGTGTTAAAACGATATGTATGAAATTGGCTGATAAGACTAAGAAACAAGTTGTATGTACAACACTACCTAGTGCAGAAGCTTTGATGCTTCAAACACGTAATCCGGATATGTTCACAGCAGACGCTGATTTCATATCTAACATTACAGTCCCATTTGTTCGTAACTTTAATATAGTTAAAGGCCAATTAATAAATGAGGCGCAGGATATTCTAAGAGCTACGAATATGGTCAAAGATCAACTTCAATCTCTTACGGAGGCAGGTTCAAAGTTAAAACTGGACCCTGAAACAAAGAGATTATTTGATTTTTATGTGTTTAATACCGTAAAGTTTTCATATGATATGATGACGTATATAGTTTCAATGACCATTCAGAGAATTGGTGCGTATGTTTACAACATGAATACATTTTGTAAGTTGTATAATACGATTCATAACTTCTACCCAGAAGGCTCCAGAATACTACACGAGAATGCAATAGACAGTGGTCTTGATGACTTAGATGACACAACTTTAATGAACGCTATGATATATAATGACACAACGTTTTTATATCCAATGATACACCAATGTCTTGATAGAAATAGCTTTGAGGCCGATCATCTAACTAGATATGTAAATACTGATGATATCATTGATAATATCAATGGATATGATTGTGATGGTGAATATGATAAAAATTGCTATGAACAAACACTTGCTGTTTTAAAAATAGTAAATGAAAAAATGCGTGGCATGTATGAAGCGTCTAAGGATCCAAACATGACCGTTGATGATATCATAAATCGATCTGGTGCTAACGATGCGTTTACTGACAAGTTTGGACCTCTAGTAGCGGCTATTCCCGATACAAGCGCATATACAAGGGATCTAAATTCTGATAATGGTAGTCCACAAGCGGCTTTAAAAATGATAAAGACTGAACTAGCTAATTATGATACAAATATTTCGAAAATCGCAGCTGCATGCCAAGCTATATACAAGAATATATCCAGCATGCAGAAATCTTACAAATACAATGTAAATGGTCAATTCGGATCTTCTGAACAAGCCGATGAACTTCTACAGTTTGCTGATGAATTTGAGCAACAGATTAAAGATATATCTATTAATCTTATTAAGGCATTCATTCAGAGACTCAAAGGCTTAAAGGGAGCTATGGAATCTATTGACGTTTTTCAGGAAAAAGTATGTTTGCCTATTGCTGTATACGATCGTGATGACGAATATTTAATAGAGGCTTATAATTCTATAATTGAAGAGAAAACCATTTTAGAGCGTGGTGCTTTTGAGTCATTATTGATGGATTACAACTCTTATAGATCAAAAGTGGAACGTGGTGTAGAACTAGTATATGAAGCTAATACCAATGAAAAGAAAAACGATAATGATACTGATAAGAAAAATGCTAGTAACGATAAATCTAGTGACAAGTCGGATGATAGTACCGATAATCCACAGGTTAATATATCATCTAATACCGATCAACAAAACGAGACTGATACTAATAATAGTGACAAGAATACTGGTGATCAGAACAACAGTAATACTACTGATAATTCAAATAACGACAATAACCAACAAGGCAAGACTGATGCTAAGCCATCTGATACGAATAATTCCAATAATCAGAATAATTCTCAGTCTAATGCTCAAAATAATACCAATAACACAACTGATAACAACTCTCAAAATAATCAAAACAAGAAGGGTATTATTAGAGAAGCTTTAGATAAGTTTATGAAGTTTGTCAAAGATTTAATAAACAAGTTTAAAGGTAAGGTTAAGAAACTTGGTCCTAAGGCTAACTATGTCAAAAACAACAAGGATAAGATATTAAATGCTATTAATGAGAAAACATCACTAAAATTGCAACCATATTATCCTGCGTTTGATTATAAACGCTTCGTGGCAGACATGAAAACATTTGAAAATAATATAAAAAGTAAAGCTATTGAATCTGCCAAGAAATCTCAGGGAGAGTTCAGATCAGATATATTTGGTTTCATATCTACTAAACAAATAGGCAATTTCACTTTGGAAAATGATTTTGGTAAATTTATAATGGCGTATTATTCTTCAGGAAATAATATAGACGACTTCGAAAAAGGTCGTGTCGTAACGGGCGATGCGTTGAAGAATGATATGACTAATGAAATAGAATATATATCCAACTATGAGACTATATGTAGTGAAGTTGCTAATACTTGTAACAGAATATTAAGATATATTGATGCAGAATTTGCTAATAAACTGGGTATTGAACCTAGTAATACGAATAATAATACACAGAATAATAGCAATACAAATAATAATGCTACTGATAATAATAACAATACACAGAATAATAGTCAGAATACAAATGAGTCTGTAATACTTAACGAATCTGTTTTGTTCGAAGACGGAGAGCAGACTAATAGTAATGACAATAATAATTCCGAAGAAAGTATTATTAGCAAGGTTACTGGGGATGTTAGAGTCTTCGGAACGACCATCCTTACTGTTTTGGAAAAGCGTTTTATGAATGATACTAAGATTATGTATACTATTTTGAATGGCGGCGAACAGTCTAATAATCAAAATAACAATAATGACAATAATAATGCTAACAATTCCAACAACAGTTCAAACAACGATAATAACAATAACGACAATAATAATGACAATAACTCTAATAACGACCAGTCTAATAATCAAACTAATGATAACAGTAATTCTAACAATCAAAACAATAATAATTAATTAAGTATTAATATAGATATAAAGATGGCATTTTAAGATAGAGAGGGCTAATCCTCTCTATCTTAAATATCTAACGTAAAATTTAATTATATATTATAATTGTGAATAAGATAAAATAATCAACAATATATTGGTTTTAAAAAGGAGGTATCAATACCAATGTCAAATTCACAGTACAAGTCTAATGCATACATTTTTAGTAAATTAAGTAATAATCTCGGTGTTGAACAGAGATTAAATAATAATAACGCATGGGCGTTTGAATTAATGTGTTTAATGGAGGATAAGCATGAAGAAAAAAACTGTAATTTCAGAGTTGAAAGAGTACACACCAACAAGTATACAACCTTACGTAGAGCTAGCTGAGGTTTTAATAAATAATGAGCATGTGCAGCGTGCTGCTAGTAAAATAGGTGAAAGTATTCTAGGTAAGTACGAAGATAACAATGAGACAAGATCCGTGTCGGATTTTGTTTATGGTAATTATGTTTCAAAAAAGAAAGTCAAGAAATTAAAGAAACATAAAAAGAATTCAACTTGGTATTCAGTACATGATGATAGAGATATCATATAAACCCATAGTAAAAAGATGGATATGATCCATCTTTTTTCTCCTGAAAACGAATAAACAGTAACATAACAACTTATGAAAGGAGTTTTTAATATGGTCAAAACATATAGTATTAAGGCTAAGGAACGTAAAGTAGAAGCTGTAGGTGGTAAATATTGTGTAGTCGAAAATATGGGCGATAGCACAGTATTTATTTCTACAACGAGTAATATTGTTCCTAGCGCTGCAGGTGTTATAGCGATTGGTCCAAAGAGTGTTAAGTCTTTGATTGTTGATCCTCAGTACAAGTGGAGTTCTGCTGAACTTGCATTTGACTGGGTAGCTGATTTGTATGTTACATCAACTGATACAACAACAATCGAAGTTTCCGCAAGTGTAGAAAATTGCTATGCTTATATTGTAAACGGCGATTATGATACATCTGCACTAATAAACGACAACGCATCATCTGTCGAAACCGCATTTGAAATCAAGTTAACACAAGATATTGTTAGAGCTTTTGAAATTGCAGAAGGTGATAGTATGACTATCGACCTTAATGGTACAACATTATCAAACAAGGAAAATCAAAAGACTATAATTAACTCTGGTACGCTTGTTATTAAGGACACATCAAGTGACAAGTCAGGTGTAATACAAAGTAATAGTAAGAAGACTGCTGTAATTCAAAATACAAGCACAGGTAGAATAATCATCGAGAGTGGCGTGATTGAGCACACTATCGAAGATCCGGGTTGCTATACTATAGATAATGCTGGTATTCTCGAAATCAATGGCGGTACTGTTAGAGCTTCCAGTGGCAATGGATCACTGATTAGGAACATAGGTCCTAACGCAAAGACTATCGTTAATGGTGGTTTACTAACTAATAAGTGGATTACACTTAAGAACGATGACGAAGGAACAATCATTGTTAATGGCGGTACTATTGAAACTACAGCTGCTGGTGGTAGTGGAATACAAAACTGGGGCACAGCAACTATTAATGGTGGTAAGATCACTTCCGTTGATGGTTCTGCAGCTATATATCAGCTAACATGGTCAGATGATTATGCTTCTAATCTAGTATTTAATAACGGAACTGTTAATGGTACTGTTATGGTTAGACAGTACACAGACTACACAGGTTCACAAGTTCCTAAGTTCGTACTTAATGATGGATCTATCAATGGTGATGTTCTTCTAGGTAACAACGAAGGTAGTGTATATGGTATTGCTGAATTTGAAGTTAATGGTGGTACTATCAACGGTGAAGTCTTTACTTATGATAACAATAACGATGATGGTAGAGAAAATATCATTACTGTTAATGCAGGATCAATTCTTTTAAATGGTAAGACAGTTTCTGCAGGAAATGAATAAATATATTATACGAAGAGGAATAAACCTCTTCGTATTTTGTTATTTTTAATTATCATTTTACAATTAGATAATAAATCAGAAAAGGAGATTGAAATATGAAAGCTAAAGTTATTATAGACAACGGTGAGGAGATAAGAAAGAGTAAATTCTTATCAAAATGGAAAAAAGATATGATGAAGAGTATGCTTCAGATGAATCCACAATGGAGTGAAGAGAAAATAAGTGATATCATAGATGATATGATAATCGAAAGATTCCAAAACCCAGAGGTGCTATGCGATAATAATTATACACACGAGTCAAAAAGAAGTAACTTGTTAGACGTCGTTGACTGGGTAATGGATAAGAAACCTATTATTGCAGGAAATGGAACTTTTTATTTGAATCAAGATCAAGCAATTAATCCGAACGCTGTAATGGTAAATTCATTTCTAGCAGAGCGTAAAGCTATAAAGAAAAAGATGTTCTCAATTGAGGATGACACCAGCGAAGAATATGCGGCATGTGATAGAGATCAGGGTAATAAGAAAAGGTTAGCGAATTCATATTATGGAGGTTCAGGTGCTGAAACGTCAGCGTTTTATTCAAAGTGGAGTGCTCCTGCAACTACACTAACTGCACAGTCGGTAATTAGTACCTGTGAGAGTACGATAGAAGCATTTTTAGGTAATAACTTCTTATTCTTAGATTTAGATGAGTGTATCCACTGGATGAATTTGGTGTTGAAAGAAAATCCTAAATCAGATAAATGGCTCACAAGTCATAATATAGATGATGTATTTGAGCGATTAGTGTCTAGATTCTATGATTATAACAACAGGTATGATCATATTTTATATGAGTATCTATCGAATTGTAATCAAGATGAATTGAACGCCATTTATTATAAGAATAATATAACTGCGTTTACAAGTGAGAACTCATATGTATGTGATTTATACGAGAAGGTGTTCTCCAATGTTCAGATATATGAGACTGCAGATGATATAGCTTCTGTACCTGAGTTCTTTATATCCAAGCATTTAGACTTAGATGAAAATGCTATTATTAAAAAATGGAATTTATTTGTTAATGAATCGGCATTTCTTAATCCTAATAGTATCCCAGAAGCTGTCGCGTCATATATGGACGAGATTAAAAAGTTATATATGAAATACGTTTACATCGATTATATAATCGCAGATAAAATATATAGATTAAGGAAGTTCAAGCGAGATGCGGTTGTAATCGTTGATACTGATTCATGTATAATACAAATGGACACATGGACAGAATTATGTAGAAATTATATAATGAAATCAGATTATGGAAGAAATCCTGACATGAATACGTATATAGCTATCAACTCTATGACTGCTATCCTAACGGATGTTATTAGAGACATATTATATAAATATAGCCATTATACTAATATATGTGAAGAGCATTGTCGAGTTTTCAATATGAAGAACGAATTTTTATTCAGTAAGCTCATAATCGGAACTAAAAAGAAAAGATACATGAGCTTGATAAAAGTACGTGAAGGCACATTGCTCACAAAAGAAAAGTACGACGTTAAAGGTTTTGACTACATGAAGAGTGGAACCTCTATACAGGCAAAAGAATTCTTCGATCATATAGTTAAAGATTTAATGTTATACACAAAGGATATAGATGTGTCATGTATTCGTAAAGAGTTAGAGATATTCACTAATAATATTTATAATGATTTACAAGCAGGGAATACTGGGTTCTTACCATTATTAAAGGTTAAAGAAGCAGGAAATTACGCTGATCCTTGGAGAGAAGCAGGTGTTCGTGGTGCTGTAACGTGGAATATATTGTATCCTGACGAAGGTATAGAATTTCCAGTCAGTGTATCTGCGTTAAAGCTTACTATTAACGATGAATCCGATATAGCAGAATTACAATATACAGATCCAGAAATATATGAAAAACTACTAGAGGTTTTGAATCATGAAATGACATACAAGGTTAGTAAAAGTGGAAAACGAGAATCGAGAGGAATTGCTATATTATGCATCCCACAAGGTGCTAAGATACCTGAATGGACTAAACCTTATATTGATTACGAAACAATCATTAATACAATAATCGGTAAGTTTAAAGGCGTAAGTAATTTGCTAAAGATTAAATCTATAAAGGTAGGAAAGAAGATAGGATCCAATGATAGAAAGAGTGAGAAGTTATCTAACATAATAGGATTCTAATAACTAAGGGTAAGTTGTACATGGGCATCCATGTACAACTTTGTTATTTACCGTAATAGCATATTATTTAATTATATATTATAATTGTGAATATAGAGATTAATATTAGCACATCGTTTCTATGTTCCAGTATATAAGGATGTGCATCTTACATACCATAGGAGGTATAATTATGAAAACAAATAATATCCAAAGAAAAGACCTAGTCAGCATCCTAGAGGAGCAATACTATGCGCAGTATGAGATATACGTAGATCTATATCCTGGCAAACGCAGAGAAAACAGACCAGCTAAGGTACTACTTGGCTACGACGGCTTGTTTAATCCAGATATGTCAGATGGTGCTATCGCTCTACTAATCATGTTCCAAGGCGACTATGACAAAGCTCGTCAACATCAAAAAGCAATCATCGACAGGATGGAAGACGTCCTACGCGATGCTGGCTTGGAAGATAAGCTTATGTAATAAGTCTAGAAGAGTCTTTATGAGGAGTTTTTATGACTCCTCTTTTTTTATTTTTTATACGTGGTAAACAATCATATAATTTAATTTTATGGAGGAATAAAAATAATGAGTGATTTTGAATTTAGAGATGTCATAACTAATAACGATGAAGGTTATGACAATATATCAAAAAACAACAATAACGGCTCAGAAAATATAAGAACCGTGGCTAAGTTTGAAAAAGTGACTTTTGAGCAATTCTTTGATGATATGAGAAGTACTGGTTGTTTAGATGTTTTTTTGGATCCAGCTTCTGGATATGTATCTGATACTTCAGAAGCAGTAGGAAGAGTAGTAGAACTAGTTGAGAAAATTTATGACAACATTAAGATTCCTTGTAGAGCTACTAATAAGTCTGCGGGATATGATTTTTTCTTGCCATTTAATTATAGTATATACTCTGGAATACAGTCAATTGTAATTCCTACTGGTATAAGATGTAATATGCAAGAAGATGTCGCTTTATGGTTGATGCCTAAATCTGGTCTTGGCTTTAAGTATCATATGCAGTTAATGAATACAATAGGATTAGTTGATGCGGATTACTATAACAGCGATAACGAAGGACATATCATGTTAAAGATAAGTACAGACGACATGCAGCAATCATGTGGATGTCATAGTAGTGATGATTCGTCTAACAAAGAAAAGTATGTACCGGAATATCTACAAGAGGGTAAAAAGATAATACAAGGAGTATTTTTAAAATACTACACAACTAGTGATGATGATCAGACCGATTTTCAAACTAGGAATGGTGGATTCGGTTCCACAGGAGAATAATTATGTATATAATATATGCGAAGCAATTCGCATATATTTTTTGTGCAAATTTTACCTATCCCCCAACATAATAGTAATCAAAATAAAAATAGAAAGGTTGAATAATTATGAGTGAATTATTTGGAGAGTACTATGATATAGATAGTCACAGTATTTTAAAAGGTGTATCTGTGGATTTAATAATAGAATACTTAAAGGAGCAAATGGTTGATCCTTATAACTTAAGTACAAGAAACTATGTTGATGAATTTATAGGTGACTATGAATATTCTAAAAAGTGTGTAATAGAAGGAAATGAAGAAGCTGATGATATTAACGATACGGAACTAGATGAAGAGCTAGCTAGAGTAGAAGGGTATAGAAACAGGTTCATTGAATTCGTAAGAGGATTATTTTATAATAATTTATCAATAGGACTTAATGAATTTGATGATATAGCACCTGATAAGCAGGATAAAATCTTGTCCGTTGTATATAGGTATTTTGTATTGAATATTAAGCGTAATTTCCTTAATTTATGTGAAGGATATATTGAAGAGCATAGGAATGATTTGGCTAAAGTTTATAAGAGAAACGGTGACATCACGGCGTTAGCACAAAAAACACGTGTTACTGATCCAATCGATATGATCATCATTTCATCGCTGCCAGAGATTATTAATGAGATTATGAATATCGAATATCCTATTGACGAGTTCGTTGTCCATACATATGGTCTAGAACCTCCTGAGTATGATGCAGTATTAGTCAAGGAATTAATTGATAAAGATATTATAACTGGTAACTTTGTACCACATTATAAAAAGCTTGCTAGCGATTACTTACTTAATGATATTGAATTCATCATAAAATCAAGCATATTGAGTAAGTATAATGCTGAGAAAGAATAAAATTGATTATATATTATAATCTTAATGTGTACCAGTAAATTATTATTGAGTATACATAAAGTTAAAATAAATTCAAACAAGAAAAAATGGAGGTTTTGCTATGAGCAACTTTTACGGTAATCAATCGAACAGACAGTTCGGTAGTAACAACACAAACACAAGGGTTATGACATTATATTGTGATTTATCACAAATGATTATAACGTATTGGAATGACAAGGTATCTATCAAGATGACATCTGTTATTCCAGAGAGTGTGGTTGAAGGACAACTAAGGAGATATAATGATGGTGGTATTACTTTTGCACTCAGTCCATCTAAAGCTGTAGTAGTAGCTGAAGGTATAACTGATTTGATATGCGGACGTAATAAGGGTTTCACTATCGAAACAGGCACACCGGGTAATGTTAATGAAGTTACCATCAAGCTGGATGAATCTGGTGACTATGTGTTAATCTGTAACCGTCAATCACAGAATATCAGTATAACATATAAGTTTAACTCTGTTGATGTTAAAGAGATTAAGGATGATGGTTCTCTTGTAACTTCTAAGGTTCAAGGTGAACTGCTAAGTTTGAAGAGAATACTAGATAGTTATTCTGGTATCGTGTATGGTTCACAACACGCAGCGTCATTGAGTAACAACTACAGACAATCTGCTAACAGACAACATACATCAAATGGATATAGCAGTTACCAACAGCCACAACAACAAGAAGCTACCGTCACTAATGTTTCATCACCAGATGACATATTTGACGTTGAATCTTTGTTCTAATAAAAAAGTATGTCTAAAAGATGGAGCAAGTTGCTCCATCTTTTTTATGTTTGGGAGGAATAAAAATGAGTAAAAGAAATGGTAATATATTGACAGGTGATGATGTTTTATTTGTTGAATTTGATGATATCATCAAAACACCATCGTTAACGTTAACATCACTAGTATCCAGATTAGATACTAAAGAAACCCAGATTTTAGATACGTCATTGGTGAAAGAGTATGATCCTCTGGCATTAATAGAATGGTATATCATGAGAAAGCACAGAAACATTGTTGCTGAGCTGAGCAAATTGAAAACTCTGGATGAATCTGAATATGAGGATGTCCTAACTTATTTCTTAAAATCTCTTGATGCAGTGTATGCTAGCTCACTGAGACTTAAGGGATGTGAACTTATTTATACGGCGCTATATCATAAAACATGCGACGAAATAATAATATATAGCGATTATACGAACGATGCCTATGTAAAGGAATGCACGAGGTTATTCGGTGATAAGGTAACTATTGTCGGAGGAGATTTTAGACAATCGATTAGATCTCTCCCTTATAATTCTTCATATGTAATATCTGACATTAAAAAATTGAATATTTTATATGAAGAAAACAAGATAAACTGTACATCAGTTTTATTACCATTGGAATACCACTATAATAATATTCCAAATTGTTCAGAGATGATTCAGAAATATTGTGAGGATAAAAGTAAGCCTGTGAAGATAATGTACTTCCCAGTATGGTATACAGATCAGGATACAAAGCAGTCTGATAAAGGACAAAAAGCGTAGTTTAGAGGAAACCGCATTTTTTATTAACTGTAAACAATAGTATAAATTAAATTTCAAATTTTTATGGAGGAAATTGTTTTATGAGTACAGAAAAACTAGAAAGAGAAAATGCCACATTTGGCGAAAGGCATGGCTTACATTTAGAGCCAATGTCTAACACACTAGGTAAGAGTGAATTCCAAACAAGAGTTAAAAAGGTATTTGCAGCTATTGCAGATAAGATTGGAAAGTCATTAGGACCCGGTGGCGAAACAACTTTTATTGCAAATTACCCTTATGTCCACCCAACAAAGGATGGTTATACAATCATGAAGAATCTAAGTTTTGACTTGTTCATCGATGATATAATTAAGGATATGGCGGATAAAGTTTGTAGTAGATTAAACTATAGTGTCGGTGACGGTACTACAAGTGCTATTATGGCTACTAACGCAGTTTATGATTCAGTAGCAACATCTCTAGATACCTATGGGTACAAGTCAAGAGAAATAACTGAAGCATTTGATGAGATTCGTGAGGAAGTTGTTTCAGCTATGAAACAAGTAGCTATTGATATCCGCACAGATGATTCTACGGAACTAGCACAGCGAGTACGTGAGATAGCATCTATATCATCTAACGGTAACGATGAAATTATTAACATAGTTACTGATTTATATTCTACTCTTATGTATCCAGCTATTACAGTGGTACTAGCTAAGGATGGTGTGACTAAGTCAAGAATTATAAGAGGATATGAAGCTGAGGTACTATTAACTGATAAGATGTACATAAATAATGATGATAATACAATGAATATTAATTCAGGTGACGTTATCGTTTTTGACCATAAGGTTAACGAGAATACATACAAGAGTATCATAAAGCCTTTAAATGAAGAATGTAAGGCTAGGGGTAGAAAGTTGGTCGTTATTGCACCTTTTTATGATGAGGTAGCTTTAACAGGTATCATTAGACGTGATATTCTTGACGAATACAACAAGGGAAAGTCAGTGAACCTAGTATTGACTGCTTGTAGAAACATGAATAGTAATCACAAGAACATGATTGCAGATTTAGCCATGTTATTGAATACAGAGCTAATCACTAGCGGTAGAGAAGAAGAAATCGTTAAATCTACAGCTAGAGATAATATTCAAAGATTCTTTAACCTAGACGATAGAGCTATTGATGGTATATCTGTAGCAGCCTTAGGTTTAGATGTTGAGACTAAGAGCCCATATCTTTATATAGTTCCTGAGGAGGATAGAGCTAACCATAAGTTTATAGACTGGACACTGGAGGAAGATCAAAAAACACCAACGGGTATCAGTCGTATTCGTGTAGGATTCGCTCGTAATATTGAATTAGGTCTTGGTTCATCTATCTTTGGTGATTTTGTTTATAACGAAGACTTGTATAACAAGTTCTTGCAAGATGCAAAGATAGACTTAGAAGAGACTGTCGAAAAGTATAAGAAGCTAGGCTCGTTTAGTACTGAGGTTGTAAACAAGCAAAAGAGATTATATCGTCTAGGAATGAAGATGGGTATAATTGAAGTAGGCGGAGAATCTGATATATCTCAGAAGTATCTAAAGGATGCTGTTGATGATACAGTAAGAGCAGTAGAATCTGCATACAATCATGGTATTGTACAAGGTTGTCATGTAACACTTGTTGATGTATTGAAGTCCATTGTTACTGGCTATAGAAAGTTGGTTAATGATGGCGAAATCGTATCAGAAGATGCCATAGAACACAACAAGTTGAAGATTATGCTAGTCTCATCCTTAATTACTGGATTTACATCAGTATATGAATCAGTCCTAAGAAATGCTGATATATCTGATGATGACATTAGTAGTATTACCACAGAATCAAGTAAACAGGTAATTGCTTACAACATCATGACAAAGTCATATGATGGTACAGTAATCAATAGTTGTGAGACTGATATTGAAATTCTCCGTGCGGTTATAGATTTAGTGGGACTAATAGTGACTGCTAATCAGTTAGTAATTTGTGAAGGAAGAAATGGTGATCAGTAATGGAATATCAAACATTGCAACAATTTATCGAGGAACCCTTCGGTAAAAAAAGTAATGCGGGCACTGAGTACAGAACAAAATATAACATATTCAAAAATGCCAACAAGATAAAACTTGTTGGCATTTCATTAGTTAGTGATGAATATTATTATCATCTCAAAGTACCATCTGAGAGTACTACTACATATTATGACGTGGTAATATTATTCTTTTCGGATGACCCTAAAATTTCTAAAAGTCATTCTTTAACAGAATATAAAATTAAGTTCTTTTCTAACTGCCCAAGTTTTACTTATAAATATGCAGCGCTTTATAAAAAAGAAAAATATCTCATAGAGCAGTTGTATCAAAAACTTAATGTTAATTATTTAAATACTATGCCTGATAAGACTAATCCGGACTATCAACTTATGTATGATAAGTCTTTATTCTTTGCTTGCTCATATCTACTTGATCATAAGCTTTTTGTTCTTAACAAGACTAATGTCTTTATTAAGAAAAAAACGTTCTCTAAATTTGTAGATGATATAAGAGAAAGCGAAGATGTTATGACTGATATAGCCATAAGTAAAATGGAGAAATCTATCAAAGAACCGGAGAAAAAGAAACTAGGTAATTTGGTAGCAAGATATGGGGATGCAGGTAAGATGAACCCAGTCATAGCAAAGCAAGTTGGTAAAAATTTAGCAGACCATAAAATAGGTAAGGTAAAGCCGAAAGCTAAGGTTAAACCTAAACCTAAAAAACGAGCCAAAAAGAAGACTTCTGGGTTAACATAAATAAACGATTATATATTATAATGATGATATAACAACCGAATATGTTTTGTCTTTCGAAAGGAGAAATTATTATCATGAGTATGATTCCAAAAATAACTAAGTGGAAAAACAACGGTAAAGTGAAACTTGTTGATTATGACAACAAGCAATTTATAATTCACTTTGATGAGAAGTTGAATAATCCCGCGTTAGCATGCTACAATACGTTCATTATCAACAAAACTAGTTATGCAAATAAGTTAGATTCTATAAGCAGATATATAGCTTATTTCATGAAGTACTATGATGAAGATGACGAACTACTGATGGCGTATTTAAAACTTAAGCATGATGTCGATGTTGTACATAAGTACACAGCCGATAATATGGATGAGTTTATAAACGATTTGTATGAGATTATGTTTACACCTTCAATCGAGCATAACCTTGACCAACTTGTAGAGTATAATAACGTTATTGACATTGAGTCTGACGACGACGGTAAAAAACAATACAAGACGACTAAGAAGTATGTGGAAAGTCTAGAGTTCACAAATAAGCACGTATCGTTATTATACAAGATAAGTTTTTGTATGAAGATGATAATACCCATCATGATGCACTACTTCGTAGTCAATAGGATTAAACCTAATAGTGATGAGAGTGGGAATATTTATAAATTCTTTGAGCCACTAATGGGTTCTAGATTTTCCAGTGAGATTAATATATACAACAAGTTATACGTGTATGTTAAATGCAAAATCCAAGAGAACCGTTCTCAAAATAGTACTATCTATGAGCAGCGTGATATCTTTGGTAAGGACATCTCTACTTTGACGCAAGAATTTCTACGTAAGAAACTGATAACCGAGAATTTGTTTAAATATGAATTTAATGGTAACCCTGTTGCATTAAACAAGACTATCGTGCAATCTCAATTAGGATATTTCATCAAAGAGAAGTATACTAAAACTATGACTCTTGTTAATATGGAACAGAATGGTGATGGACTATCAGGTATGGAAAAACTAGAAATGAGCATGGCTAAACTCGATGAAGGTATGCTAATATTTGCAGAAATTAACATAGCAAACGCCATAGAATCAATAAGAAACAGATACCAGTTCGATATAGGCGAAGATGAGTTACAATATATGATTCAATACCATATACCTTGTGAACTACAGATAGAATTGATAACTCTGTTCTTTACTAAATACTTTGGCGAGTCCAGGAATATAAAACTATGCAATAAGAGGCAATACTGTACACTAGCTTTAATTTTAAAGAAACTATTACTAACGATGGAAGCTAATGAAACAGGTCAATTGGATATCAGTTATCTACCTTATGTGTTAACTGGTAATCTAGATGGAAAGGTTGAAGAATCTATTATCAGAAACAACAAATTTGTTAATAAGCTACAAGCGTCTCCCAAGTATCAACAGTTAATTAATACAAAATATAAAGCTTTGGAAGAAATTCGTCCAGATACAATTTTGCTACTAATATCTTCTCTATGCAAGACACATTTTACCTATGTTACTCCTGAATATAAAGAAAAAACAGGAGAACCAATAGATACTAATAAAAACAAGTTAGCATATGAGATGATTAATCTACTTTCATTAGCATAGATAAAAGAAATTTTAAATACAAGTCTCATATGAGACTTGTATTTTTTTAATAACAGTTAGTTAAATTAATAAAAGGAGATTATACTATTATGGAAATACGTGAATTAAAGTCACAGATAATACAGTCTATTATTACTAGACCTGTATTCTCAAAATATAATGGGGATGAATTAGTTACTAAGTGCCCTTTTTGTGGAGATAACAATAAATTAGACGACGGTCATTTATATATACAAACCAATGAACTCGATGATTCCAAACCGATGTTATATCACTGCTTTAAATGTAATGAGAGTGGTAAAGTGAACACGGAGTTATTGGAACTACTAGATATCTTCGATGATGAGATAAATTCAGATCTTAGTAGAATGAATAAATCTAAATATAAGATAGTAAATGTTAAGAATAACGAATTGAAAACTTATAAATGGAAGATGCCAATCGCCACAAAAAGGGACATCAACAAAATACAATATATTGAAAAACGCCTAGGCATTAAGCTCAACAAGTATATATACGATGATGCAAAAATTGTGCCTAATCTTAAAGATTTTCTTAGATTAAATGAACTAACCGCAACCTGCAAAGATGATATGCTTGATATTGTGTCAAATAATTTTGTAGGTTTTATGACTTCACGAGGTACACATATATGGTTTAGAAACATTAAGGATAGCGGTGAAATACGATGGTATAAGTACCCCATTATTCACTGTACTGCGGGTAAAAACTATTATTCTATAAAAACGGAAATAGATATATTGAGCCCTGACAATATTAATATCAACTTATGTGAGGGCGTGTTTGACGCATTATCCATTGCATACAATTTATGCTATGAGAGTGATTTAAACATAGCAGTCGGATCTACAGATTATTTACCAGTCATCAATCACATTATATCATTGGGACTAGTGGGAGATAATATAACACTGAATATATACAGTGATAATGACAATAATGCGACAACGTCAATACAAAATTATAGGAGATTACTATATGGTTTCAAACCAATATTTAAGGAAATTAATATATATTATAATTTATTAGAGAAAGATTGTGGTGTGCCCAGAGAAAAGATAAGATTGAAAAAAGAGATAATATAAATACAGCTACAGGTCAACTGTAGTTGTATTTTTTTATTTATATTCCTAACCAAGCTATAGCATCATAAACAGATTCATTTACATCATTGATCGTTGTATTCTGGGTACTTTTATAATTTATTATAACTTGCTTAAGATTTCGAAGAATACTGCTATACGCCAATTGAGCAACCTGTAAAGATAATTTGTACCTTCTAATTTCTAAGTTGGTAACTTTATTAATAATAGTACTTAGTTCGCTATCATATTGAGGTATGCGTCGGTTACAATAATTGATAGTATCATTCACTAAACGTTCGCACGTCTTAACATCATTATTAAGTCGGTCTACTGCACTAGCCATATGGTCAATATATTTATAGTTTATAATATCCTCAACATATATTTTCGAGTTTTTGAGGGTGTTATCTGAGATATCTTTTTCGATGCTTTCAAATATTTCGTTATTACAATTAATTGACTCATTCATTTCCTCTTTAACTATTTTAAACGCTTCGTCGTATACTGCTCTCGCCTCTTTTCTGGCACGCTTTGCAAGTCGTTCAGGAATATTATCCAATTCTTTATTAAGTGCGTCCATATCGATGTCAGAACTTATAAGATCACCCTCTACTTCATCAATCATTGAACGAAGAGCTTTTATATTATTTGATATGCTAGAGGTTGTATTCAACGTCTTTAAATAATAATCTACATTTATAACGTCAACTTGCAATTTAAGTATATTTTTATCCTCTTTAGCTAATTCTCTTACCCTTGATAAGTAGTTATCGGAATTCTTCTTAAAAATTACGCTTTGTAATTTTTCAATAAACTCTTTTATTTTTTCTTTTATGGCTTTAAATAACTCACCTAATCTAGTCTTAATTTTTTCAAGCATTAATAAAAACTCCTTTCATTTGTGCTTATTATGTATACTGTTTTTAAATAGTTCATAACAATAATGTAATAAAATTTTTATAACTTGAAAGGATTGATAAATAATGATAACAAAATTTGAGGGCGACTACGATTATTTAAATATGTTTCACAACTGTTCAGTGACATTTGAAGGTAGAACATATCTCAACGCATATGCGGCTTATCAAGCAAGTAAATGTGCTAATGAAAACGACAAACGTGCATTCACTAGATTAAATGCCCTCAAGGCTAAGAAGAGGTCTCGTACCATTACTGCTAGAGACGATTGGGATAAAATAAAGTTTGATATCATGTATAAGATACAAGAGGCAAAGTTTACACAGAATGAAGACTTGAAGGAAAAACTATTAAAAACTAAGGGTCTAATTGTTAACAACACAAGTTATCCTGATAAAGACTACGGAGTACATAATGGACGAGGCAAGAACGCATTAGGAGCAATCTTAATGGAATTACGTGATAATTTATTATCACAGGAAAGAGATCAAACCGAGGAATAAAATAACTACGCTTATGGACTAAAACAAAGTTCCATAAGCGTAGTCTTTTTTGTCGTGTAATTAACGACTATAAAATCTTCTTTCATTATATACATTTTCCATCATGCCTTTCTTTAGGACATATCTGAAATCAAAGTCCAATGGTCTATTAATTCCTAATGCCTTATATAAATCTTTTCGATATGAAATATCATGCTTGTAATCGTAAAATCCTATGTCTGTCATCCATTCTTCATATCCCTTATCATATAGTCGCACATCAATGTTTGTTCCTTCAATCCATTTTTCCCTCTTCTTATTCTTCAAAAACAGCATTAATATCATATCCTTTCTCTTGTTCTACATAATATTTTTTCTTTCTATATATTAATGTTTGTTTTGAGTATATGATAAATAATCGTTACCGTAATGACGTAAACTATAGTTATATATTATAATTGTGAAGTAAAGAAATAATGAGTACATTATGAACTACTTCAATATGTAAGCACATCCTGATCTGGAATATTGGAACGCCCAAATCAGGATATTTTCTATGTTCCATCGGGGAAAGCTTAAAGGAGGCCCCATATCATGAAAGAAATGTTCGAACGTATGGTTGAAGAAATCGCTGAGGCTCAGAACTACATAGACAGTAGCTGGGATGCTGTAGGGCATTCATCTGTTTACTGGACTAATGACAATAGCTCAGATGAAACTTTCGATTATTACGAAGCCTAAGAATTTTGATATTCATGATGACATAAGTAAGCCCGTTGAGATTCAGAACCTCAACGATCCACTCTAGACCATAGATTCTTAAGGAGGAATCATTATGTTAAGAACAACCTTAACCAACACTATATCCGCTATTAGCGGAGTAATCTCTAAGGCACATGCCGCTCACCCAATAATCACTGGGTTAGTATTGTCAGAAGCTATCGAAATGGGTATTAGAACTGTCAGCGGAATAATAACCACTGCAGTATTCAAAGTAGCCAAGATAGAAGACAGCCCTATGCCAACTGACACTGATGATATCGTTAGCATGACTCTCAAGCTTTCAGCCAGCAAAAGACGTATATGCTGTAACGGTATAGTCATTGCTCTTAGAGTATTAGTCATACTTGCATTGGGTACTATTCAGAGCCCAATTGCAGCATCACTCGTGAGATTCCTAATATTCGATAACGTACTTACACTCATCTCTGGTATAATAGTTCCTTATATGATGCGTGCGTTATTACATGGTATCGATAAAGTCTCAGAAGTATGTGCTGCATAGTAAACCCACAAAACAATATTCATCTCACTCAGAGTACAAATTGTACTCATTCATAATATTCATCGCATTGGGTTTAAAGTGAGTATACCTTATTTATAAACAAGGTGGATACGTAAAACGGAACGACGTATTCATCTAAATTCTATGTTCCGATCAGGGTAGGAGGCCCATGAATTATGAAAAAGATGTTACTAATCACCGCTGGTGTAGCTGCAGTTGCTGCAACAGTTATTGCTTCTATGGTAGTTATCAACAAGAAGAAAACACAACAAGTTGATACTATAGATGACACATTCGAATGCAGTGGCGATTGCGAAAACTGTCCTAGATACGACACATGCTGTGACATCGAAATCGAAGAAGTTTACGTTGAAGGTGTTACAACTGAGGATGAAACATCTGAAGAAAATACACCTGATACATCTGAAGACGACACTACCGACATCAACGATGACAACAGCGACGAAGATGACCCAAGAACCATCTACAACCGTATTATGCATAATGACTCTAAGGTGACCGAATTCCTCAAAGTAAAAATGCTTGCATCAATATCCGAGATGGAATCTAAAGACTACAAAGGAAAACTAAATCATCCAGACTCTCAGGCATATTACAGATACAATAGTTTTGCAAATGCCCTCGCTAAGCTTGTAAGCATACGACTAAATATAAATATGATGCATGTGAATAATGAAAGCTTATTACGTGAAGAACCTATCGTTGGCTCTATCATAGAAACAGCCGCAAGAGTATTCTACTTATCTGAAGATGGTAAGAATGTAGTGTGTGACCATGATGCCCATGAAAAGTTATTATTGTTATACTCAGAGTTCGACAAAAAATTTGGATACCAACATGAGGTAGACCATGTCCTAATGTATGAAGAAGTGGCCAAAGATTGTATCGATGGAGTTAACGACATTAAATAGCAACAATTTAAAAAGAGTTTCATATGAAACTCTTTTTTTTTGTGTTATTATTTGCTTTTTCTTTTAAAAATGCTTTAACTATTGTATTTATTATAAATAGTAATATTGGTGTTATGAAAAATTTCTCACTACCAGAAAACAAAAAATAAAATTAAAAGTATAGTGAAGATTTCTTCACTATACTGTTATATCAAATTTATAGAATCGTCTATGCAATAGATGCTGGAGGATAAACACCTAAATAATATTCATAGGCATCATTATCAAATCTTAATTACATAATTGTTGGTTGTCGATCAGCTCAAGAATGATTTTTGATTTATCATCGAACTTTTATTTAATTTATAAAATATTTTGGAGGAATATTAAAATGAGAATAACATATATCAAATTGGTTAATTTCATAAATTTTTATAATTGCCTAGAGACGACAGAAGTGTCAATAGATTTAAGTGAAGCTAATAATAGGATACTATTGATTACTGGAGCAAATGGAACTGGAAAGACGTCTTTACTATCAACACTACATCCGTTTGCTACAAACGGTACCATGGATGTTAGAAGTGATAACAGTCTAATCAGAAAAGGTGAAGAAGGGTACAAAGAGATCCACATACAAGACGGATCACACAAATATGTGATAAAACATTTTTTTTCACCAAAAGGAGATACACATAGCGTAAAGTCGTACATCGCCAAAGATGACGTAGAGTTAAACACGAATGGAAATGTTACATCCTTTAAAGCGATTATAAGCGAAGAATTAGATATGGAGCCAGAATACTTGAAACTAATGAGACTAGGCTCTAATGTTACTAATTTTATAGACCAAAAAAGTACTGATAGAAAAAACTACATGAGTAAGATATTAGATGATGTAGATTTATTCATGAAATATTATAAGGTAAGTACTAATAAAATTAGAGAACTTAAAACCATTATATCTCATTTATCGGATAAACTCAATAAACTAAATATATCAAATATAGATGAATATGTACTTGACATTGAAACTCAGAAAGAAAAGCTCACTGTAATAGAAACGAAAATAAAAGAACTAGAGCAGAAGCAAGCCATTTATAATCATGAAGTTGAAACTAGAGATGGTATAGGTGATATCACATCTGAAATAGCTGTGTTGCAAGCTAAATTAAAAAAAGTTGATAAAGATGATCCTGAGGTGCAGTCAATATCTGATTGTGAGATAGCGATAGCAAATTTAGAAGAAAGACAAAATACTCTGAAACAGGAAATTGAGGTATCAAAATCATTACATGAAAATAATTTGAACCAATTATCAGAATTATCTTTAGAAATAAATGAATGCGAATGTGAGATAGAAAAAGCTGAATTAGCATTTAAACTTCACGACTTAAGTAAAGAACGCGATGATATAGATGACAGAATAAAAAATATTTATAAGATTCATAAAGATTTCGTGGACAGAGATGCATATCCATATACAAAGTCTGAACTAGAATTGTTGATATCCGCTTTATTGACATGCAATGAATTAGCAAGTACAATTAAGTCGTACAATCACGATGCATTAGTAAGAGTAACAGAATTAATAGAGAGCGGAAGTGATGTCAAAAGTGAAATAAGCAAGGGTTATTATTTATTATCGCAGAAGAGAACATCGCAAGAAGCTTACATGATAATAAATAAATTCATCGATGATATAGCAGATTGCCAGCCTAGTTGTGAGAATCAATCATGTCCACTTATGAAATTCTGGAACAAATATAAATCATTAAACACACATGTTGATCAGTCTGACAGTATGGGAGAGGATTATTATGAAGATATGTCGATTATTAATAACACTATCATCTCTATCAATAAAACCCTTGAAAATTCTATAGGAATAATCAATAAACTTCCTGTTGAATTACAGATATTCTTAAGTCAGAAAGCTATGTTTGATAATTTGATAAGGAATAGAGAATGCGTAGATATAAAACCATTTAATAAGCTATTATCAGATATAAGCGAATATGAATATCTTCAAGAACTTATTAAAGAATATGATGCTATAGAAAAACGAATATCTCTAGCTAAAACCGATAGTAATATGGATTATTTAGAAAGAAGATTGTCTGAGTTGAACTGTAGAGTCGACGAACTTTCATCTTCCAACAGAGGTTTGCTTAATAAAATAGATACTAATACTAAGTCACTTAAGATATGTGAGAAGGACTTGGATAATATCACTACACTTTATGATATATTTTTGAATGTACAAGAAATAAGAGAATGTATATCAGAACTTAGAGAACAAGAGGAAGAAGTAAGCAAGTATCAATCTTTATTGAGTGAAGTCTCTGCACATTTATCCAATTTACGTATTACACAAGTTAATATGAGTAGAGAAATAAACCAAGCGGACTATAAGATTAATGAGTACAATAATTTGATTGATGAATTTAATAAGTACAATAAGAAGTACGACAAACAAATGCTAGTCCATAGAGCACTAAGTACAAAAGAAGGTATACCATTGAAATTCATTGAGATGTACTTTAAAAAGACTAATATGATAACTAATGATTTATTATATGCGGTGTACGGAGATTCGCTACAATTGAATCAGTTTGTTATTAATTCTGATGAATTCAAAATTCCTTATACTGTAAGAAATATGACTATACCTGACGTAGCATATGCAAGTCAAGGTGAAAAATCGTTTATTTCATTAGCGTTGTCGTTCGCTCTTGCATCACAAAATTTGACTAGATATAATATAATGCTTTTAGACGAGGTTGACGGTGTACTTGACAAATCAAAACGTGAAATGTTTATGCCGATTTTGGATACCCAGCTTGACATGGTAGATGGTGAGCAAGTTATTCTGATATCACACAATTTTATGTTTGATAGTACACCTGTCGATGTTATAGACATGAGTAACAATGATAGAAATAACGAATTGCCACTGGCGCACTATATTAAACTAAATATAAAGTAAGAAGAGGGATTTCCTCTTCTTACTTTTTACATAGATCTTGGTCTAGAATCATCAAGGATATCTTCAACCATACTATTTACATACTCAACGTTTACATATATTAATATCTTATATGTGTAATATACGCCGCATCTTATGAACTTAATTTTCATATTTTCCATATCAACTATATAGTTAACTCCACTAGTCATAGGTTTTCCCTGTTGACGTATTCGAATATCTATGAAGTTTGTCCACGGAACGCCTGTAGCAATATGTCTTCGTATTACATGTTTTAAGCTGGCATTAAACAATGATGATATATCGATTTCATCATTTGGGTTATCCAATTTACATGATGGCTGTGTATATAATTGCCATCCGTCTTTTAAATCATAATCTTCCGCACATATAACATCAGTATATACAGGTATGATTGTAGCGTTATCAGGAACAGGTAATGTCATAGTTTTATTAAGTTTATTAGAAAATAAGTAATAGAATCCAGTTCCCCAAAACTCTGCTCGAATATTAAATGATAATTGATACTGACTCATTACTTGTCCTACCTTTTCGCCTTCGTCTGTGCTTAATCCATTAATTATTGTGTCAATGTTAAGTGGATAGTATCTGTAAAACTCTGTACTATTAGTACTTCCCTGAAGCCTGTACGTAATCGGATATCTAGATATTCCGTTTAGATATTTGACAAACGGTTCAACAGAACCAGAAGCGTCTAACATCGGGACTCCAGATATATCCGAGATGATTTTCATTAGGTCAGGTGATAAGTAACTCTCTGCAGCGGTATTTATAGTTATACTACGAGTATTGCCTATATTATTTCTTATAAACGTTGCGTAGTTTATTTGCTCCATAAGGGTTGAGAATATTAATACAACATCGAAGTTTAATACACAACGGTCTAATTTAAATTTCATGCATATATTATGCTTTCTATCTAATATAAAATCTTCAAGGTTTGTACCACCATATTTACTATAAATATCTGTCATTCTTTCGTTCACCAATGTTTCGCCCATGAACATGTTAGAACTGTCCCAATCTATTCTAGGACGTAATATCATCATAGGTTTCTCTTTTTTAAATACCTCATTTGTTGTAGATCTTAACTGCTTATGGGCTATTTTGCTATTCACATGAATCGTCTTAAATAGTCCTTGTGGGAACATGTCTAAAATCTTTTTTTGGATAATAGCTGTTATGTTACCATATGTGTGTGCTGAAGATGTTAAACATGAAATATAGTTTATGCCCTCATTCATTTATAAATCACATCCTTTCATTTTTAAAGAATTGTTAACATGTGGATAAATTAATACCTAGCAAACATTAAGTTAATCCTTTTGGATACAAATAATAAACGAGAGTTAAATACGGAGGATGATTAAGTATGTTGGATATTACTATTCATGATCGAGATAATGTGTGTGGTGTGGGACCCACAATAACCAGCGCGGCATCTGACTATCTAGATAAAAAGCTAATTAAGCTAGGATTCATACATAAGAATTACGGAGAGGCATGTCGTGTTAATGAAATCTATACTTATTTAGCTATTGATGTTAATCCGACTTTCATATGTGATGCGATTAACGCGTTTAGGCTTTATACGTTGGATTATTATGACGATGACTGTAAAGACGACCTATTTGTATTTTTCAACGATTCGATGTATATAAATCAGGTTCCGACAAATGTGTTTGATAACAAATCATCATACATAATCACATTATTTATCAACGATAACAATTACGAAGGTTTGCACAATTTTGAACTTACAATATCAGAAACCCATTCAGAGTTAGATAACTATCTTAATAGAAATAAGAAATAACCGCATGAATAAGAGGCAATTTGTCTCTTATTCATTTTTATAATCTCATTTACATTAAGATAACGTTTAATTTAAAAAGGAGAATAATAGTAATGGGCATAGAATTTAATAGCGGACAGCTTGAAGCTATATATAAAGCGGAAAAATGGTGGAAACATTCCACTAATCAGGTATTTGAAATATCCGGAGCGGCAGGTACAGGTAAGACAACATTAGTTAAGTACATTATAGAAAAACTGGGAATAGGATTAGAAAATACAGCGTTCGTAGCGTATATGGGAAAAGCGGCTATGCAATTGGCAAGGAACGGACTACCTGCAAAGACTATTCACTCATTCATATACGACTGTATTCAAGAACCAGTGTGGGATGAAGAGGGTAAACCCGTATACACATCGGCAGGATATCAAAAAAGAAAGTTAGTATTCAAGCTTAAAGATAAAGACACGATACCTGAGAACATAGAGCTTATTGTTGTAGATGAAGCGAGTATGGTTTCCAAGGAAATATCTGAAGATCTGATAAGCTTCGGAATTCCAATAATAGCAATGGGCGATTTAAACCAATTACCACCTGTATTCGGTAATAGTTATTTTCTAGTAAACCCAGATGTTATACTTACGCAGATAATGCGACAAGCAGAAGGCTCACCAATTATATATTTATCACAAGAAGTTCTTCATAACAGACAATTACAATCCGGTCAATATGGAGACTGCTCGGTTATGAAAAAATCAGATTTTCTTCCAGAAATGCTGAAAGATATGGATGTGGTTCTTACAGGAACAAACAAATTGAGATATAGTATTAATGACCTATACAGATCTAATATATTGGATCTACGTAGACCTGAGATACCTAATGTTGGAGAAAAGTTGATATGCCGACGCAATAACTGGGATGTTTCTATCAAATCTAGGGACGATGAATATTATCTTGTTAATGGCTTATCCGGAATAGTTGATTATAGCGACGTTTCGTCGTATAATGGGAAAAAAATGGAGATAGATTTTAAACCAGACTTTTTATCAAGGTCGTTTAAAAACCTCGTTATTGATTACAAGCATTTATTTGCACAGTACGGTACACCTGAATACGATGCAATCAACCTAGGAATGAATCCGTTTGAATTTGCATACGCTATTACCGTACATCTTTCACAAGGTTCACAATATGACAATGTTATGTTATTTGCAGAACGTGGGTCATTTGATAATAACACATTTAAAAAACTGATGTATACAGGTATAACTAGAGCAAAGAAAAGGATTACAATTTTAATATAATAGAGTCATTTGACTCTATTATATTTAATTTCCGTAATAGTAAATGATTTATTTATATATTATAATATTGATAAGAAAGTTCGAGTAATAAAAAGATATGGAGGAAATGATTATGAGAGAGCTTATCTATGATATTATTATGGGAGTAAGTGAACATATGTTAAACGGTTATGAGCTTCTAGGTAACGCTTACTGGGTGCTATATATGTTTGGTATGTTATCAGTACTTACTCTTATAGTGATCTTTGACGATCACCAAAACGCAAAAAAGAAGAGTAAGAAAACTAAAAAGAGATAATTTGATTATCTCTTTTTTTCTTATTTTAAACGTAAAAATGATTATATATTATAGCTGTGTGTGGGTAGAATATAAATTACAAACTTGTTTAAATTATGAAAGGTGGTAAATTCTATGTTTGCGTTTGTATTAACCGTGATAGTAACAGCTGTAACTTTTGGAACAGCTTGTGCGGTAACATTTGTGTTGGACTTATGTGGAGCTCTCTCAACTGTTATTGGTGCATGTCTCATTACATTGGTTCTGGTTGTATCTATCAAAGTAATGACCAAAATCCTTATGATTGCTCACAAGGTGTATGGTCTATTTAATTAAAAAGGAGGACTTATTATGGCAGATATGTCAACAACCACAGCTGGTCTAATTCAATCATTCATGCCAAGCTGGATGACTTCAGGTACCGCTGTGTTAATTATGGTAATCATAGGTATAGTGTTCAAGTACAGGGTGGAGTTTCTAGCTGTAGCTCAGAATGTTCTCAATATCATACCAAAGAGAAAGAGCAAGAAGAAGACAATCAACAGTACTATCGATATGTTAGAAAAGAAGTACGGTAAGAAAAAAGTACGTAAAATATTAGCAAAGCGTTTCGGATAAAACCGAACAACAAGATTCCTTCAATATTCGTCTTTACAATACGTCTCAAAATTCAACGCACGGAATCAAGTTGAGCTGATAACTAAAAATAGAAAGGAGGTTTATATAATGCCTTCTAATTCTATATCTATAGAAGATATGATACGTTCAGGCTTAGGGCTAATCGTATTTATATTGACTAGTTTATGTACTATATGTGATTGTATTGATAAGTTACAGGGTCGAAACACATCAAGTTATTATGCTCCTTCAAAGAATTCTTTTGATGATATACTTAAAAAAGGGTCGAAAAGGAAGTCTAAAAAGAAGAAAAAGAAGAAGTATAAAACACACAAAGTATATAAACGATGTATCATATAAGAAAAGAGGTGAATTGTATGGTAACATTAGTTGGCAAGTCGGCAAGATTTATGACGGCAATCGGATACTTGTCTTTGATATTATTCGTTATATTTGTCATACCAGTTACTAAGTTGGTAATAAAGGGTATAAAGTATGATGAACTACAGGACCAAATCGACACTCTCAATAATAGTCTCGAGAATGTTGTTGAGTCCGTAGAAATAGCTACTGATGCTATAAAGAAAAATCAAGATGACATAGCCGAGTTGACATCAGCATATAATGATTCCGCAGACGTTATTAATGAATTAGTTGATATATGCAACGATGAAATTGCGGATGATGGCGATGAAGATGATAACGAAGACGATGGTGATAAAAATGATGTCACTATTCAAACAGTTATAGACACAGTTAACGAATTAGTCGAGCAATGTAACGGATATGACAAAAAGTTCGACAACCTATCAAGCGATGTTGAAGTATTAGGTAATAAGGTGGATAAACTGAAACGTAAGCTTAAAGATTACGTAACGTTTGATAAGCTTTATGAACTATGTGAAAACGACGCTGATAGTGAAGACATAATGAAAGCCAAGGCTGATGCATAAATACACATCAGCCTAACATTTAATATAAAATAATAAAATTGGAGGAATTATTATGAATAACAAGAAAATGATTAACAAGCTAGGTAAAAAGGTTACTCAGGATATTCAGGTTCTACAAAAAGGTAGATTACTTGATAATAGCAGAATCGATGCTATGACCGATGTAGTAACAACAAGTTCTATGTCTCCTGATGATATAGCTAGCAAGGGGATGTCAGCTCTTATTGTTAGTAAAGCAATAAAGTCAGTAGCTAAACATACCGATGACGAAACTGTCTTATCAATATGCAATGAATTCTTAGATTGCTTAGAAGACAGTGCAAGTGATGGTAAGAAGTTTGTCAAGAAATCTGTAAAGAGAACTGATAAAGCTATAAATAACTATAATGCTGTGACTGACGTTGTTGATAAAACTCTTAAGAATGACATTTCAAAAAGTGCCAAGAAAACTAAAGCTGTAAAGAAGGTTAATAGGATACTTGGTACTACAGCCGATGATACTACTAAGAAGAAGACAAAGAAGAAGACACATAAGAAATACAAAGGATGCGGAAACCCCTCATCAGAAAAATTATTGAAGGGTATGACGAAGATTCAACAACAGAATTAACCATTAGATTGAGGATGGGTGATTATTATACACCCATCCTTTTTTAAACGAGACGAGCCCTAGTTTTAAAAGGGAATACTATTATAAATTTCATTATGTAATTCGCCAACAATTAAATAGGCTGAAGTTAAAACATAATGTGGGAGGATTTAACTATGAATGAAATAAATATCAAAAATGTACATACTTTGTACAGACTTTTAGTATCTGTCGGATTTCTAGTATCATTATGGCTAGGATATGGTAGATGGTTCTTTTACCTAATGATGTTTATGTTTTATGTGACCATATTCTCAGAGTACGTTTATAAAGCATACAGTGAATTGAACTTCATCGAGAAAGTATGGTCCGTTGCAGCTACCATAGTAGTAATAGGTATATTATTCGACTTTGTTACTGCTGGTTTCAAAACTATAACATATGTCGGTGTAACAATAATCATCATATGTCATATGTTTGTAGAAAGGTTTTTGGATAAAAAAGAAAAGACACACAAAAGATAATTAATTCTTAAAAAGAACTGGGTTTGTATTCCAGTTCTTTTTTTCTTTTTTTAAAAACAATTTAGTAAATTGAAGTGATATAAGTCATAGTTTTATTTAAATGGAGGATGATTAAATGAGTAAAATTATTAAAGCATCATACGAAATAATGGATAATCTTGATAGAGAATATATAGATCGAATGATGCTAGCTCTTGGAAGATATGCGGGTATTTGCTACAGAGGAAGCGCAGACGTTAATATTGAAGATACTAAAGATAAAAGCGCTGAGCAAATTGAGCAAGAGCAATGTGAAAGACGAATTATTAATTGCATTAAGCGAGGTCATGAATCTGTCATTGAGCATGAAAAACTAACAGTTAAGTTCTTAGTAGATAGAGGTGTAACGCACGAGCTTGTAAGACATAGACTAGCTTCATTCACCCAAGAATCTACAAGATATTGTAATTACGACTCCGATGTACAAGGCAATAATGTTAAGTTTATAGATGTATGGCCAGCTATTGATGCAATGGATATTGATGAGGGTCATAAGAATGCAGTGTATCTACAGTGGAAAGCATCTTGTGATGCGGCTGAAAAGAAGTATCAGACTATGTTATTATATGGAGCTACTCCACAGGTAGCACGTGCAGTTCTACCTACTAGTACTGCGGCATCTATAGTCGTAACTGCAAACTTAAGAGAATGGAGACATTTGCTTAAATTGAGAACTGATAAGGCGGCTCATCCACAAATGAGAGAAGTTATGGTCCCTCTATTGGAAGAATTGAAGAATAAAATGCCAATAATATTCGGTGATATAACATATTAATACATATGATCTAGCTACAATATGTAGCTAGATCATTCCCGTATTCATAAAGCTTATAATTATATATTATAATTATGATATTATATTATAATATATAATATGACATAATAATTCTAGAAGGAGGTGTTGTTGTGTTTGATGATGCTGCCGGACTAGATGACTGAAAGTGTTAAATGTTGTCTAAAATAGAGATCGTTAAGATCTCTATTTTTTTTTTAATTATTGTATTTTTGTACAGATAACAGAATGTACATGAACATGGCTTTCGCGTATGCACTTCTTGTAGGTAGACGTTGGAATTTTTTATTGATACCAAAGTCTTCACACCATTTAGATAATATATTCTTAATCAAAAGTATGTTTGCGTTTTTTGTGTTGGTAACCTTAAAAGCTTTAAGACCAAACTCTAGAAATGCCTGAGAATTAATGGCTCTTATCTCAGCTTTAGTTTCATATAAAAATGCAAAACATAATGCTTCAATCGCTTTACGTAATTCATTGATATGATTTTTACTCAACATATTTACGACACACAGTCTTATCTCACTCATGGATACTTCATTGGCTCTTGCTGCTATTTGACATAACTTGAGATCAGGACCTGCTTGTTGCATTTTTGTAACAACCGCTATGGAGACACGTTCCACACGGTTAGTATTGTTCTCATTGTCAATTACTTGTGTATTGTCTTCATCATTCATAGTTTCGGCTTGTCTAGATACACCCAATCCAGCTTCGTAGTTCTTGCGAAACTCATTGTATATATTTTTCATGAATGAATTCTGGTCATTTCTAATACGTTGAATGAACCTTATGATTTCAGCATCGCTTCCTATGATGAATCCTTTCTCATGAAATGAATAGGAATTCTGAACCATCATCATCAAAGCACCAAAAATAGTTTTTGATTTCTTAACCACAAAGTGTGCGGATAAGTTGTCAATCGTATACATCATGACGTATTCATTTGGCTCATACTGAAAATACTTACTAAAAATACTTGGATAATTAGATAGCGCAATCATACTAAGAATAGCATTCAATCCTTTCTGATCCTTATGTAACGTGTAATATCTTGCAATTGCATAAAACAGCACGAAGATAGGATTGTTTTTAATTAACTGCCATTGAGCTTTAGCATTTATGTTTTTCGTTGCTTCATTTATTACCTTCTTAATCTCACTTTCAGATATACCAAATAACGCATAATATTTTTCTTTTTCTTTTGTTACAAAAGTTAATAAATATTGTGGTCCGGGAGTGGATAGCGCTTTCTGGTTGTTATTCACATATTCACCTACAATATTTTGGAACTTCCTAGCTTTAGCCGGATCGTTTAATGTAGCTTCAACTTTTGGATATATATAATTCATCATTATGTGTGTTTCTGATGTGGCTTCGTAACAGTAGCCTATATCATCGCTTAATTCTATATCATTATATATCCCTTCAGTCACAAATACTGATCGATTATCAAAAGGTTCGAATACACTGTTGTATTCTGAACTCATTCGTTGCATATTCATCACCCTTTCATAGTTTTCAAATTAGTTATAATACTGTTTTTTGTACAATTCAATAATATATGTAATAACAGAAAGGAGATAATGTAATGAGCAAAATAGATTTATTGTCCAACTGGACGGATATAACATATGAAAACGACAATATAAGATTTGCTACGACAGCGCTTAACGAGATATATACCGATTACGCTGTTAATGACGAGATAATGCTGGATAAAATGTCAGGTCAAATGTCTTATAAGAGAAAAGAAGATGGACAGATTATACGACCTGTGTACACTCGTAATGATAGAGTAGAAGACTTAGTACACAGTATTATGTCATGTACGCAGCAAACAAACGGTTTTACGTTTAACAGAACTTCAGGGACAACAGATTACACTGCAGAGTATTTACTATGTTATAACTATAATCTAGGATATGTCACTAGACAAGTAAACTTGTTTAATGCGGGAAACCAATATATTGATTTTCCTGAAATAAGCTATTATACTAGCACAAATGCAGGTGTATTTATAAGATTAAACGTGGATAAAGATTTGTATGCCGATTTGGGAATGGTTCCTAATAAACAGATAAAGATTACTATACTAACTACCTCATATTATACTAGCGGTGATAAGAAGATTAAAACTTATACCGTGGAGGCCGAACCTAACAAGTATGCGTTCATAGCTCTTCCAAATACTACTGGAACATTAGTTAATGTAATATTTAATATATATTACATAAGTTCTAGCTTTTTAAGTTATAAAGAAAATTATAATGTTGATTTTTGGAATACTACTCAATCATCAAAAAATGGAGGTTCAGGTAAAATAAGCTCAATAGATTTTGCATTTGTTCAGAGAATACTATATGATGGAAAAACTAATTTGATGGAAAAAGCGTATCTTCCAGTAACAGATGCTGCCATGAAATCACCGGGATCAGCTGATGATAGCTCTGAATATATCTACCCCATTAAATTGGATGCTATAGTTCCTCTATCAAAATTTGATCAGTATTCGCCAGTACAAACCATGAATGCCGTACCAATAAAGGTAGGGACATTTACAACTCAAGAAGAAGCAATATTCTGTCCAACTGCAAGTTCTTCATTTACCGAGGCTCAGTTTCAAGCTAAAATATAATATAAAAAGGAAGCATATTGCTTCCTTTCTTTTTTGTTAATATTTTATATACTAAAAACAATCTATTAAATATTTACTAAAAATTAATGGAGGTTGAAATCATGAATTATCATAATATCACAACAGATGATATGCTAAACGGTCCCGGTCTAAGGACAGTATTATGGGTAGCAGGTTGCTCTCATCACTGTAAGGGATGTCAAAATCCTGAGACATGGGATCCGGAGGGTGGTATACCATTTGATATGAAAGCTTTTAATGAAATTCTGGATAATCTTAACAAACCTTATATAACGGGAATAACATTTTCAGGTGGTGATCCACTACATGAAAATAATATCAAAGATGTTTTATGTATAATTGATTTTATAAGAGGTACGTATGAGTATACAAAATCGATATGGTTATATACAGGTTATACTTATGAAGAACTATTAACTATGTCTGAAACTAACGCAGATATAAATGCGATACTTAGTTACATAGATGGATTAGTAGACGGAGAATTTATCGAAGAACAAAAAGATATTAATACCGAATGGGCAGGAAGCACTAATCAGAAAGTCATAACAAAAGGATTACCATATTATGATACATATAAAGAATATTTTAAATTTTAGGAGGAATTGAAAATGATAGACGTTATCATACCAGCATATAATTGTAAGAAAGAATTATGGAGAGTTCTTCATAGTACAGCGTCTCAAACTGTAGCAGAGAAGGTCAACGTTATAGTTGTTGATGACGCGTCTGATGAACCTCTAATGAGTTCAGATGATTTGGTATTTTGGGAAGGATGTTTTAAGTCTATACAGTGCAAACGTCTTGATGCTAATTCAGGCCCCGGAGCAGCGAGAGCAGCAGGGCAAGTAATTGGTAAAGGTAAGTACGTTACATTTATTGACGCTGATGATACATGGGCAACTGCATATGCTCTAGAGAAGCTATCAGCCGTAATGAATGCTGATAGAAATATCGATGGATGTTTCGGTAAGTTTATTGAGGAAACCCGAAATGAAAATAGATATTGGCTTGAACATTCCAATGATAGAGTTTGGATGTTTGGTAAGATGTATCGAAGATCTTTCCTAGAGGAAAATGAGATATTAATGAACGACTCTAGATCTAATGAAGATATGGGATTCAATCAACTAGTTTTGGCATGTACCGATAATATAGTTTTTATCAATGATCCCGTTTATTACTGGCACTTCAAGGCAGACTCGATAACTAGGAAACCAGAAAACGAATATGACTTTACTGGGTTGAAAGGTTATATATATAATCACCAATGGGCATATGATCAATGTGAGGAACGTGGTTTAAATGATCTACAAAAGCGTAAGGAAGCGGTTATATCAGCAGTAACCATGATGTATTTGTATTTTGTTGAGTCTTTAGAAACAAGAGAACAAGCAAAAACTCAAGAGTTACTCGGATGGATCCAAGAGTTCTTTAATCACTGTATTGCTGAAAAGATAAATGAATATAATTTCGACAAGTCATTTATAATGAGCATACTAAATTCAAGTGACATATATAAATTATATTTACCTTCAATCACGTTCTCTGATTTCTTAAATAGTTTATACGCGGCATACAAAAATCCGCCCGCTGATACATCGGACGGCAATGAATTGACTGATGCAGAAAGTAATATTGAATCAGTTGAATAGACGGTATTCAAAGTAACTACGGCATTTACCGTAGTTACTTTTTAAATTATGTGTATTTAACTCATATCAACATTTTATTAAACGAATACAAAGAAAGGGAGTGATATACTATGCTCAAATATGTAGGCTACTTAGGTACCCCCAATGAAGATAATGGTATACGTGTTTATTTTGGTAATAATACTGATAATATATTTTATGATGAGAAGTCTGTAACTGAGATATTAGATTCGACTGCTAGTTCAATAAATACAGCATATGAGCCTCTCGGTAATCATATAAAAGATTTTAATAATCCACATAAGGTGACTGCTAAACAAGTTGAAGCTATGACATTAGATGGTGACAACGAATATATATATTCCAATAAAACGTTCATAAATAACGTCACTATAACTAACTTGAATTGTAATAGCATATCTGTTGACGGCCAAAACATAACTAATATAACGGGTGATAATATAACTCAATGGATTGATCTTACTAATAATTATAATGCTGCCGTGGATGGCGCGGCTGACATTAAAAACATTCTTGAAAATAGTATTCAGTACGTCGTACGCAATGAAATAGAAAAAGCCACAAATAATATAGATAAAACGATATCCGAAAATAAGAATACTATGAAATCTATGTTGAACGATCTTGTAGATCAGATAATTGAAGAATGCTTACTAGAATTATTTAGTGGCGAATATGAAGGAGACAATAATATGATTTTTAGAATGGTAGGTGGAATAGAAGATGAGTGATTATACAAGTAAATATAACGGTTATTTGACAGTAGCTGACTCAAAAGGTGAAGAATATAGGGTATATTTGGAGACAGATTCTGATGCTATAATTTATAGTAGTACAGAAGAATCCCTTACTGATGTAATTGATGATTTACTATTTAAGTTACAATCAATGACCAACCCTATAGGAGCACATACAGGAAATACAAATAACCCTCACAAAGTAACAGCAGATCAAGTCGGCGCTGTGTCGTTATACTCTGATCAAGTTGTTGAGGGTAGTAAGACATTTGTTGGTGATGTGACCATAAATAATCTTATAGCTGAGAATATCTCTGGTAATGGTAGCGGTATAACAAACATACAGGCTAGTAACATAGTCGGATGGACAGATATGGAAAACAACATTAACATCTTGCTTTCTGCAGTATCGGATGCCGAGGATTCTGCTGCAGGTGATGCTACCGAATATATGGATAATAAAATATCCGAGTTATATAATGACGTGGATGACAAGATACGGACTGCAAATGACGAATTAGTTGAGCAGATCACATCAACCATCAAGGACCGTGTAATGGCTGCTCTAGAGTCATACTTCAAACAAGACTACGAAGGAGATAACAATATGATTTTTAGGGAGAACCAAACAGAAAACACATAGTTAAAAAATAAGGAGTGATTAATATGGCAGTAAAAACATATTCATACGCAAAGAATAAGAATGATAAGTTGAGCGAGCATTTTTCTGTATGGGAATTTGCTTCATCTGATGGATCAAAGTTATACACAGACAAGATTTTGATAGACAGCGATCTTGTCACTATGCTTGAAAAGTTATATGCTGCAATGAATTGTAGTAAGATGAATATTAATTCTGGTTATCGATGTGCTGAGCACGATAAGGCTGTAGGCGGATCTGGTAGCGGGCAACACGTGAATGGTAAGGCTGCAGATATAAAGTGCTACGATAAGGATGGAAATATAATAGACGCTCGATATGTTTGTTGCATGGCAACAGAAGTTGGTTTTAAGGGTGTGGCTAATATAAAGACAAGTCCTCAATACACATCTGTACATGTAGACACAAGAACAACTAAGTATTATGGTGATGAAAGTATAGTTGATAACTTAAGATGGAATTCTATTTGGTATAGAAATTCTAAGTATACAGATTTTTATGTTTACTTTAATCTAAACAGGTCTGACGTTCTAAGTAAGTTCAACTATAGTAGTTCTTCTAGTACTAGTAGTACATCTACCACTAGTACAAAAACGACCACTGCTACCATAATCAAAAATTCAAGTACTACTAGCACATATAAGTTGAAGATAAAAAGCGGTAAGTGGAATATTAGAAGTGGACCTTCAATGAGTTCATCCGTAGTTACTACCGTATCAGGTGGTATATCAACAACATATACAAGCAACTCCGATTGGTACTATATTCCTTCTCTAAAGGGTTGGATATCAGCAACCGCTAAAAAGTAGACAAATTTATGCAAAGGATAATATTATCCTTTGCAGTTTTTATATCCTAAAAACAATTGATTAATTAGATACTTTTACAATTTAAAAGGAGATTGATTATATGGCCAAAAAGAAAATACGCATACAGACAGTAGATGATATTAAGAAAACCAAAGTCAAAATAAAATTCTCGGAGGATTTTCTAAAAGGTCTGTTAGCAATGTTGGTTCAGGGAAATAAGCTATGCACGCTTAAAAACCTTAATAATATAAAAAGACTTATAAGTATAATTGACGAAAAAGCATATAAAAAAGATGCAGATGCATGGGCTAGAATAGAAGTAATAGATATATGCGTTAGAGCAATATTAGATGATGGAGTAAACGGACCATTATTAAAAGCCTATGTTAAAGAAAAATATAATTCACCAGACTTAGTCGAATATTATTTTCAAGAGGCTGAGTCTATGATTATTGGTGATAATGAGGTTAGATTCGTATTGAATACTATGTCCGATCGTCTTCGTTACGCGTTTGTGTTATCATTAAAAGATGAGATGCAGGATGTGTTGGATGAAATAGAAGATGACAACACAGGAAGTTATGCTGAAAAAATGGAAGCACTAACTACAATATCAAACGCTATTAGTATAATAAATCGTGAAGCACAGACTACATTAACAACGGAAAAGATGTTTTCATTAAGATGTGATAAATTCGATAATGTAATGGACGATATATATGAGAGTATTAATTTCAAAAATAAAGCGTATGTAACAGGAATAAGAAAATTAAATACTCTTTTGGGTGGAGGATATTTATCTAAAAGGCTTTATTCATTCATTGCCTTCCCCGGTGGTGGTAAATCGTTACTACTATTAAAATCCGCAATTGATATTAAAAGATACAATCACGTAGAACCGGATGATTCCATGAAAACACCTGCAATTCTATTAATAACAATGGAAAATGATATAGATGAGACTGTAGAACGTCTATTCAATATGACGACTACGCCTGATGATATCAGAGATTATGATAAAGAAACCATAAAAGATATGATAAGAAACAATGGTGGAATGACAATAAACGATGCGTCTAATATGGATATTTTAATAAAGTACTACAAAGTAAATGAAATATCTACACAGGATTTATATACCATTATTGATGATCTTTCAAATGATGGTTATGAAATAAAAGTATTAATTCTGGACTATTTGAAACGAATAAGATGCGCTGAAAGGGTGAATGATGAAAAAACCAAACTAAAAAATGTCACAAACGAGTTAAAAGCGTTAGCTACAGAATTGTGTATACCAGTAATAACGGCACACCAATTGAACCGTAGCAGTGCATCTATTGTCGATAATGCATTACAGAGTAATAAAATAGATGTTACAAAATTGATTGGTAGAGACGCTATAGGTGATGCGTGGGAAATAAATGAAAACTGTGATTGGATTTGTGTACTTAATAAAGAAACTAATATGGACGGGGATGAATTTATGTCATTTAAGCTACTTAAAAGAAGATATAAATCTCTTGAGCCAAATGTCGCTCTACATGGTATAAATTATTTCTCACATCCGTTCAATAAGGATAACGGTATACAGCTAATCGATGATTTACATGAAAAGAGATCATTATCATTATCTACCCTAGGTGGAAATCTTGTAGATGAGACTATAGGAACACGCGGAAGAACGGCGTTTAGTGACTCCGTTAAATCTGCATTCGCAACTATTGATTTTGATAGGGACCATGATGGTTTACAATTATAAAAAGAAAACAGGTACAATGTTGTACCTGTTTTCTTAACTATTCGATAGCACGTCTAGTAATTCTGTTGGTTTATAAACATTTTGATGAATAGAGCGACCGCTCATCATCATATATGTGAACGCTAATGCTTGATACACGTACCATGAGTCTGGAGTAGCATCCACTGGTGTAGCTCCTCTTGAATCCAGCCAGCATTCAAAGGATACAGACTTATTATTTTTTATATAGTCATTCATCTTCTTTAAACTAAACTTCACATATATGTCATCCATAATGAGTAAAATTTTATTATATGGAACGTTCGTACAAAGCATGAACATAGATTTTAGTAGGTGTATAGCGGTAGATATATGATGGATATATACACCTTTACAATCAACGAGTTTGTCTTCTATTCCATTTGGAAAGTATAAAGACTTAACATCCGAAATTACATGGTCATATTTACGACCGTCAAGTGTACCATCATTTATACGTAATATTTCACGCACTCTACCTTTTGCAGCATGTAGTATCATTCGGGTCCTCTCTTCAGTAGTATCAGTAATAGCTTTTCTATAATTGATAAAATGATCATTCAAAGCGTCAGTTCTAGCGATCACATCATCATAATCCGTTTTTTGTGATATGACATATAAAGAAAGAAAGAACCTCATTCGCATAAACATGTCAGCCGGTGATGAAGCTGTTCCATATTGATCGTTTTCCGTTATAGTAACATAATCTTTAAGTGTATTAATAATATCTTCATTTGCATATTTACTCGCTGTCACAAGAGGAACAGAAAAATCAGCATAATCTTCCCTATAGAATCTGGTTGACTCGTGGACATTAGAAATGTTTGTACCATAAAAACCTTCCAACACTCTAATCACTATATCCTGCTTTTTCTTTGTTAACTTTTTCATATTTTATTACCTCCGAAAATATATTAAATAGTATTCTAGTCTTAATAGACTACAATTCGAAATCAATTAATAAACTGTTTTTAGATAAAAAATCATTTTATTCAATGCCCAAAACAATTGTATAATATCATAAAAATAAAACGTTAAGGAGAGAATAATAATGGATTACATAAACGAATTCGCGGTATTATCGCATAACGATCTAGACGGATATGCCTGCAGTATATTGGCTAAGTTAGTATTATACTTTAATCCTAGTCTACCAATTTGTAAATATCAGAACGGTGATGATCTTAATAAAAACGTTGGTTACTCTAGCTTAAGTAAAAGTTTGAGAGAATACGTTGACTACTTATACGGAAGAAGACAGGATCCAAAAATAAAAAACACAATATTATTTGTGACTGATCTTAATATTTCAGAAGCTGACGTAAATTACATAATTGAAAAGAAGAGTACTGGAATATCAAGAGGTTCAAATAATATAAAAACTGTGATATGCGATCATCATGAGTCATCCAGATTTTTAATGAGTAGAACTATTGATAACAATATACTTGAATCTAGAATAGTATTAGATCAATTTCCTGAAAAACAAAGTGGAGCGATGATATTTTACAATTATCTTATTGAAAATAGTTTGTTACCTGAAAACCAAGTGATTAAGCAATTCATCTATTATGTTTCAATGTATGATACGTGGCAATGGGTTGACAAAGAATCGTTTGCAAAAACTTTGAATACATATTTTACGTTGACCGAAAATAATCTCTTTGTCAAAGAGATGTTTGACCTATTGATTAATAATAGCGTGACGGATTTCAGAACAGAATTCGAGAAAAACGAACGTGCGATGCTAGTGGTGGCAGAACGAGAAAAAGATATTAAAAATACATGCTATCGTAAATGTAACGAAGCTAAGATATCAATGTTCCATGAATATAAAGTTGCATCTGTCTTTTGTGACAGATATCTTTCAGACATCGGGAATTACATATGCCAGCAGAAACCTGATATAGATTTCTGTATGATGTTTACGCCTAATGGTTATACCATATCATTTAGGTCGATCAAGGATGATCTGAATTTAGCACGAATGGCAAGTAGATTATTCCCACAAGGTGGGGGACATGCTAAGGCTGCTGGCGCCAGATTAACTAGAGAACATTTTATTGAAATGATGTCAAATCATTTATTATAGCTTATTATAAAAAGGAGGATTTATACATATGAATGCAACCAAGAGACTAAAGATGGAAAAACTTATATATGACGTGTTTGGAGCCTTAGATAAAAGTGGTACGAATGTGAAAAAATATAAGGATAAATTTAATGCGATGACAGATGTGCAGTTTGAAAAATTCTTCAAATCATTATTTGCAAATGATGATGCCTACTTGACATTAGATATAGTTGAATATGATAGACCGTTGAAGCTAGAAGATATTTATGATGCTGCCGATATTTTGGGTATACCCCTATTGGAGAAATTAGTATTCCCACATATGAGCCCAGACCCTAATAACCCTATAGTTACTAAAGAACCTGTACCTGTCGGATATTTACATGTTAAGCGTACTCAACAAACAGTTGCTAAGAAGAATGGATTGAGTATTTCTACTTCTGAAAGAAGTATGATGACTGGACAACTTACTGGCCATGACAAGAATGGTAGAAATAGTGACCTTGAAGCGTGTGCTGTATTGTCATATGATATGAAGGAAGTATTACGTGAAATGAATGGAGCTCGATCCGATGATATGCATATGAAGCAACAAATGTTACAAGCTATACAAGAAAAAGGATATTTCTCTTTAGAAGAACTAGATAGTGACCCAGCAAATAAGACTGCATTAAATACTGTAGATGTATTTTTCACTGGTATGTTAATAAACACAGATTTAGTGACCAAGGGTCTAATGAATAAGAAGACTTTAAATGAAGAAAGTTAATAAAGAATGTGAGCATTAATGCTCACATTCTCGTTTACCGTAACGGCTTACTATTTAATTATATATTATAATTGTGAATATAGAAATAAATTGCATCCGTTTCTATGTTCCTCTGGTAACAACAAATACCAATGTTCGTAAGTGATGCATAATATTCTATAGATTCTTAAGGAGGAATCATTATGTTAAGAACAACCTTAACCAACACTATATCCGCTATTAGCGGAGTAATCTCTAAGGCACATGCCGCTCACCCAATAATCACTGGGTTAGTATTATCAGGGGCTATCAAAAAAGCTATTAACACTGCCAGCGGAATAATAACCACTGCAGTATTCAAAGTAGCCAAGATAGAAGACAGCCCTATGCCAACTGGTGCTGCTGATATCAGAAACGCACCATGGAAGGCTTTTGGTAGCAAAAAGCGCATATGCGTTGAGGGTATAGCCTTCGCTCTTAGAGTATTAGTCATACTTGCATTGGGTACTATTCAGAGCCCAATCGCAGCATCACTCGTGAGATTCCTAAAAATCGACAACGTACTTACGATCATCTCCATCATACTAATAAGTTGTATGGTATGTGTAATGTACGGTGCTAGATACTCAGAAGTATGTGCTGCACAATAAACCCACAAAGCAATATTCATCTCACTCAGAGTACAAAACGTACTCATTCGTAATATTCATCGCATTGGGTTTTAAAGCGAGTATACCTATATTTATAAACAAGGTGGATACATAAAACGGAACACTGTATTCATCTAAATTCTATGTTCCGATCAGGGTAGGAGGCCCATGAATTATGAAAAAGATGTTACTAATCGCTACTGGTGTGGCTGCAGTTGCTGCAACAGTTATTGCTTCTATGGTAGTTATCAACAAGAAGAAAACACAACAAGTTGATACTATAGACGACGTATTCGAAGATATCGACGAATGCGTAAACTGCGGTGAGGATTGTCCTTGTTATGATGAGTGCGACTGCGACGTTACTGAGGACAACATGGATGTAGAAGATGATACAACTGAGGATGAAACATCTGAAGAAAATACATCTGAAGATGATACAACTGAGGATGAAACATCCGAAGAAAATACATCTGATACATCTGACGATTCCGAGGATACATCTGAAGATAGTTCAATAATACGTGACAAAGACGCTTTTAAGGAGTTAGTATTATTGGCGTTAAAAGAATTATCTGAAGATGGTTCAATAATACGTGACAAAGACGCTTTTAAGGAGTTACTAGCATTGGTGGCAAATGACATAAAGGTAGCCAATAACGAATAACAGATGTCAATATTATGGCATCCGGAGTGGGTACGTAAACGGAACAACGTATTCACTCTGCATATCTCTATGTTCCGATCAGGGTAGGAGGCCCATTGAATTATGAAAAAGATGTTACTAATCACCGCTGGTGTAGCTGCAGTTGCTGCAACAGTTATTGCTTCTATGGTAGATATCAACAAGAAGAGAACACAACAAGTTGATACTATAGATGACACATTCGAAGATATCAACGAATGTATAAACTGCGAGGATTGTCCTCATCATGATGAGTGTGGCGTTATTATTGAGGACAACATGGATGTAGAAGATGATACAACTGAGGATGAAACATCTGAAGAAAATACATCTGATACATCTGAAGACGACACTACCGACATCAACGATGACAAGAATACAATCGACGTCAACCGCATTATGCCTAATGACTCTATGGTAACAGATTTTCTCGAAGCAAGAATGAATGCATCATTATCCGAGATAGATGTTAACGACTACAATGGAAGAATGAATCACCCAGATGCTCAGGCATATTACAAATACAATAGTTTTGCAAATGCTGTCATCAAGCTTGCAATCATGCGTCGTCTAGATAACTACATGATATATGCGAATAATGAAAGCTTGCTACATCAAGGACCTACCATTGGTGATATAATAGAAACAGCTGCAACTATATTCTACGTATCTGAAGATGGTAAGAATGTAGTGTGTGACCATGATGCCCATGAAAAGTTATTATTATTATACGGAGAGTTCGTAGTAGCTGCTGGACATCAAAATGAGGTGGGTAATATTATAGTGACCGGAAAAGCATTCATGGATTGCATAAATACAGTCAATGACATTGAATAATGGTAATTTAAAAAGAGTTCCATATGGAACTCTTTTTTTTGTGTTATTATTTGCTTTTTTCTTTTAAAAATGCTTTAACTATTGTATTTATTATAAATAGTAATATTGGTGTTATGAAAAAAATCTCCTCACTATCAGCATTGTATAATATTTGATCTGAAAGTGTTAAATCGATATTATATATGCTGTCAATTTCTTTATTTAGATACTTCCTAATAAAATCTAAGTAAATATTATCACTCGCTTCATTTTTTCTTATAGTATTAACAAAGTCATGAGAAAATAATTCTCTGGCCGTTTTACTTTTATCACTTATAGGTAGATCCACAATAAAAACTGCAGGATCATACCATCTGGCAAAACAAGTCTCTTTTCTATACATAGCTGGATATAGTTCATATTTGAATTCTGTCAACATTCTATTGTCAAGCTTTTCAAAATACCTATAAAAACTCTTTTCGTATTTCATTTTAGCTCTTGGGTCATTGATTTCAGAAGATAAAGAGATAGTATTGTAGCTGTTAGTATTCTCCAGTAATTTATGTCTATTTATAAATTCTACCTGTAGGGGATCATACAAAAGTCTACCCTCATTATCATGACCGAGAAAACAATTATATCGTTTATTGTAGTACATATTGATATACATTCCAACTATGTTGTCATACATTAATTTTATCTCTTTGAGCCTCGTTAGATATTCGTCTTTAATTATGCAGTTGTTCTCACTTCCTATATTCTCCAAAACACATGTAAAACTATCGTTAGTTTTCTGCTCTAAGAATCGGTACATTTCTTCATTGATAAACTCAAGTCTATAGCTTATCTTAAAGAAGTTATCAGGTCTAATATCATCAAAATCTATAGCGGTAATTCTAAATAAAAATCTTTTACCAACAACGTCTATTATGAAGAAATCATTAGGTAATGGTTTAATAGTATTTGGTAGTATGACCGCATCAGATTCATAAGAAGTATCCAACCCCTGATCCTCTGTTTGTAGGTTTGCTATTACTTGTTGAACACCATAGATTGGAAAGTTCTCAATCTTTTGATATCTCAATGGGCTTCTTGGACCGAGTAATGATTCAATGTCCTGATAGCCCGCATCCACGGTTGACTCATTATTAGATATATGAAAATATGTCGTGAATGTGGGCGTTTTATCCAAAAATCTAGTTAATTGAGATTTTATTCTATTCTCGTATATAAAAACATTGTTATTAACCATGTTTTGCTCATTTATAAATTGTGCCATATTAAAATCTCCTTTCATAAGAATTGTACTTATATCTCTGTTCAACTTTAACCCTGAAACAATATTATAACTATAACTTAGAAAAGGAGAGGTAATAAATGAATAATATATTTATTAATAACATGATTTATGACCATGAGTTTAATTCTAAATTAGACCAGTATTTTATTGAAATGGTAGAGTATAGACATGACGAAGACGCGTACCCTGTAATGTTTGAATCTGCAATGGACGGTGTTCGTAAATTGATAGATAATTTACTAGCCAAAGTTAAGAGCGTCATTGAAAAGGTGAAGGTATTTCTTTTTGGAGAAAAGGCAAAAAAGGATGAACAACAAACTGATGCTAAAGTTGAAAAGATGGAAGAAGTGATATCTGAACATCCTGAAATTGGACAGCAAGAGGTAACGACTATCGATTCAGATAAATATGTAAAAGAATGTAGAAAATTACGCAAGCAAAATAAATTCACAGGAATAACAGATACACTTTTTAAAGCTTGTGCAGTGACTGGAACAGTGGCAAGTGTTATTATGATGTTTAAAAGTGGTAAAGTTAAAAAACAGCTTAAAAATGCAATGTCTGAGCTTGAACAGTCGAAGAATTCTATTACAAAGTTAAAAAGCGAACTAGATAAATCAGCTTCGGCTAATACAGCTTTATCCAGTGAGCTTAACAAACAAAAAACGACTAATAATGATCTTAAGACAAAGATTGCGGATCTCGAAAAACAAATAAGTGATAAGAATCAAGAAATAACACAACTAAAAAAAGACAATAAGAATAATCCTAGAATAACAGAGTTAGAGAATGAGGTTAAAGATTTGAAGACCCAAGTCAAAAATCTGACCGAAGAAAATAAGGGTAACGTCACACGACTAGATACTGCAAAACACGAGAATACAGGTTTGAAGAATAACCTCAAAAAAAGTCAGGAAGAGGTCAATAATTTACATCAGGAAGTCTTAGACTTAAAAGGCAAGTTACAAACTGAAGAACAAAAGGTAGTCAGTCTAACAACAGAAATAGAGGGTCTCAAACGAATTGAGCAGCAACAAAAGACGATAGCGACCACTGGCTCTGCTAATAATATTAATGGTAAACAAGCTGCAAATAGTAGTGGTTCTACGAAGCCTGCACCAGCACCAAAGTCTAAAGATGAAAAAGATACTGTAGAGAAAGATCATAAAGCATCACAAAATATGCGAGAATTAAAGGCTGCGCTTAATGCTCTTCGTAATAAGATAAAACTTAAAGATAACGTCCGCATATCAGAATCGGTGAAATCGAGATATTTATGGTTTTTTAATGAAGAAAACTGCGGAAGAACAATGAAAAAGAGTCTCTCTGATGCCGAGTATATAGAACTTGCAAATAGGATATCTTTAAAGACAAAAGCAAACAGTGAAGAAGAATGTAAAAACTTTGTAATAACAATGAAATATAACACTAAGGATGATATAAATGCTTTTATAAGTAGTAAACTTTGGGCTATCATTAGTAAATATAAAAATACTGTGGGAGCTGGAGGCAGTGGTTCTAAGCGTACGAAGTAATAGTATATATTAGGTATATATGTGGTATATACCACATATATACATTTTTTACATTAATATAACCAATAATATATATAAGAAAGGATATGATGTATAATGGATAATATTATATTAGAGAATATGTATTTTGAACATAATATAAGCTCATTAACAGATAAATATATTATAGAATGTTATGAAGATAGTTATATGTGTGAGTCAGTATTAGATAGTATTAAAACATTCTTTAGTAATTTAAAAGAAAAGATAAAAGATATATTTAATAAGATAATAGCTAAAATAACAGGTAAAAGTAAAGAGAATACAAATAAACTAAATGAAATAGAAGATAAGATTAAAGATAACCCTAAGTTAGGATTAGTTAAAGTACAAATAGCTGATCCTAATAAAGTAGAAGCAGAAATAGATAAACAAAAGAAAGAATATTTAAATAATAAGAATAAAGAAAAAGGTAAGTTTAAAGTAGATAAGAAGAAAGTAGCTACCACAGCCACAGTTACTGTTACATTAGGTGCAGCTGTAGTATTATTAAAGAAAGGTATAATAAAACTACCTGATGAAGTTCAGAAGATTCAAAAAAATGTAACTAGTACTATAGATAAAAATAAAGAACAACTTGACAGAGAATATAATATGTTAAGGAATAATTACAGGCTTTTTGGTTATGATCACCCAGAGCAGCATAGTGATAAAGAAATAGAAGATGCCCTTAAAAGAGAACAAAAAGTGTTTGGTACTAAGGGTGAACATAAGATGGAAGAAATAGAAGCTGAAGAAAAAAGGCTGAAGGAAATAGAAAGAGAGTCATCGGAAGTTGTACAAGCTGCACAAGAAGCCACAGTTATGAGATATGAACTTTTGCTTGAAGAATGTAATCGATTATTATCAGAAGCTCTAAACGCAACATATAAGGCTGAGCGCATTAAAAAAGATGATTTGGAAGGGTTGTATGATACTGACAGTGTAGAAAAATTTGATAAGATTGCATCAGCTGCTCGTGATAAAATTGAACAAAATAAGAGTAAAATTGATTCAATAGAGGATAATTCATATAGCATGAGAGAGGACCGACGACGAAATATGGCTGAGATTCGTAGGAAAGCAGTGGACGATAGAGCAAAAATCATAGATGCTTATAATAGAGATCTTGATGAACTAGAGAAAAAATACCCTTCTCCAGATGGAAAGTCCGCTCCTAGACTTTCAAATATGAGACCTAGCAAGATTAAACTCAGTATGCCAGAAGATATCCCGAACAACGGGTAGAGAGAAGTAATAATAGTATATATTAGGTATATATGTGGTATATACCACATATATACATTTTTTACATTATTATAACCAATAATATATATAAGAAAGGATATGATAATATGGATAATATTATATTAGAGAATATGTACTTTGAACATAATATATCTTCATTAACAGATAAATATATTATAGAATGTTATGAAGAATCATACATGTGTGAAAGTGTATTAGATAGTATTAAAACATTCTTTAGTAATCTTAAACAGAAGATAAAAGATATATTTAATAAGATAATAAGTAAAATAACAGGTAAGAATAAAGATACTAATAATAAACTAAATGAAATAGAAGATAAGATTAAAGATAATCCTAAATTAGGATTAGTTAAAGTACAGATAGCTGATCCTAATAAAGTAGAGAATGAGATAGATAAACAAAAGAAAGAATATTTAAATAATAAGAATAAAGAAAAAGGTAAGTTTAAAGTAGATAAGAAGAAAGTAGCTACCGCAGCCACAGTTACTGTTACGTTAGGTGCAGCTGTAGTATTATTAAAGAAAGGTATAATTAAACTACCTAGTAAAGTTGAAAAGAGTAAAAAAGAAGTAAGTAATACAGTTGATAAATGTGAACAAAATGCTACTAAAACTGTAGAGAATAATAGTGATAATAAAGAAGAAGTTAAAGAACAACAACAAGAAGCGGCAGAAGTTACACAAGCTAATGAAGAAGCTGCAGCTGCCGAGTATGAAAGTATATTAAATACAATAGCTGAATTAGAACAGATAAGATATGATCATCATTTTGAAACCATGATGGCACAAACCGGTAACAAAAAAGAGGACGAAGATCTCATGGAGAAAGACAGAGAATTTGCAGACAAAATCGAAGGTAAACAACTTGATCTGAAGATGAGTGCTAGTTATCATGGTCCTAAGAGGAAAGAGCTTAGAAAGAAACACAATGAACGCATGAAAAACATACATGATGACTACAGTAAAAAAACAATAGATACATTCTTTACTCCACCATCTGAGCCAAGGAAAGTAATATCAAAAGAAGAAGCAGATGAAATAAGAAGCGAAAAACAGAGGGATGATCAGGAAAAAAGGGAAAAAGCTAGGCTACGAGATGAAGAAAACGCAGTAACAGATAGGGTGTTGAAACGATATGAGGGCATTACTTCAAAGAAACTATTTAACACGTTTAAGGGATATGCTAAAAAGGAAATTCAAATAAATCAAGAATGTCTGGCAAACATACGTAGGGATGTTGAGAAATTCTATAAGAAGTACGGCCATATATCCAAAGATAGGTGTGATAAAATTGAGAAGCAATATATGAGCATACGTTTAGATAAGTTACGAGTACTTTATAAGGATTATCCTCCATTTAAAGATATATTTAAAGAACGCGGAGATGATGAGTATTTAGAGTTATATGATGGTCTCAAAGATAAAGTGGCAACAAGCTGGACTGATTCATCTGTTCCACTACATAGGTTTATGGATGATATAGTTAAAAACTCAGAGAAATAGTTAATGTATACCAAAAAAAGCGTTACTTCAGCTGTAGCTGTAGTATTACTAAAGAAAGGTATAATTAAACTACCTAGTAAAGTTGAAAAGAGTAAAAAAGAAGTAAGTAATACAGTTGATAAATGTGAACAAAATGCTACTAAAACTGTAGAGAATAATAAAAATAAAGATACTAAAGAAGAAGTCCAAGTAATAATATAATGTGGTATATATGTGGTATATACCACATATATACATTTTTTACATTAATATAACCAATATAACCAATATATAAGAAAGGATATGATAATATGGATAATATTATATTAGAGAATATGTATTTTGAACATAATATATCTTCATTAACAGATAAATATATTATAGAATGTTATGAAGAATCATACATGTGTGAGTCAGTATTAGATAGTATTAAAACATTCTTTAGTAATTTAAAAGAAAAGATAAAAGATATATTTAATAAGATAATAAGTAAAATAACAGGTAAAAGTAAAGAGAATACAAATAAACTAAATGAAATAGAAGATAAGATTAAAGATAATCCTAAATTAGGATTAGTTAAAGTACAAATAGCTGATCCTCAAAAGGTTGAAGCAGAGATAGATAAACAAAAGAAAGAATATCTTAATAATAAGAATAAAGAAAAAGGTAAGTTTAAAGTAGATAAGAAGAAAGTTATAACAGTAGCTACAGTAACAGTATCATTGGCTGCAGCTGTAGTATTACTAAAGAAAGGTATAATTAAACTACCTAGTAAAGCTAAACAAGCAGAACAGAATGTAACTAAAACTGTTGATAAATGTGAACAAAATGCTACTAAAGCTGTAGAGAATGATAGTACTGATAAAACCACTGATGCTAAAGAAGAAGTTAAAGAACAGCAACAAAAAGCAGCAGAAACTGTACAGGCGGACCAAGAAGCTATTACTAAATATCGTAATGCACTAGACGTAATGTGGCTGAATATCAATAGATGTATAGGATATGAGAAATCACTGAACGATCCAGATATTAGTGAAAAGGAGAAGAAACATATTAAGGAAGAGCAATGGGTCAATTATAAATTGTTTAAAAAAGAAGAGACTGCGGCTCAAAATTTATATGATGAAAATAATCCTGTTATGGTAGACTTAAAGAATAAACATCAGCTCTCTGATAAAACAAAATCCCTTATGGATGAAATTAAAAATAGGCACGATAAGGAGTGGGCTGAAGCTACGTATGCGTCAGAAACCGACATAGATAAACTTAAAACCATATTGGACGACATAGTTAAATTGTGCCCAAGAAGTGAAGAACTTTTCTATGCGAAGAGAGTACCGGATATTAGTGAATCTGATGAGAAACGCCTTCAAAACGAAGAAGATCAGATAAATAAGAAAATCGCTGAATTAGTATCTAGTGCTAAAGAAATATTTAAAAGAGATAATAAAGAGATGGGACGACTTTGTTCAGACTATAATAGAAGCATAAAGGATATTAAAACAGAAATTGATAGCAAGTATAAACAAAAATATGGTTCAACATTAAAACCTGCTCCTTCCAACTTTGCTGCTAAAATGCATAGGGCATACCGATATTCATTAAAGGATCCAGAATAACTTTTTATTATATTAATAACATTTATATTAAGTAAACCATATGGTTTACTTAATATATTTTTAATTATATATTATAGACATGGAAGTATATAAACATATAGACCATAATATGGAGGTAATATAATATGGCTAAGAAGAAGAAAACGTACATCGAACGATTAAACTGGGACGCAGAGTATATCAGAGATGTAATGTCAGGTGAAGGATTTAAAATAACAGAACCAGCATCTGTTACTGTGGATAGTGGAAAGGAAAAGACCTTGTATGGTTTATACTCACCACTCTATGGTACAGACTACTCAGATGAACAGTCTTTCGTTGAAAGATACCATTGTGATTGTGGCTACTTTACAGGTAAAGCTTTCGAGGGCGAAGTGTGTCCTAAGTGCAATACTAAGGTTACTTATAAGGATATAAATATTAAGTTTACTGGATGGATATCATTTGGTAGACATAAATTATTAAATCCTTATTGGTACAATGTACTTGACAAAGCACTGGGAACTGAATCTCTTAAAGGACCTGATGGTAAGTCCGTTGGTGGTAGAGTTAACATACTAAAGACTATTATTAACTCAAAACAGATGGTAGATATTAATGGTCAGACTGCTAGGTATGACGCTGATGCGATGAATGAGAAAGTATCACATCCATATGTAGGTATAGGTATGACGGAGTTGTATAATAGGTTTGATGAAGTACTACGCTATTTCTATGACAAGAAACAAAACTCCAGACCTAAGATTAAGATGATAAAGGATGAAATACAAAAAGTATGGTGTACTAAGATTCCTATTTATAGTACATTCATGCGTCCAATGTCATCTACATCAGAGAACCTATACTACACACAAATGGACAAACAACTATCTCCTCTATTCACAATATCATTAAAGATACAAGATGCAGAGGATATAGAAGTTGACAACATGTTAACGCGTGCTCAAGAACGTCTTAATCAATACTGGGATATCAACTTCAGTTTGATTAATGGTAAGGAAGGTTGGATTAGACAACAGATTGTAGGCGGTAGTTTAAATAACACCTCACGTAATGTTATTATACCTGACCCTACCTTACGTGAAAATGAACTTGCGTTATCATATCACACATTCATCGAATTATTTAAGTTCCAGATTATTGCATCACTACGTGATTACGGTGGTATGAGTTTAGCTGATGCTGACAAGCGCTGGAATGAAGCATACTACAAATTCGACCCATTAGTATACGAAACTATGAATCAGATTATCAAGGAGAAGGAACCTTGTGTAATCATTAACAGAAACCCCACGTTAAACTATTACAGTATTTTACTGATGAAAATCAAACGCGTAAAACCCGACTTTAGTGATTATACGCTTTCGGTTCCCATAAGCATACTCGTGGGGCTTAACGCTGATTTTGATGGTCCAAATGCTTAATTCATGATGCATGTATTGATTGAAATGTAAAATGGACGAACAATACAGTAAAAAGATAGGAATTAAGCGAGCAAGTTTTTGCCATCACTAAACCCTTTAAATTGCTGGAAGGACTTTATAACATATTGCTACAACGTGATTAGAAATGATGACCGTGAATGCTCTAAAAAGTATATGTTTTAGTCAATCAGCAGCCCGAATATTGAGATCTCAATTTATAATGATAACTTGCCACTCTAAATTTTATCTTTTAAAATATTCTAAGGAGGATTTAAAAATGAAAGAAATATTTAAAGATGTGGTAGGTTATGAAGGAAAATATAAAGTATCCAATATGGGTTATGTTATATCTTCAAATGGAAAAATTGTTAAACCGTTTGCTGATAGAAAAGGATACTTAAGATGTTCTTTACACAACCCAAATACTATAAAAACCATTCATCGAATAGTTGCTACAGCATTTATACCTAATCCAGATAATAAGCCTGAAATTAATCACAAAGATTGTAATACTGCTAATAATCGTGCAGATAATCTTGAATGGATGACTAGTAAAGAAAATAGCAATTACCGTGACAGTTTAGGTCACAACAATCGTGTAAATGCTATTGAAGCGCATAGTTGTCCATGTGCTATTTATGACTTAGAAGGTAATTTGTTGTATTTATTTAAAAGTCATAAAGAGGCTGCAGTCTTACTAGATTTTGATGCCACTTACATTGGTCAAGCGTGCAAAGGTGTCAAAGCTACTTACAAGAACTTTATCTGGAGAGATGTTGATTATTGTAAACCGTCTGAAGTATCAGATTATATTCAAAAAATGCATCTTGAAGATGGGTTGGATAAGGTAATGCAGAATCGACCATCTAAAGAACAGGAATGTGTTCAATTATCAATGGATGATGTGGAACTAGCAAGATATAGCTCGTGTTCAGAAGCCGCAAGAGAATGTAAGTTAAGTGGTACATCTATAGCAAGAGTATGTAGAGGAGAACGTAATTCATATGCTGGTTTTAAATGGAAATACTCAGGTAATAGTAATAATGTGAAAAGTGTCAAATATGACATTACTAAGTATGTAGCTCGTTTGGACTCTTCATATAATATAGACAAAGTATACACCACTTGCAAAGAAGCTGCTGAAAAAAATAATATAAATCAATCATCTTTAAGCTCTGCGTGTAGAGGAGAATACTCAATGTGCGGAGGATATAGATGGAGATACGTTACTGCTGACGAACTATTGAACACTGGTTTACAGATACCTAATGATAATAGGGCATCATCAAAACCATGTGCACAATACGATCCAGATACGAACGAACTGATTGATGTATATGTATCTTGTGTAGACGCAGGCAAAAGTGTTGGAGCAACTGGATGTAACATCTCAATGGCATGTAATGGTCAAATAAGCAAATCGCATGGATACAGATGGGAATATATAGATATGGATACCTATTATAAATTGAAGAAACAAGATTAAGGTTCATCGACTATCGAAACCAAAATACCAGTAGGAGAATATTTGGTATCTCCGAAAATGACTGTGAAGTCATTTGGTAAAATACGGAGCGTTGTGAAACGCACTTAAGGAATTAGAGTACAGCCAAGCGGTGTGGTTGTGTGTAATAAGCACGTAATGCCACTTAAATGGAAATGTTGGGCACTATCCAAATAGTGAAGATATAGTCACACCTTCTAGTGGAAGCTAGAGAAGTTCATAAGAGAACTGCGTGAGCGTAGCGAACTTGCGTGAAGATAGTGGATATTTTAAACATGATTGCACTAGTGGACGACTATGACAAACATTTATTCAGACGTTATGACCCACATACACGTATGATGATTAGTCGTGATACTGGTTTGCTAAATAAGGACTACGCAATAGCTAAGTCACAAATGATAGACCTATATTATTTCTGCACAATGGAATAACAAAAAGTATAGTTAAACAATATAGTAAAAATTTATGAGAAGAAGTTTTATAGACTTCTTCTCATATGTGAAATAAAATTAATGGAGGAATTTGTTATGAAAGGATTAAGAGTTCTTGTAAATGTAAACAGTAATATTCTGTTCACCGAGGATGAATATGACAACTGGAGTTATGATGGTACCTGCCTTATGATTGAAAAGGATGGCGGTTTGGTCGCACTTTACACCGTCAATAACATAATTGGCGCACTTAAGTGGGACGATGATGATACCAATAACAATAATGAATCATAATACATATATAAATGAAGACTGACAATGTCAGTCTTCATTTTTTTATTTTTATAATTATAGAATTAGCGCACGTATATGCGTATCATCTATACGCTTGATCATGCGAATATTTGTTTTTTCTTCTGAGTATGTAGCAATACCGTTAACGGCTGTCACATACTTATTCTTTTTACATGTACCATCATCAATACATACAAGTTTACCTAAGAATCCAACCATATCCCATTCTGATCTATCTTTACGTGAAACATATTCTTTAGTTTCATCCCAGTCTGCACTTACCTTATCTACCATTCGGCTCCATTCCTCATACTTAACAGTACCGTCTTCATTATACTGAGCAGGGTATGTTACCTCTTCTTGTATAATCTTTCCAAAGATATCATGTTCATACTTGTCATGCCATTCATCATCGTAACAGTCACCTATTACTATTGGGTCTGATGATATAATACCTATAATATCATCACCTTTATTAGCTAACTTCATCTTACTTTCAGAATATTCATCATCACTGTCTGATAAGGATACTAATAATCCTCTTCTATCATCATCCTCTGGATTACCATCTTCCCATTCCATATACTCAGCATAGTCGGCTGTACCAGATATAGTACCGTATATACTCTTAATATATCCGTACGCGAATGGATAAGATTTTTCTCCAACATACGAGTTTGCAGAACCTGTGGTTATTCTTGATATTATAACCCCATTTCGCTGTATCTGAAACCCTTTTGTATCGTTTACACGATTTAATATGAATGATCCGTCAGTGATATATGCGGAATGACTGTTAACCTTAAAATCTAGGTTAGCGTCTATTTCTGTCTTAGTTATTTCAAACGCGTTGGATCGCGTGTAGGTACTACTATCATTATATGTAGTCCATGTACCGTTTCCGACACTGAATATAGTTGAGTCAACCGTTGAGCTGTTAGCTTTACCTAAGGCTATTTCATATTGGTTAGTAGTCGTTAGACCTGTGCCAAAACAATAAGTTCGGTGGTTCGCGGGTGTATTGCATTGACCCATTACATAGTTGAGTGTGTATTCTGAACTATTAGAACAGCCCAATACATACGATCCTATATTATTATACTGGAGCCTATCAGACTTCGCATATGTAAACGAATTATTGAAACCTAAGATCATCGAACCGTAACAAGTACTGCTATTATTTCCACCGTAAATTATAGAATATGGTGCTGTAACAGTATTATCATGACCTCCACATAAACAACTTGAGCTGTCTGAATTTAAATTGTTAGACCAGCCCTCAACGATAGAATAAGGCGCGTCTACGGTATTATTATAACCCCCAACAATAGAATCCTTTCCACTCACAGTGTTTTCCTCACCAAACACAGATGTGTTGGTAGCATCAGATGTTAGACTGTTTTTGTAACCTCCAACAACCGTATTATTACCAGCACATGTATTACTATTTCCGTGTACGAATGATCTATCACCGCTTGCAGTACAACCGTTACCACCAGCATGTGAATCTGTTCCTGACGCGGTGCATGATCCGCCTTCAACATGTGATCTTGCTCCGCTCGCAGTACCACCATTACCTTCTGCATGTGCTGATGAATTTGTCGCTTTTGTTCCATTACCTTCTGCATGGCTATTATTTCCACTCGCGGTAGTTTGATAACCCTCCGCATGCGCTTGTGGACCGCTAACGGTACAGCTATTACCTTCAACATGAGCGTCCGCTACTGCATTGATTTTGTTATTGTAGCCTTCAGCATGTGAGTCTCTTGATGAACCAGTAATGGTATTATTATATCCTTCAACATGAGCACCGCTACTTGCACTATTGTCAATAACGTTCTGGTATCCTTCGACATGTGAGTAGGCGCCAAGTGTAGCAGTACTGGATCCTTCTGCATGTGAGTAATTACCAATCGCGTAATTTGCTGAATTATTAAATACTTCGGCGCCTGTGCCTCCGGTAGAACTAGCGATAGAATTAGAATTAATAGTTTTTGCACTGTAGCTATATCCTTCTCTTAAGTGGCCGACGCCATACAACTGACTATCAGAAAGTTTTATAGTGTCATTATCTATATAGCTACTTAAGTTTTTATTACTGAGCAATGTATACCATTCTGACCAAGTGGTGCTACCATTGGAACCACTGCCGCCTCTATATTGTAAGCCGTTTGCACTAACTCCATTTGTAATAAATAGCTGCGCACCAAAACCTGCTGTTGTATCCCATCCGAATGTTAATATGTATCCATCACCCATCGGTTTATTAGATGTCATAGAACTTGTCGCAACCATCAAACTTAATGATGACTTCTGTAATGTCGTCAAATACTCACTTACATCATTAGCGTCAGCCTTTCTATTATTACCACTGTAATAGTATGGAGATACAATATATTCATGCGTATGATCGCTGTCAGCTTTAGTATCAAGAGCATCGCATACAACCTTATTTTGGATAGCGTTGGTACTTGAGTAGTCTAATGAACTATCGACTATTACTCTAGTCGCTCTATTCTCAATCTGGGATAATTTCGTCTTATCAGCAGAACTCATAAGACCATCTGAAATCGTAGTAGCATTATTATAAACATGGACTATGTAATCCGCCCATGCTGCCGTACCATCACCGGTACATAATAACATCTGTCCATCTTCACCTCCACTTGGAATATGCATATATCCAGATGTCGTAGGATGAACATAGTTATTAGCGCCAGCCGCAATGCCGTCTAATTTAGTCTTATCACTAGAACTCATAAGACCTGATGTGCTTGTGGTAGCTACACCGTAGGTCGTATCTGTTGGTATGACCCATGTACCGTCACCTCTTAAAAATGATGTCTGCTTACCCGCAGCTGGTGCTGGCACTAAACCACTTGTACCAGTACTACTTGATGTAGCACCAGTCATAACATCGTAAGTTATATTTTCAGAACCTGAGGTAATAGTACCGGTTGTACCATCACCCTTAGTATACGTTATAGTATTACCCGTAGCAGAGAGAGATTTAATGTATGTACTAGAAATCTCCTGTCCGTTACTATCGTTTGTTGCACTAGTAGCTGATGTTGCGCTGGTTGCATTACCATTAAAAGCGGTTGCAGTAACAGAACCGGATACATCCAAACCACCGGATCCAACATGTACTACGCCTGTGTTGTTATTGATATATAGATCGTTCGCGTTGCTACCAGTACCTGATGAAACTGGTGTGTTACTTAAATCAGTATAACTACCAGAGTACGCTACGGTTTTGGTATCTGATATATACTTACTTATCTTACCCATCATTGTCTTTATACTTTCTCCAGAAGTAATATTACTTCTGGAGGTTGCTGTAGAAAATCCCACTGTGATATCTACATCATTCATTTCTATATTAGCCATAATTTATCACCTCATATTAATCTATTTAACATTTAGCTTCAATGTATCGTTTACAGAAATTAGATCTACGATTGTGGCTTCTAATTTGCTCACTCTCTCAGTTAGATCATCAATTAGATCCTTCAATGCTTTACCTTGTGCAGCAGATAGAGACTCTGTGGTACTAGTACTTGTCAGTACGTTTTGTACTCCTCTCCAAGTATTTGTGTCGGTAAATTTAGCATCGCTTGGCACTGAAGCTTCTATAGTATATGTACAAGCAGTAGGTTTACCACTTGTAAAGTATACAGGTTGAGTTGCACTACCTGCAGTACTAGTATCAAGCTTAACTGCAGATGTGGCTGAACCACCCGCTGTAGTTGAACCAGCATACATATGCGTATGGCCAACGTCTGCCTTACCACTTAATTGAGTTTGAATAGACTCAGTAACGCCTGACACATAATTTAATTCCGTTGCGCTTGAAGTAACTCCGAGATCGCTTAAAGTAACATTATGTGGGTTTCCGGATGTAAGTTGTGAATGTACATATGCAGTATTACCATAGTCACCTCTATATGCTGTACTAGAGGTTGTACCTAAGGCTAAAGTTTCACTAATGACCACATATGTACTACCTGACCATCTGTAAATCTTTTTACTACTTAAGCACACATATATCTTACCGGATTCTTCATCAATCTTATCTGTAAAAGAGCTATCAATGTAGAATCTATCAGTATTGCTGTCGTAGTATCCTTCTAGCACGTCATCTACATAACTAGGTAGTTGTGCAGCAGGCACAGTTCCGTTAGAATCGAGTTCAGCTAGACCGTTAACAGCACCTTTTAAATTAGAATTTAAAGGTGTATAACCTAATGATGAAGTTACGTCACTTGCGCTGATTTCACTTATGATAGTAGCAGCACTTTTATTTTCAACATTATCTAATCCAATATTAGCTTTAGTGATATTGATTTGACCAGTTCTGTAGCTTGTTTCACTATCACCTTTAACGCCAGTAACTGAGTTTACCTGTGCGCCCGCATCAATTCCTTCTAGCTTTGTCTTATCAGCAGCACTCATAAGACCATCTGCAGTTATAGTAGCATTAGGATAAGTACTGTCTTGTAGTATAACAGTTCCTGTTTCGTTATTACCCTTTGTATAAGTAATAACATTGCCTGAAGCAGAAAGATCCTTAATGTACGTTACTGTTATTTCTTGATCAGATCCATCATTGGTAGCTTTAGTTGCTGATGTAGCGTTACCACTAAATGTCTTAGCAGTAACTGAACCAGTGACATCTAGACCACCTGTACCAATGTGTACAACGCCAGTGTTGTTATTGATATAAAGATCGTTGTTGTTGGTACTAATTGGTGCATTGTCTAAGTCATTATAATCGTTTGAGTAAGCAATAGACTTTGTGTCAGATATATACTTACTTATCTTACCCATCATCGTCTTGATATTCTCGCCTGAGCTTATGTTTTCTCTACTGTCAGCCTCATCAAATTCGACATTTATCTGGGCGTTTATAGTTCTTTCAGCCATTTGGCTCAACTCCTTTTCTTTTTTAATGTTATAAGAATGTTTCTTGTTGAAACTTTCCACTTATAACCATAAAAATAATTATATATTATATTTGTGTAAGAAAAACAAACATAATAAAAGATACTCGGAGGTATAAAATTATGAGTACAATTATGACTGCAACCGTTAAAGGAAAAGCTAACAATCATGAAGCTGTTGAAGCTTTCGCCAATATGTTAAACGTAGGAGTTAGAAACGCTCAGCGTTCATACTACACAATTGGTGCTAAGGATTATATAATTCTTGGTACAAACATAAATACGTCAAACATATTAGACATGGTAACAGAAGGTGACATGATATGCTTTGAAGGTGTAATTGATTGTAAAGAATCAATTATCGTTAGAATGGGAAGTGATATGGAATCTATGGGTATGAATGAGCCTATACAGGATTCTGATAGAACTCTCTATCCTATCAGTATAAAACAGTTATTCGAACTCGTCCCAGATATTATGGAGATTGAGATTGATGGTAAGAATGAAGAAACTATGCAGGCTGAATCTATATATGTCAGACGAGAGGAATCTGGTTGTATTGCGTACAGTGAAGTGTCAGAACCTCTGGTGGGTTATATATGCTTAGACTGTTTAGCCAATTCTGTACAGAATCTTATAGCTGAACTTAAAGTTGTGCCTGACAGTTACACTCCAAATGACACGTATGAGTTTTATCAGACTATACCAAAATCATATCTTGAGTCAATAACTTGCGAAAATGATACACGACACAATAACTTCATCATTGATAGCGAATGGGGTTATAACGATGATAACGATATATTCGAATTGATGTGTAGTGCCGTTAAAACTGTTGTAAATGATTGGTCAGAAAACGATGAATCTACCGCTGACGATAATAGTCGCTTAGCTGGTACTTTAAAAGAATTAATATTAAGCGCAACCAAATAAAATAAAAAGAGAGCATTGAGCTCTCTTTTTTCTTGTTATTTCACATCTATTAATACGGTATTCTCTCTTTTTAGAACACACATAAATCTAGTAGGTTCGTTACTTGCAGTAGCATAGCCTGTATCGTTTGAACGTACATATTTTCCAACTTCACAAGTTCCGTCTTCCAAAGCAGGTACTAGTCCTCTCATACCGACAGTATCCCATTCCTTTCTGGACTTGCGTGGTATATATGCTTCGTTAGCATTAAATTCTGGATTAAGCTTCGGTACTTCATATATAACACCGTCTTCGTCAGTGCGCTCCTCATATATAATCCTATCAAATTCATCAGTTAAATATTGCTTACGCCATTCCATATCAGAGTTACCTATAACAGAAGGATTTCCAGATACTATACCCATGATATAGCTATTGTTATTCGCAATAGTGATACAAAGTTTATCAGTAACTGAAGGATCCATAGTTACAAATTTACCACACCTATCCTCGTTGTTTGGATTACCATCAGACCATTCCATATACTCTGCATAGTCAGCTCCAATAGTTTGATATGCATATGCACTCTTCGTCCCTTGTGAACCACCAGTCACGAACGCGGTCTTGTCAGAAGTTTCGCTACCATCACCGACAACAAACCTAGCATTTTTAATCGTAGCAGCCGTCGGACGAGTTCCTACAATTGTACATGATGATTGGCTTGAAACGGATATATCACTACCAAGGATAGCTACGCTTGAACAGTTATAGACATTGCAGTTACTACCTACTATTATTGAGGCGTTAGTATTGTTAACTATAGTACCTTTTAGAGGAGTATAAGTATCATTATTACTAGTGTTAATTCTGGCATGGTTAATGGTGCTGCTTATTATTAATGAGCTATCACTATTTTTAACGGTTCCTCCGTCTATTATAGAGAATAAAAAGCTGGCATTATTTACGGCAGAGTTACTACTCATTATTAAACTATTTTGAAGACCACCCACATTTGATGTATTTGCTACTATTATACTATGATCGGTACTTTGTTTTAATTTACATGTAACAATATCACTGAGAGAAAAATTACTACCATTAATACTAAACGAATTTATAGCAGTCGAAACTGCATTCTCATTTGAAGAACCTGCAATAATACTACCATTGGCAATAATTAAAGAACCGACGCTTGTACCTAGTACTGATGTACCATTAATCCCAATTAGTGAAACGTCCGTGCAATAAACTTTATTATCAATGTTATTACGAATGGTATGCGCTACTGCATTTTTAGTAGCCGAATTTTTTCTTATTAATGCTAAATCACTAGAACTTCCCTCATAATCAAATGATTCTAGAAGCATCGCTACATTTGAATTAGATAAAACAGCTGTTGATGCATGTGAGCTATACATATTTGACGAGCCGTCGACAATTATACTACTATCTTTAACACTCACCATTGCAAGGTCGTATTCATTGCTTGATGCTCGATGATTGTATGCCAAAATTTTTGAATTTTCGATGTTACCATAGAAAATCCATTCGTTATCCGTATCATTTTCCATTTCAGTAGTAGTGATGATGGATGATCCTTCTATCTCATAAAATTTTGCATGCGAAGCTTTTATGTCCGAATACCTGATCAAACCAGCATCAGAAAGGATAAAACTATTATCTGGTCTATAGCTAATTTTCCCACCAACAGATACATTATCACCTATAATACTAACCGCGTTGGTATCAAATCTTGACCATACCGCAGTATTTGTACATACCATCATTGAAGTATGTGCGTTTGAATGATAGGTCTCTTTTTCATCTTCAGAATGAGTGACACCTCCCATAACATCTAGCTTACTTCCTATATATAAGGAATCCGAATATACTGCCTCACCAGTTTCCGCCACAGTTAAGCTTACATCATCAGCTATTACTAGGCATTTATTCACACCAGCCATTATAGAATGATTGTTTATAACACATACAGACCCATTAGCTGATACCCTCGTGCTGTCACTTGCAACGATTAGCGAATTATGCATGGCACTTATTTGCCCAGAGTCTCTACAATTAGTACATATAGCGAGAGATCCTGATATATTTTTTGCCATCACTGAGTTGTTTATTGACAATATAGAATCGGTTATAGATCTATTATCACCACTAATCATACTGTTAGCAAGAATTAAGCTATGGGAAACCGTATTGTTAGAACTACCAATCGCAGAGTTACGACCCAATATGAAAGAATCCTTTGAATTCGTTTTTATGTCTACACCTGTAATTATTGAGTCTACACCACAATGGTTAACGTTAGTACCTACAACAACTGATTGACCTTGGATATATGTAGAACTGCCGTATAACTCAGTTACGCCTGAACTGTTTATATCTCTACCGAAAGATATACTATATGGAGACCTACTGACTATATTCTGTCCATATGACACAGAGTAACTAGAAGGTTCATATTTATTACTCGCTGTATTATTATAAGTACCAACAGAGATATTCGACCCAATCACTGTTACAGCTGTGCTATATGTTTTATTAGCAACACTGTGGTTATTCATCGAAATTGATCCTAGACTGATGCCGCTACCTATAATTATAGAATTTGCTCCATTTGATGCTATATTATTACCAATGATTATATTACCTATACCATTACTGTTTACTCCTACGTTACTACTATCTGGGCCCACAGCAGCGACAGAATAACTGCTATTTATGCTGCTATTGGCACCGATTACACAGCTATAATTAGCACTACTATTCATATAAGTACCTATAGTAGCACTGTATGCTCCAGAGCCAGATGTGTCTAAACCTATAGTTGTACTATACTTACCGCTTGTCTGTACATTTGAACCTATCGCACATGATCCGTTATTTGTCGCGTTACAATTCACACCAATGGCTTTACTGTATGCACCAGAAGCATTGGCACCTTCTCCATATGCTATCGCACCACGAGCCGCAGCTACTGTATACGCAGACACATTAAGAAATGTTGAATCCAGCGAAGGAGCTCCTATAGCTATTGCGTATCTCGAATTGTTATTTACAAGAGCGCTGTTACCTATAGCTATTGCAAATGGAGAATTACTCCTTACTATAGAATTAACGCCCAATGCTAGTGAGCCTATTGAGTCCACTGTAGTATTTGTTCCTATAGCTATAGCAGAATTGGAATTCGCTGTACTCGTAAGTCCTATGGCTATAGAAGCTGAGCCGTTGGAATTTGTAGTCGTACCTATTGCGATAGAATTATCACCGGATGCTCTTCCGTGGGCAGCAGCAAAAGATTCTTTACCATTTGCGGTTGAATAATATCCAACTGCAGTCGATCGGTCACCAGTTGCTTTGCTTATATAGCCTATAGCAACAGATGTTGTAGCGTTAGCAGAACTGTAAGATCCAACTGCAGTCGATCGGTCACCTATCGATGATGCGTTCATACCTAAAGCCAACGCACTGTTTCCAACAACTTGTGAACCTGAACCAATAGAAACCTCACCGACATAATTGTTACTTGTGATCGTGTTATTATTTATTGTAGCTCGGTCGCGTACGCCCCTACCGATATATATCGAATTCGATCCATCAAATGATTGTAGTGTACCAGTATTATTACTGGTTCCTATAACTATATTTTTCGATCCTTCGTTAGATACATCAAGGTCTCTACCTATGATAATCGAATCAGATCCGTTCGCGTGTAAATTTCTACCAACCATAACAGTATTAATTGAACATGGATATAGATAAGAACCTAATGCAAGCGAATTATCTGCGTTTGAATTTGTGGCATATATATATGATCCCATAAATGCGCTGTTACCCGTAATACCACTTGAAGCAACAATGTGCTTACCTACAGATACACAGTCTGATTGTTGTGAAATATCAGCACCAAGGGATATTGCGTTACTCATATTCTGATAAATATTTGAACCTACAGCAACACAATTGTTTAATTGTAAATTCCAATGGTATGCACCATCAAAATAACGACCTATACTTATATTTGAGCCCATCGCCAAACCATCTGTACTACATTGGTATATATTTTCGCCAAAAACGATTGCGTTATTCAAGGATACAGTTTGTACATTAGATCCTACCACTATTGAATTAGAAGAATGTAGTTGTAAATTCTTTCCGAGCGCAAACACGTTGTTTATATATTGGCCTCGTTGACCCTGAAATGCGACATATACACTATCTCCCATTACCACAGACGATGGAGCGCATATGTTCATATTATTACCGATAACTTTGGCATTGTTAGCACCGGAACCTATGGTTATATTACTGCCCATCGCTTGTGATTCATTGGCTGAGATGTTTATTCTATCACCCATAGCCTGTGAGTATTGAACGGAACTGTTCTGTTTTGATATATTAACATATGCGCCTAACGATACATCTGCCAATCCTGATGCTAGTGTGTTATAACCGCCACTAATAGACGATTCACCACAGTTAGCACCATTATTGGTACTGTTATTAGAGCCTGTTAGATATACAGAATTGTCAGCGTCACCGTCCTTCCAATTATGAGAAACATCGGCAAGATCACTGGCCACATTATTAATTGAATCTTCCACAGTGGAAAGATTATTCATGAAGACTTCACTGGCCTTAGTTCTAGGGAGAAACGGCACATTGTTACCCTCAACGTCTACCTTAGTCAGAGTACCAGTTATATATTTTTTAGACATATAATAATCACTCCTTTTATGTATTATTTATGAAAAATTTTTATTTTATCTTCGTATTAACTCATTGTTTTTTAATTTAAAAGCGATATACTAAATATAAAATAATTATATATTATTTGCTTGACCCAACAACAAACAGGTAAATATTATTTTATTAGGAGGTAATTATATGAATAATGAAGTGCTATCTGTAACATCTATGGTGGCATATAAAGCCCCTATAGATTATCACGGTTTTCATAATCGTAAAGCGAGAATATTACGATTGGATAAATATGAGGATTTAAACGACTTGTTAATCAGAATCAGTGACGAATTAAATTTAATAGATACCAAAGTAGAACTACATCGTAACTTTATGGGGTTTTATAAAACTGTAATTGACAGGTTCGTTCAAACCATTTACAACTATATTGACTGTGTAAATGACGATGGACTATATGCTAATGTAATACCTACAGATCAAATAATTAATCCGAAAGAATCTATATTCAACCAACTAAAACATATTTATTTCGTCACTCATGTAGTTTCTAGTAATAATTTACATGATTTCGTTATGAATAGCAAGCAATTCCAATTGGACAACCAACAATTGTATAAAATTGCAATTAGCTGTATGTGTGAATTATCTAGTGGGTGTTGGTTTCCGCCATATTCAAATACACCCATTAATGAAGTAATATGTGAATGGCCTATATCTAATATAAATAGTAAGATAAACGAATATCTATTCAGTAATTAGGTCCTCACATTAACAAAGTTGATATTTTTGGAGGTAATTAGGATGAGTATCTATGTATGTAACGAATGTATGACAGTATTTAACAAGGCGAGTAAATATTGTCCTATCAGGTGCTGTACTGGTGATGTAGTTGAAATAGACGAAAATATATATCCAGCTATATATATTCTAAATAAAAAGCATTATCATACTGCATTTTCATGTTCCGGACACGTATTTGAAAACACACAAAATAGTGGTTATATCAAGTTTGATCAAGAAAGGATAGAAAGCTGCTTCAGCGAATACTTTCATAACGACGAAGAACTAGCAGTAATAAATGATAAAGTAGCAGAGTATATAACCTCAAAGGCTGGAAATTATAAAAACCTAGTCCCATGTAATATCGGTGACGGATTAATTCCAATAATATACGCGATTTTTAATGAGACTACATGGTGTGATTTATCTATAACAGAAAGACAAGATAAAATATTTCAATTTATAAATGACATAACTGATTTTGCTAACAATTTACCATCGTTAGATTGCTTGGTAAAACAACTCAAGTAAAAACAAAAACATAATAAAAGAACGTAGGAAATTCCTACGTTCTTTTTCTTTATACACTTATGAGTGATTCATCAAAGTTGATATTACCAAGTTTGATAGTGCTATCATGGAATCCCTTCATATTTAAGTTGGTTAGTGTTTGACCAAGGCATGATATAGTCAAGCCAACATTTCTAACACCCATTTTATAACTTAGATTACCAGCACAAACGTTACATATACCATTAGAGCTTGTACATGATAATGGTGTTCTCATCTTAACGTGTTTATCTACATACTTTCCAATATTCTCGTGTGTTAATTCGACAATCTTATCACCTTCGACTATATACCTATAAACAAATCCTGATATATTATCCTTGGTTAATAATATGTCAATCGGATGCTTACTGTGACAGTCTGTTCCTTTCTCGGCAGTACGGTCGGTCTGCATCATTTGAACTAGCTCTTTCTGTAAGTATCCACTTTCAGATGTTCCTACAGCTTTAGTATATGCACCAGCAAGAGCAGAGTTATTGAGTGCTGGAATATCCTTTTTATCAAATCCGTCCAAGTAAGATGATGTTATGATGTCATACTTACCGGTTATGTTATTTGGTACCGCACCACGCATTATATTATTACACTTATAGTTGTTACCAAACGATCCTCTTGCACCAGACTTAAATAGATCCATTGCGGGGTCATCTGCTATCTCTTTTTCTGCTATCTCTAGTAGTTCATTCTCTATAGCAACGACAGTGTTGATGTCTCCCTTCTCTAATTTCTCCTTATTTTTTTCTAATAACTCTTCACGTCTTTTCTTTACTTTATCAGGCGTTCTCATCATAATAGTTGAATATGATGTTGTTAGTAGGGCGTTCAATTTTAATCCCAAATAATCTCGGGCATCTATATATTGCATCATCTGTTCAGTCTTAACTTTATCATCTAGTAGGGCAGCGCAAATCTCATCTTGCATCTTACCTTGTAATTTATTTACTACAGGCCTGTTCACATAAGGTATTACTGAATAAAGACCGGTTCGTTCTAATAGATATCTGTTATAAAGCAATCGTCCTATAGTTGTTTCAATCTCGCCGTCTACGTATTTATACATACTCTTATTAAGCTTCACCTTATCGTATGTGTTGTATTTTGATTTAACTTCTTTTCCATTTATAAATTTATCACCGAATAAGTCTGAGAAAAATTTATAGTCCATTTGGTCTAATGGAGTATCTAATATTTGTTTCACCACTACTGGTGGAACTGTTTTCGCATCTTTGCGTGGATCCTTAGTCAAAACATATATGGTTTGTGCAGCTTCAGATTCTATCGTACGTTTATTTCTCGAGGCAGTGGAGTCAAGAATATTCTGTTTACTATATAGGAATTTCTCTGCCTCTGCATTAGCTTCCTGAGACCATATTATTTTTATAGTGATCTGGTCGCCGTCATAATCGGCTACCATGTCTGAACAATATGAATTTGAAAACGATACAGTATCAATAAATATACCCGACATATCATCATGAGATATATTTTGATCTACTACGGGGAACATTGGGTATACCTTACCATTTAAAGTAAACTTTTCATGTTTTATTGTTGATACTACTGTGATCTTGTTAAAGAATGTACCCATATCAGGATATCTTGTAAGCATTACATATTTATTTTCAACTACATCACAAGCTATTATATACAATAGATCTGTCCACGTAATTTCTTTAATATAATCAGCACCTTGATGATCACTATCTTTATATCCTCGTTTACCTGTCAGATACAAGGATGTGTTGTCACGAATCTTACCATTAGAATCTTTCGATTTGAATTGAACTTTATTAAACCTTGAAGCTGGGTTTTTGATATAGCTATCCAACACCTTATCAAAATATTGATCCGTAAACGTGGATTCTGGGTCTATAGGATACATAAGTTTCGAAATAGTTTCACCATTCCCATCTCTTGTCATCACAGGTATACCTGAATCTACTTTAGAGAATACTATACGTTCAAACCATAACTTTAATTCTCTTATTATATATGGGTAGCATAAATCTAGAACTTGAGTAAGAGGAACCTGTGTATGCGTAAAGTTAATTGGCATATCTTCTAGCCTATCAGCTTGGTATGATGGAGCTGTAATGACAGTACGAACAGAGTAATCTATAGTTTTACCCATCAATGACTTACGTATCATACCATTCTTTTTTTGTAGTTTTAACTTAAAGTAATCATATATATCTACCAAGGTTTGTTGTATGGTGTAATCTGTACTATAGAATGCAAAGTCGAACATTAATGAATTACTAAGCATATCAGTCGATCTTAGTAATTTTATGTATAAACTATTTAAGTCACCACTCTTAGTACCTGATGATTCATCAAGTACATCTCTATAAAAGGCTGGTATAACAAGCATCTTGGTTATCCATATGGTTTTCTTCGGATAATTTTGGATAAGATCTACACGTTCTTTACGCATAGCGGTGTTTCCTTTATCCCATTTTATATTGTCCCACACTTTATATAGCCATTCAATACCGGTATTACCCTTCTCATCTTCGACGAGAGCTCCATCTACTAGTTTAAACTTTTTAGTACCTCTTACTATGTCATCAATAACTCTAAATAATCTTCTCATAGATTTATAAACATGAGGATGTAAAAAAGGCTTCTTAAGGTCTATGTATGCAAATGTCTCTTTACGAGATTTTGTATTATAACCAAATATTTCGTTAGATATTAAACCTTGTGGGTGAGGTCCACTATTTCTGTCAAATAGAATAGGAGAAGTGATTTCTTGTAGATTATTAATCTTTACATATTCATCTACATTAATCAACTCAATCTTCATAAAATATCATTCCTTTCAATTTAATATTTTTGTTATTCAAGTGTTTTCAATAGATTTTCTGAGCGTACAAAACAAGAAGAGGATTATCCTCTTCTTGTTACCAATTGTTTAATTCATCAAACAGTTCAAGATCGGTAGTAGTATCATAGCTATACGAATCCACAAGAGATGCGGCTGTGTGACTCATCGTTTCATCTTCTGTCATATTACGCTCTACTAAATTCCTAGTATCTTTTTGAGCTGCAGCTACAGCATTCCTGTAAATAGTAGCATAATCATTAGCTTCTTTAAACTCTTGTTGCTGTTTTAATTTTTGTACTTCCCACTCAGGTAGTACACCTGGGTCTAAATCATCTATGGTCATTTCAGGTCTCTTAGTGGTCTCATCCAGTTTCTGACCTTTAATAAATCCGAATGATGCTAGATTATTACCATGATAAAAAACATACATCGCAACAAGATAGCTCATGATACTATCATCATGGAATCCCGGACCAGCCTCGATTTTACCAGTTTTAGTTCTGACTAATCTGGATATGTCTTCAATGATATTTTTAGTTACAAAGTTGTCTTTATAGTCATGCATATGGTTAGCCAATATGGAAAACATATCACTACGGGAATTGACGCCTGTCCATACACCATAATATGACTTCTCACTAGCTTTTGCTTTTAGCATACTCTCCACTGTACTGTATCCTGATATTTTATTTTGTAGTAAATCCTTATTCTTATCATAATATAAATTGTATGCTACCTCACTTTCCATTAAATGGTCTATGATAGCATCACCAACGTTATTTCTTTCTATGATAAGTATGCCTCTAGGTATATGCTTTCTTACAAGTTCTATTATTATTTTTTCAAATTTTGATTCTCCAATATATTGACACGCGAATTCAGCTACAGGTTTAACGGTATATGGATTTATTACTGTTATTGCGTTATTATCGTTACCTTTACCTGATGAACAGTCTATACCTACTAAATATGGTATTCTTGGATTAAGTTTTTCATAAACGTCAAGCCTAAAGAATTCTTCCATATAGATTTCTTCTATGACCGGTTGAATATTACTTGTTATGTAATCTATATCTTCAGGTTCGAATGGGGATTCACTAGAACCTCTCAATCTTTGTAGCAATACCTCACGCTTGAATGTAAGATTGTCACCTATACCTGAAGCCATCTTCTGTAACCATTTTCTTGTAAGGCCTAACTCTTTCCATCCATATTCAATATATACAATACCGTTTGTTCCATTAGCCTTAACATATTGAAGAAGCTCATTCTTTTCATCAATTCTATTATAAGCCATATCATACATCTTTTCAGTAAATGTGGCACAGCCATCTAGTAACTTCGCGGCGTCTTGTCCCATCTGAGTGTCAAGGTCTCCGGGGGTGGACGTAAATATTCTACCATACGGCGCTCCATTAGATTTTGCAGCTCTAGATGCAGTCTCAAATGTAGAGAATGAGTTTGCTACAATTGTGAAAATAAATGGGGTAAACTCTGTTTCATCAAAATGCATTATAGGTGCAGACAAACCTCTCGCCAATGATAACGCTCTTGTATATGATGAAGCTGAAGGTTTTGTTATGATCTGATTGTTATTTATTGGATGCTTCATACTTGTAGCATTCTTGACAGCTTTAACAATTTTACCTTCTTCAGTCATGACAGATTCAAATTGTAAATATTTTGGTAAATGCTCAATTAAGCTTCGCATTATTCCTAAATTACTTTTTGCATTACCATCATCTTTATTGATAAAGATAAATTTTGAGTTAGAAGTAGCAAAATTATATATCCAACTTTGTACAGATAGCACAGATACAGTTTTACCCTGCTGTCTAGGAAGATTTAGCCAGCTGTCTATACCATGTAATAATAAATATGCTTGAGCTATATTTCCTCTATTAGCTCTAAACATAACGCCTTGTTCGTTACCACCGGAATCGGGTATTCTCACAACTTCTCGTAAGTAATACCATAAGTTTCTAGTACACTCTACTACTATTCTTGATATCTGATCACGGGTTAAATTTGGATCAAAAGGATCTATTCCAGCTAATGATGGATCCTTTATCTCAAGCATAAACGAATTGTTAGCAACGCCAAGTTTAGCTAGTGTGCTCGAGACTACCAGAAAAGATTTATTTTTTGTACCTAAGTCATAAAATTTATTACCTATTTTCTTAACATTCCTAACACCGATATGTTTACCATCTGTAGGTTTTACACATTGTTTAAACGTAGTAGTATCTGACATTATATCAACTCCTTTATAAAATAAATAAGCTATATCACCGATTGGTGATATAGCTTATTATAATTCGTTTTATTAAAGTGTGCAATTAATAACAACTGTATCACTTTCTGAAACCTTTTCATCTAGTGCGTCTTGTAGACCTGATACACTAGTAACATCATGAGTATGAGATGCGTCAGCCTTACCTTCTAATGCTGTAGCAACAACCTTGTTCTGTACTGCATTAGTAGATTCTGTGCTGATAGCTGCGTCAATAATTGGTGTGTTACTTAGATCTGTGTAGTCACCGCTCTTAGCAACCTTTGCTAGAGATTGATCCAACTTACTTAGATCACCAGTAACATCGGAAACCTTGCCAGTAACTGTATTAATAGCCTCATTTACAACCTTGTTCTGTACTGCATTCTCAGATGTTTCTGATAGAGCACTATCGATTGTAGGAGTACCAGTTAGATCTGAGTACTTACCAGTTGTAGCAACAGTAGCTAGACCCTTCATAGCGTTCTCTAGAGCACTAGAAGCATCAGATGCGTTAGATTCGAGTGCGTTGTCGATTGACTTAATCTTAGCAGCGATAACCTTGTTCTGTACTGCATTTACAGACTCTTCATCTAGTTCATCATCAATAGTAGGTGTGTTCTGGATTTCACTATAATCATGCTTATGTGTACTATCAGACTTACCTGCAACATCTTCCTTAATGCTATTGATTGCAGTGGTAACAACCTTGTTCTGTACTGCATTCTCAGAAGCTGTGCTTAGTTCACTATCAACTTCAGGTGTATCTGTTAGATCCTTGTAACTACCAGTAGTAGCAACATCCTTTAGAGAATCCTTAAGATCTTGTACTGCTTGATTGGAATTACTAATTAGACCCTTAACATCACTAATTGCAGATGCAACAGCCTTAGTCTGTACTGCATTAGTAGATGTATCATTCTCAGCAATTACCGCATCAATAACTGGTGTGTTGCTTAGATCTGTGTAATCGCCACTCTTAGCAACCTTTGCTAGAGATTGTTCCAAAGTACTTAGGTTGCCAGCAACTTCAGTAGCCTTACCTTCAGCTGCAGCAATAGCTGTCTTAACAACCTTATTTTGTACTGCATTTTCAGATGTATCTGAAAGCTCAGTGTCAACTGTAGGAGTACCTGTTAGATCTGAATACTTACCAGATGTAGCAACATCAGCTAGACCAGTTACATCACTTGCTGTATGAGTGTGCTTAGCAGCAGCCTTAGCTTGGATTAGTTCATCAGCTTCACTCTTAGTGTAGTAATTATCTAGGTCTGTCTTGATAATGTCACCTAGGCATTCCCAGTCATCACCTGTCCATACGTACTCTTGGCAGTTATCTTCATCTGCTGTACCTACAATGTATAGATCACCAGTCTTTTGATCATCTGATGGTAGTGCGTCTGTTGAAGCAACCACACCCTTAAAAATAAGAACAGTAGAGAGTGCAGATTCAATTTGTGAAGTTACTTCACTCTTTGTAAAGTAGTTGTTCATATCTGCGTTAGACTCGATATAAGGTAGTTCAGCAAATGTAGCTACACCGTCACCGACCTTCATCTTAGTCTTATTATCTGTTGTAAATTCAACAGCGACGTAACCCTTAGGAATCTTTTGGGTGACCCCAGCCCATTGTTCGGTTGTCTTGGCATCCATGAGGACTTGCCATTTTACAGTCTTATTATTAGCCATAATGACCACTCCTTTTTATGTTTTATGTTATTTTATTTCTTTTGGATCGAGTACCGCTTGTAGCGTCTCAATCTCGTCGTATACATTACATACAATACATCTATAACAATGTTCAGTTGTATCATATCTGTATATCCTATTCTCATCGGTCGCAATATATAATTTATCAGCTTCACCTATATTAGGGAAGCTGAAATGATCAGAGAATTGTAAGGGGTATTCATCTAGTTTTTCATTAATTTTGTTAATTTCAGATTTGATATCTTCAATATCATCCCGAGCGTACTTATCTGCTATTTCATATATGCGACCTTTTACACAAATTTTGTCAATAGTAGCGGTTTGCTTTGTTTTAATGATACTCTGCATTGTGAATCAACCCTTTCATTTATAATATAATATAAAATTACTTTCTGTTCTTTTTATTACGTTTCTTGTATGGATTGGATTGCTGATTTTCATCTGTAGTTTCTACAGATTCCTCTGTATCATCGACAGCTGATTCATCAACTTCTTCTGCAGCGCTATTATCATTTGATTCTTCAACTTCGTTTATGGTACTCACATCGTTTACAATTTCTTCTACGACAGGTTCGGGCTCATCAACCTTTACAGCTTCAATCTCTACAGGTTTTACTTCTTCCACAGGTTTAGTAACTTCTGGAACTTCTTGTCTTTGGCGAGAAATCTTATCTACTGGTTCGGGTTTATCCTGTTCCTTTGACGCTTGTGGTCCAAAGTTGTCCTTTCTAACGTTTGCGATAGTTAGCTTGATTCTCTCACTTCTGTTATTTGGATTTACCTCATACACAATCTTATTATTGCTTACCATTCTAGCTACAATATCTGTAGAAACTCTAGATGGTGATATAATAGGTCCTGTAATAGATCCTAGTTCTAGAATTGGACCACTGTGATTTACCACAACTAATTTCTTGTCGGTCATATCGATCATAATTTGAACCTCCTAAAATTATTAAGATAAACTATCCTGAACATCGAGGATTTCATCAATAGTAGCCCCATCTTCATTATTGAGAATTCTATCAATTTCAATCTCTTCAGTTTCAGGAGTTGATTCTGGAATTGTCTCTATCAACTTTTCAATATCAACGTCTTCTTCACCAGATTCATAAACTGGGTCATTAATAGTATCTAGTATCATATCATTGACATTCATGTCATGAATCATTGAACTTAATACTACCCTGTCCCTCTCCATCCTAGCTCTATCTCTAGCAATGGAAGTTAAACCTTTAATCATAACGCGATCATCCTTTCTCATTATAGTTATTTACAGTATTGTTTAAAATTATATCTATAAATTACCAAGCGATAAAATAATATTGAATACACTGAATTCAGTGTATTCAATATAAATAATCTACTTCTTGTAATGATTTGCCATACCAAGTAGTTCTAGTCTATTATCGAAAGATTCTAGTTTTAACGCCTTCATCGTACTAAGCATTGTATAATCGCAGATAGTCTTATAGTATATATCCTTATTGTTATCATTAGGGCATGATTCGACATAATACTTCATGATACCTTCAAATAACGATGGTTGATATATTTCATTGTTTAATCTCTTTTTACTTATCTCTTTACTAATAGCCTTTTCCATTGCTGGTTGATCGACTATTTCGTCGTCAGCAGCTAGCTGTTCTTCTAGTGATTTCATTTCTTCTTTTTCAGCAGCATTCTTACGTTGTTCGTCTTGAATAGTATTCATGACGTTATTCCTAATAGCATCGCTTATTTCATCCATACCCATATCGCTTGTAATGGATTGTAGGTCCTTATCTTCGTCAGCACCCCATTGGAACTGGGCTAACTCAGCTAATTTATTATATCCATTATTTATCATCTCTTGCTTCTTCTTTGCGTGCTTTCTTGCCATATAATCAGCAGCTTCTAGCATACTAGTTAGAAATGGAGACTTGTTCTTCTTAATAGCTTCATGGATATAATATGACGCATCCTTTCCCTTAGTACGAGTATTGATATAATCTGAGATGTCTTGATCTACATCGATAGGATCACCATCAACAGGGATAGCATCTTTATAAATCTTACCCAGCATCTTGTCTAGTGAAACCATCCTGCACTTATCACAAGCTTGCTTCACAGCTATTTGCTGTTTATAGGGATTTGCGTTATCTCGTTCCTTTTGAAGTTGAAGCTTCTTTTGAGTATCCATATTAGCTAAAAACACATCCATATTAGATTTCTGTTCATCTAACTTATCCATTTTATTATTAAAATCCATAACTTTCATTCCTTTCTTATTTTAAACGATTTGTTATTATTTTAATGTTTAAGGGGGTAAATAGATACCCGCTTTTCATACGGGTATCTATTGTGTCATTCTTGTGTAAGTTAGACAATATCATATCTTTCGTTCATTCTACAAAGTAGGTCATCGCGTTCTGATTCACTAATGTAACCATTTCTTGCATCTTCAAGAATATGGCTTCTTATATTCTTGTACTCCTTTTCAGTCACATATTCGATCACAGGAGTAGCATCCGGTGCATATTCCATAGGAACGTCACCTCTAGCTCTTTCAGAAATCGCTTCACATAGAGCTACAGCCTTTCTATCGCTAATTTCACCAGAATTATATCCGCTGACTACAGCTTCTAGTGTAGCGATTAGCTTTTCTCTATCATAGTCATCTATGGCGTAATCATCATCAGCTGCACATTCTAGAATGAGCAATCTGGTATCTTCATACATATCTTGAGTAAACTCCTTCATAGTTTTTCCACCTTTCTTATCTACTACATTCTTGGTATCAGATTTATTATTATCATTAATGTTCTTATCCTTTTTATTAAAAGGATTGGCATTCTTAAATTTATTTTTGATATCGGCCTTACGTTCATCATCAAACTTCTGATGTTCTTCGTCACCATCACGTTTTAGATGCTTCTTGGTGTCTTGACACTGCTTTATAAGCTTATCAATTTTTGCTTGATCTTTCTGACTGTTAGTTCTAGATCTCGCCGCCTTCAACTTATCTATCGTTTTGTCCATAGCCTCAGCACCAGCATCTGTTGAATTCATCATAAAAATAACCTTTGTCATTCTACTTATAATGATTCCGGGTATGTTAAATGACAATAAAGATCCAATATATAGAGCATCTGAACTATATACAAGTAATTGATTTAGCACCAAATTAAGCTTAGTTAGTATCTTTAATCCATTATTATTTATATCATTTTCCTTATAATACTTGTTGCACTCAGCAAGTGTTTGCTCATACTTCTTTAACTCTGGATACTTCTTCGTTAAAGGCGTAATATTAATAAGAAACATGTCTTTAGCACTAGTACCAATTGCTTCAGTAACAAGTTCATTTTCATCTAGCAAAACCTCATTCGAGAGAACTGACTCATTTGCTCTAGAAGAAAATGTGTTTTTCAAACTTTTTGCGAATCTACGATCTATTTTTGTAGAAACGTGTTCATCTTCACCATAGTTATCCAAATGATCAATTGTTTCGTCTATTCTTATTACCATATCTTTCATTTGCGCTCTTTGACGATCACTTAATGAACCATTATTTTTGATATGATTAATTAATACCTTCTTGGCGCTATTAAGATGACTCTTAGCCTCTTCCTGATGCCAGCTCTCTATAGCGTATTGTAACAGCTTATCTATTAAATACGATATAGGATTTAAAGTCAATACAGAAAATAATGCTGAAAAGCTCTCACCAGCATTTAGAAACTTACCAATTGATATAAGTATCTTCGAACCCATGGTTCTAATTTTTGTTCTATCATCGCAATCATGAAGTACTTTTTCTATCTCAATAATAAGACTCTCATATTCTTTAATTTCAGGATACTTTGTAGCTTGTTTCCTGAAAGTTGGTAAAACATAAAATTGTGCAGCTTCAGTAACAAGTCCGTACTCATCATCAAAATCCGTATTATTGGAATACATATTCATTTTTGAACCACCTCTATATTATTAATTATAGTTATTTAATTGACTGTTTATTATACGCTTATCTCATGACAACCATCACGTGTTTGTTATCGATTCTTTTCAATATACGAATAAATCCCACGGATAATCTGGGTGAGAAGAAAGTTGAAGTCAGTACACCGTCTTTAAAACTATATGCCCACTCACTTATCTTAATATCTTCACTGTCGATCGTGTTAACTACAACTTTACCTATCATTGCAATAGCACTCCATTCAGGACGCTTACATCTAGGGATGTATTCTAGTGATTCGTCATATTCGTCTGAAATAATTTTATCACCACTGTCATCTAAAATATATGACCCATATATATCTTTCTTATATTTCCCATGCCATTCATCATCATAAGCATCTCCTATAATGGACGGTCTCGAACTCACTATCCCAAGCACGTGAGTACTGGTTCCATTTGCGAGTTCAATTTTTCCATCACTGTTTAGATTAACAAACATTCCTCGTCTGTCTTCATTATTTGGATTACCATCAGCCCATTCAAAATACTCTGCATAGTCAGCACCATCACTTAATACCAAGCCTTCAATTTTAGCAGCATATACAGTTTCGCTATATATATTAGTTGTAACACACAAACCATCTTTATTCATAGCAAGGATTCCCTCACCATCTGAATTACTAATATACATACATCCATCATCTGTATCAACAGTAAAGTCATATGCGACCGTATCATCCGATCCTGACTTAACTGTGAGCTTGTTAGATATAACAACACTGTTGTCATCACATGACATAACATCACCAATATTAATTTTACTGTCTGTTATATTTATACCGAATGAGGCATCGTCACTAACTTTTATAGATGGCGTGCATAACTGTTGAGTTGCCACTGATAAAAAAGGTTTATCATCTAGCCCTAAACGTAATGGTTCATTTGTAGTTTCATCATTAACGGTAACAAACGGTATCACATCACCATCGCTATTAACTTGAATACCACGTCTTATATCATCAGTAAAAGAAGATATTATGTCGGGCGTATGGTTATCCTTATATTCATAAGTTATCTCCGATACACCTATCTCGCTACTATTGTTACCAATGAATAATCTGTTATTAATCTTATCATAAATAAGTTCGCCGTCATATAATGAAGCACTATTTTGTTCGACGCCAGCAGCTGTACTCTCGCGTCTAATTTGATACCTAAAGGCCATTTATATCACTCCTTTATGATTTTATTATATTTTCTTTGGTTATAATTGCTGTCATAACCATCCATATATTCTATGTCTATTTCAACCCTAGGCTTAATAGAATAAAACTTCTTGGACGTTCCTTCTATGATGAGAGCATCATCATAAATTAGAATATCATTCACCATATCAGAATACGCTTTTCCTAAATTGTCCCAATCAGGTTTCGATATAGGGCGTATCTCACCAAGTTCGGAATCGTATTTCTCTTGCTTAGTCATAGATTTCGGGGTTGGTAAATATGATCTTACTTCAAATTTACAAGCAGTTGTTATAAAAGGTAAATCATGTTTTTTAGCATAATCTTCAAAAAAACGTTTATTATCCTTCGCACCTTTGACATAAAAAACACCAAATCTTCCAAGTTTAGGTCTTGGTGTAGGCTTAGGCTCTATATAAAAAACTAATGATAATTTATTCCATTTATGAGTATTATCTTTGTCAGTAATTATCTTTCTCGAACTGCTTAATATTTGAAGTCTATATTCAATATCTTCAGGAATATCTCCGTAAGTGCGTTGATATTCTTCATCTAATTTCATCAATTTTTCACCTCATCATTTTTTAATAACTTTAAATTATTGTTTCAGCGTTAAGAGATTAAGAGCTTTATGGGCTCTTAATCTTCTATAAATGGATTGTAAACATACTTGACTTTTAAAGCTCTAATATCTTTACATTTAAGTTTCATTTGTTTAAGTCTAGACTTATATTGATTATTCAACGAATTATGAGATAGATCTACTATATCAAATAAATAGCTGTCCTCATTACCATAAGGTCTTAATCTTCCAGCTAACTGATTAGCTATTATAGGTGATGAAAAAGATTCAATATTTATTATCGCTCTCAGACGTTTAATATCACTACCAGTACCATTCCCACGTATAGTCGAAATGATAATGTCAGCGTTATTTATGACATCTTCTTTTTCTTCACTACTAAGTCCGCTATAGTACAACCCTACGTATTTCGTTTTACCAACGTATTTATTTATCAACTCTTTGAATATCTTTATTGATTCTACAGTTGACGTAGTTATTAATACACGTCCCTCAATCTTATTGCATAAATGTATCGCATACAGAACCATGTTCAATAGTTTATCATTATATTCCGAAAGCATTATGTCAAGATACCTGTTAAATGAGAAACCGTAGTTTGTCATACACTTCGCTTGATCTCTCTCGTTCATTTCGCTTCTGTATAATAATGGCACGTATATTATATTCTTATCCCTGTCAACATATCCATCACACCCACGTCCAAATCTTTCAGTATTCGCAAATGCTTTTTTGAATATCCTACTTTCTTTATCATCGCTTCTATCAAACGTTGCTGATAGATAAAAAGTCTTATAAACATTTGAAAACATATCAGTTCTTAATATATTTCTAAAGCATAGATGAGCTTCATCGTATACTTTTATTCCTATCTTTAATTTCTTAATAAAGTCACCTACGCTCTCCCAACCATTAGCTTGCGCGTATGATAAAATTGTTTTATGATTGATGAAATAGATATCAGCGTCAACTTCACCTTTCAAAATTGATTGTATTGTACTACTTCCAACTATGTTGAACATTCTATCTTCTTTAATATTTGTAAATTTTAAGAAAGCATTGTACCATTGGTCACGGATGTTATCTACATGTGTGATTATCAATGCCTTCATTTTTAATTTCAAAATAGAATATATAGTGCAAAAAGTCTTACCATCACCTGTATTTAATGTTAAAGCTAACTGGGAGCATTTTTTAGTATGCTTATATCCTTTACCACCAGTTAAAAAATTGACACTCTTCTCTTGAATAATGTCTCTAGGCTCTGTGTTTATGATAACATCTGATAGACGATCATATGGATAATAATCATCCTTGAATACAACAGTCGCGTCAAACAACTCTTCTAACCAAGGTAATGACATGCCTCTTGGTAAATAAAGAGTTTTAGTATCAACCTCATAATGATAACCTATATTATCATACCTATACTCACCTTCTACCCATACTGAACAGCATGTCTCAAGCGAGTGTTGGGAACCGAGTTCATATGGTTGAACTTCAATATGCGTATGATACACATAAATATTAGACATATTAATTATCACTCCTTTACGTGATTGTTTTATAGAATTATAAAATGCAACTAGACCGATAATTTCGGTCTAGTTAATTCATTAAATTACTCATGTATAACTGATATCCTAGCAGAATATATGTCGTTCCATTTGTTTTCACCAGCTTCTTTATCATATTGTAGTTTAATCCATGCTATAGCTGCTAGAAATTTACCCCTGAGTGATAGAAGATTCTCAGGAACTTTATTCTTTGAGCCTGCTAAGATTTCCAATACAGCTTGCTGGTAATTACATATTATGTTAATTATAACTCCATGAAGCATTTCGCTCATAGGAAACACTCGATAATTATTTCGTACACTAGTATCATCCAATGATTTGACAATGTCATCATATTCAGATGTATAACTTGGAACACGCACTCCATTCATGTTACAATATAAAACAGCACTTTGTATCCATTTCACAAGTAGCATATTTCGTTCTTTTTCTATAACTCCAGTATCTCCATCGATTATACACAAAAGTTTTTGGAATAGTGAGGATTCATCAGCTACATATTGAGGTATATTCATTACTAATCCCTTAAACTCTTCAGGCGCTCTTTCATACATACAATTATATCCCTTCAATACATTGCATGTTGACTGTAATATACCCAGTAGCACTTGATTGGCATCTATATCATTCACTACTACAACTTCATTTTTTTCATCATTTAATATTTCTTCGTTCATATAATTTTCCTCCAATTAATATTTTTTACTAATCTGTTTAATAGCTAATAAAAAACTATTTTTGTTTTTTGAACGTTATTACCGAAGCCAAAGTGAAATCTGACGTACTATCATGAACAAATTTATGTACAGCAGACGCAGTCTTATATACTCCATTGTACTTATCATTTAGTGTGAGATCTTCAAATACTATATTGATATTTTTATTAGGAGTTACTGCTGCTATATCATAATCCGAAACTGCGAAATTTAATTGACATTCCTGACCCTTTACCTGTTGCGAATATGTATCTACTCTATAATCATTCATGGTATCATTGTAAATATACGAATACTTACCATCTCCTCTTGTCTCGTAATTACTTTTGAAAGTGTCTAGCTTATTATTAGATGCATCTATAATCGTAGCATCAGTACCGGTAATAACATCTAATGCTACTATATTATTAATGAACTGAACTGTGGCATTAGACGCAGCAATGTAATTTGTACTCTCGCCTTCTCTAATGATTGATCCGTTCTGTGAAGTATCATCACTACCCTTTTCAGAAATTAAGATGGTTGTGTCATGATATTCATTATCCGCTACGGCGTCGCTATAAGGTCCATATCTTAACATGTAACTCCTATCTAGTCCAAAATAAAGAAGCATACCAGTTTTATAAAATCCATAATACGCATCAAGATACTTTATGTTTTCATATATACTTTGTGGTGGTAATATAATAGTATCATAGATATTGCGATTATCTACCGGTGACATAAGTATCTTTTTACAATTAGCTTGATATAAGAGATATGAAACTAAAGTGTTGATGTCAATATTGTTTATTATCATATTTGAAGATTTGAGTAAGCCGTTCACTATATCACAGTCAAACAAATATATGTCCATGGAGTTAGTCATTTTATCCAACTTCTTTGTATCCGATTTATTACCTGACATACGTTTTATTTTTCTCTGAAGGTCTTCAGGAGTTTCATCAATGTATATACCAAAAGTCTTATTAAATACATCACTTACAAGACTCTTGTGTTTAGTACCAACACGGCAGTGATATTTCTGTAACCTTATCTGAAACAAGATATCATTCTTATCTTTTATTATCTTGAAGATAGTATTGTACTCCATTATCAAACTTAGTCTAAATATGGGCAGCCTACTGTTTTCATAATAGTCTTCGACTGATATCCCTGTTATGTTATTAGAATCAATATTCTCAACGCTGCCATCTGAGTAAAGTATATTCATGTAGACTGTGTATCTATATTGCGTAACGATATCTCCTGACTGTATTAAACTCATATAATCACCCCATAAAATTAATCTATTTATCGTTATATTACTGTTAATCGGTCAAAATGATAAACCAAAAAACAGTTATATATTATAATTGTGTATTTACTTATATCGTGGATATACCCATTCATAGATACAGTAAAAAATTATTTTTTTAGGAGGATACTCATATGAGTACTATTAAGACTATCAATGAATTAAGAAACGATAAGGACTTTATCACACTAGTAGAGACCATACGTGGTCATAAGTCAGATTGGGAATACCTAATAGAAGATGGGAATGAATATGCTGACGAAAACATATATCTTAAAGTCAGAAATACATCTATCAAAACCATGATGGACCTTACTGACGTCTTATATGAAATGGTTCGCAGTACTAATTCATCTACTAAGCTAGACGTGATGCGATTAAAGTTAACACTTGATACAATCAGATGTTGCATCATTAACGGATTATCGATGAATAGTATGGGTGGTTCATATTACCCAGAATTATTTGCTGGACTAGATAGTAACATCGATGAGTTACTATATGAATTACAACACTAAAAAAGTAAATGAGGAAGCGTTGCTTCCTCATTTTTTTTATATATTTCTAAGCGTAACTCCATCTTCACTGGGTGATATTATTTCAAAAATATCAGTTGTTGGTTTATCTTCTTGTTCAGTATACTTTGTTATCATGTCCTTAACATTGTCAAAAGAAATATCATTACTTTCAGATATTCGACGTATGTAGTTCTCATTTAATAGATTCTCCATAATATACCACTCCATTTCGTTATCTACACATTTCTTTTTTAATTTACAATTGACCTGTTATTCGCTTACATTCGTCAACAGCATATTTTAATGAGTCGTTTATATCTAATCCTTTCTCTCTAGCCTCATCAAATTTACTATCGAATAAACGAGTACCGGTCATCTCGTCTTCTTTCAGATCGACTATGACGTTAAGTTCGTCATCTTTGAGAGTCGAAGTATCCTGCTCTTCTGTGTCATCATCATCTTCATCGAACTCTTCCGGATAATATCTGTCATAATCGCATTCATAGTCTTCTTCATCAATGCCATATTGATTATTAACGAAGTCAACTATATCATCTTTTATATGATCCCAGTTTTTTGTCATCATTGCTTCTATGTTATCGATTATTGCCTCTAGATTTTTTCTAGTAGCACTAGATAATGAAAAATCCCATTCTTTTTTAGTGAAGGATAGTCTATTCATATCTTTATAACTACCAAACAAGATGTATGCAGTATTATTCTCTATCTTTACTGACATACTAGCAATAGGCTGGGGAATACAATATCCTTTTGTGCAAGCTAAAATATTTAACACTATGCAATCCGATAGATGTGTATCCCCAGAGCATGACACGTCAGCCAAATACACAGAATACATAAATGCTTCTCCTATATCTTTAGTGTTCATTATATCAACAAACTCTTTTAAAAGGTTAGCCTCTTTTAAGTGTCTCCTTGCTTCAATCGCAATATTATCATCTGCATGGTTTACTAGTAAACAGTTTAAAGCTAATATTATATGATCAATGAATAGCTCTATATCTCTAGTTTTACACACAACAGTATTAGCATCAATATCGCATAACGCATCTCTTAGCTCATCAAAATTATCCATGTCAAATATCTTATCTACGCAACATACGAGTCTATCACTATAATATTCCTCAGCGAATATCAACTTATCACACAGACCTTTGGTATTAAGTATTTGATTTACCCTTTCTTCAAGATCATTAATAGGCTTTTTAAAACGTATTAAGTATCTTTTTGTTTTACCAGATTCAGATATATTGTCATTCAAATGCGCATATTCAATGCCATAATAAACTATGTATGTTATTAACCATGTTAAACCTACATCTTTTATTAGGTTCTTTTTTTCTTCTAAATCATCTGAATTATATAGAACGAAAAAAATAGCATTTATTATCAATTCATCTTCAACAGGATCCGCGGGAATAACATTTAGATCTAATCCATCCAAAATCTCCCTAGACTTAGAGTCTTTATCTTTTGGCATACTGCTGAAAAACTTTGCCCTATTATGCTCCATTATAGAATTTGCCGTGTACGTTGAAAATGTATACGCGAGACGTTTAATCTCTTTATCTCGTATATAACGCATGAACTTTGTATCCATTTCATTTTCCATACATTTATCCTCCTTATGATTAAAAATATATAACTTGATATAATTAACTGTTAAACAAAAATAAAAAAATAAAGAGACAATGCGCCTCTTTATTTAAATTTCTTATTCAAATCTTTCATCGTAGTCATCATACCCATAAAAGGTATTATCATCCTTTCCTTGACTAGCCATGATACGCTTCTGCTTATAGCTTTTGATATGTATAGTATTCCAGTCCCAATCACGCTTTGTATTTCCTTCTCGTGTATTAAGTGTACTCTCAACTACGTATTCGCTACAATCATTCATTGTAATCATCCTCCATTATTTGGTATAAAATTATAATATTAATTTTAAACCGAGAAACTGGAGTCTCTCGGTTTATATTCCAATTAAATTAATCAATTGTTGTATATTCTTTTTTGTAAAATTCCCTCAATGATTCGGTGCTGACCTGCTCACTGAATAGAATATCATGAATGCTTTCTCCGTCTCTGTTACCAGAGTTAGGAGATAATAATTGATTCTTCAAGTTTTGATATATCAGACCTGATAAAACTGATTTATTAGTTGTTAGTGCACGGTTTAATGGTATTAATTCATATGGTACTTCACCATCGAACTTGAAGTTTGGATACTCATTTGTACCCGGAACACGCATTAGTGCGGTAACGACTACTTCACCTGCTATAGCAGATGCAGCTATTTTTGCGTCAATTATCAACTTTGTATATGTCTGAGCCATGTCGTCTGCAGAGGCCGGAATACCATCCTTAGACGTTAACTCCATAATCTCATATAATGGTTTAGTCAACTCATTATTAGCAATATCTACACGCATAACATAGTTTTCATCAGCTATATCTATGAGATTTACAACTCCTTCATTCTCTTTTATGAGTTTGACGAGTTCCTTAGATAAGTACAAATGTTTCTCATTCAATACTGAGATTGTAACTTCATCTGTACCATCATGTCTACGAAATGCAAACGGTTGATTGATATATGTGTTTAAATCGTTGGTGTCATCGTATATGTCTTCATGACATAACATTGACTCAGGTATATACAATTCATAATCATTTACGTCCAACTCAACATTGTCACGAACTCTTATCTCACCACCAGCGAAAGAGAATATATCATAAAACTTATCACTAAATTCTATTTTTTCTGAGCGTGTGGTCAATAAGTGCTTTGCTGAAAGTATGTTCTGATTAACAACCTTAGTTATTTCTTCAGTCAAATAGATAGAAATACCACCAGCAATATCTACGTTCAATCTAGCATTAGCACCAAAACATTTATGACAAAAAGTTCGTCTACCGTGTATAGGCCTACATGCACAGAAAATAGGTGACCTAAAATAAACTGTTTTACCAATCAAATAGTCATCTTCATTTGAGTGGACACATTGTAAATTGTCATGGTCATTTGGGTCAAGAGTGTAATATCTACCTTCGTATTTCTTTAAGAAAGCTTTATCACTAATATATATCTTAAGATAGTGATGCGTACCACAGTTCTTAACTCTATCTGACATTCTTACATTTGTACTTATAATAGTCAAGGACTTAGCATAATATCCAGCTTTACCCATAACTTTCTTATTCATAATGTATGACTTACGAGCTCCAGTGGCATCTAGGTACATATTACTTGGGGTTCTCATACCTCTAACAAGCTGATTACCATTGATAACCTTTGGAACTGTACAACCATTTATATCAGGTTTCATACCACCATTAGATGTAAACTCTTGAAGCTGCTGAGCTTTTATTCCTTGACCAGACCTTAAGAATACTCCTATAGCATTGTTTTTCATTGACTTGAATATTGATACTTCTTCAGCTACGGTTTTATCCATCTCTGCCTCGATATCAGCAGGCTGGTCAGCATCACTATATTCTGCTACAAATATCTCTTTAAGTCTATCTGAAGCATCATACGCTTCTATGAAAGTTTCTGTTGATAGAGTCAAATTCATGATTTGGCTGAAGTTGAGTGATATGGAACGTAGATATGTTAGAACTTCAGAAACTGCTAGGTTCATATCACTACGCTTAACTCCACAGTATAGCATAAGCTTGATTATATCATCTATATAATCATGGACATTCGCTATATTATTACAGTCAAAGATATACTTCTCTGACAAAAGATTATTCTCATATAATAATGTGAATGGATACCATAGAAATAGATTAATCAAGAAGTGTCTTAACTGGAGTTCGTGAACCTCAATATCAATAGAATGAAACTTAAACTTCACCATATAATTGCGTAGGCTGCGGTGTTCTATGCAGCCCTTTACTATGTCATATATATTCTCTACAAAGTTAATGTACTTCTCTTGGTCATCTAAATAATCATAGATACAGTACATAGCTTGTAATTCATCCTCTAACTCTGCTATTGTGCTTATTGCCTTAACATCGTTATTGATTTTCATTTCGATTTCCTCCTAAATAATCATTTTAAGTCATATAGCTTCTTAAACAACTTCAGCGTATCAATAGTGATTTCATCAGATTTTATCTGCTGTGCTAATGCTCTTAATGCCGACCTAGTGTATCCTGAGATACACATTCCATAAGTATATATTACCGTTTCTGCATTATCAGCAAAAGCACTTTCCCATTGATTTATCAGACTATCCATGTACAAGCATTCTGATATAGTGGCAACGACTTCATGTGTCCTGCCTTTTTTATCGACCAACTCTAGAGTAGTCATTTCCTCATGTCTGTTGTTTTCGAAGTATAACTCGTATTCAGTATAGCGTGATCTGGATAATACAAATTTTTCTTTATAATACTTATTCATATCCCTTGTTCGCTCGAATTCTTTCGCAAGAGCTTTGTTATCAGTACATGCATACAGCATGTCATCATATGTTGAAAAGTATTGATATATCTTCATACTCATATCTCCACGTCGAACAATCTAACATTATCTTTATTAGATTTCTTGGGCTTCTTGTATTTTATACCATTTTCCGCACACGCTTTTGCTAGTTTGTCTGTGAATTCCTTTTCCCTGCGTTCATAAGCACTCTCAGTTTCATATGAAATTGGCTCGAGATAATCCTCGATATACTCAATCTTAGGAGAGAAGTTTTTATTAAAAACAGACTTGTCATGATTGGCCAATTTCTCAATCAGCTCATCTAGTTTCTCTAAGTTTGCTATATCCTCTTCCGCAGTTAACTCAGGTCTGGTCATTATACTTCTGGCTAAATTTCTAAAAATGTATAGCCTATAGTGTAAATCATCCATTCCCTTTTTAGAACCAAATACCATATTATATTACCTCCATATTATGGTCTATATGTTTATATACTTCCATGTCTATAATATATAATTAAAAATATATTAAGTAAACCATATGGTTTACTTAATATAAATGTTATTAATATAATAAAAAGTTATACTTATTTTTTATATTTATTAGCAATTTCCCTCTTGATATCTACCGTACGTTTACGAAAGGCTTCATTAAGGGCTATCATCTCAGGATTATTCCTATTATATAAGTCCGTTTTTTCATCATATAGTTTTTCCTGTTTTTCGGCAAGCTCTGAATGTTCTTTCTCAAGACGTTTTTTATCAGCTTCACTTGTATCTTGTAAAGCCTGTAAGAACTTAATCTCTGTCATTCTGTAACGTACCTTATATATTTCTTCTAGTACAGCTTTAAATTTATTAATCACAGATGCTGGTTCAAAGCTTTCTATATCCTTATTACGCTTATATAGGATACTTCTCATCTGAGGATTAGCATCGTTATATAAATTTTGGGAAGCGGTTATTAATTCTTCCTTTTTATCATTAATTTGCTTATAGCTTTTATTTAGCTTTTCTTTATCAGCATCACTTATATTCGGATCTTTCAGTGAAAATTTAATCTCACGAGATTGTTTTATCAATTCAACCAAGCTATCTGATATACTTTTATACTCGGCGGCTGCGGCTTCTTCATTAGCTTGTGTAACTTCTGCTGCTTTTTGTTGCTGTTCTTTAACTTTTTCCTTAGTATCTTTATCTGTGTTATCATTATTAGTACTAGCATTATTTGTATTAACATTTTTAGTACTATTATTTGTAGTATTAGTATTATTATCTTCCTTAGTATTATTACTTGTAGTATTAGAATCAGTAGTTTTATCACTATCATTCTCTACAGTTTTAGTAGCATTTTGTTCACATTTATCAACTGTATTACTTACTTCTTTTTTACTCTTTTCAACTTTACTAGGTAGTTTAATTATACCTTTCTTTAATAATACTACAGCTGCACCTAATGTAACAGTAACTGTGGCTGCGGTAGCTACTTTCTTAGTATCTACTTTAAACTTACCTTTTTCTTTAGATTTATTATTTAAATATTCTTTCTTTTGTTTATCTATTTCTGTTTCTACTTTATTAGGATCAGCTATCTGTACTTTAACTAATCCTAATTTAGGATTCTTCTTTATATTTTCTTCTATTTCATTTAGTTTATTTGTATTCTCTTTATTCTTACCAGTTATTTTACTTATTATCTTATTAAATATATCTTTTATCTTTTCTTTTAAATTACTAAAGAATGTTTTAATACTATCTAATACTGACTCACACATATAACTATCTTCATA